AATGAGCAGATGGACGCCTTCATCCTGAATATGGATAGAGAGATGTGCAAGAAGTCATTCAAGTATTTCTTCGTAGATATCCTTGGTTTTCTATACAATCATCATCATGACGATTGGCGGAAGGGATTAGAAGAGTCACAATACTACTGCGTGAAAGCATCTCGTGACCACGGTAAATCCGTCTTCTTCATGTCTTATGCGTTATGGCTTGCTGCATTCAATCCCGGCAAACACGTTATGGTTTTCTCTCACTCACTTGAGCAGACGCTTGAGCATATGAGGTTCATTCGCAATCTGATAGAGGAAAATGACATTCTTAGACATTTGAAGCCAGAAGGCAAGCCTTGGGCGAAATCCTACTTCGAGTTTTCTAACGGTAGCCGTATGATGGCAAAGTCAGTTGGTGGAGCAACTCGTGGTTTCCACCCCGACATAGTAGTGTGTGACGATATTCTCTGGGGAACGACTGCTTCTGAATTGGCTAAAACGGCCGATTGGTTCTATGGTGTTCTCCTTCCGGTTCTTCACCACACGAGTAAATTGATGATGGTTGGCACACCATTTAGTTACAATGACTTGTATGCAGAATTGGAGCAGAAGGAAACATTCAGAGTGGAGACTTATCCAGCAATAGATGCTGAAGGAATTGCTCTTTGGCCTGAGCGTTGGGATTTAGAAGCCTTAGATTCGAGGCGCATGTCGATGCCTGCAATTCAGTTTACGCGAGAATATCTCTGTGAGCCTATCCACGATGTGGCAAGTATGTTTCCGTTGCCCTTGTTGGAACAAGCAAGAGATACTGATTTAGTTTTGTTAGACAGGGCCGAAACTAATTACAACGAAGAAGGAGAAGCAGATGGCGTTTTCGGACAGCACTTCATAGGTCACGACCCTGCGATAGCGTCTGATAAAAATGCTGATTTTACTGCGATGACGGTTATGCGTATCAAACCCGATGAGGAGAAGAAGGAGATAATTCACGTCGTTCATGAAAGAGGAATGTCCTCAGTAGCACAGAAGAGGATGATGGTGATGCTCAATAGTAAGTTTCAGCCCGAACTTATCGAACTTGAGGGAAACAACTTCCAAAGAATGCTTGAGCAAGAGATGAGAGAACTTAGGGCGGATATGCCTATTCGAGTATTCATGACTACGCGCACGCGTAAGGAGAGTTTGTTCATGTCTCTTCTTCTTGCATTTGAGCAAGGGCACATTAAAACTCCATATGGTGATGAGAGAAGTAAGAAATACACTCATGCTCTTGAGCAGGAACTCAATCGTTTCGGTATGCAGAAGAGTGGTAAGTTAGAGAGCGTAGGCGTGCACGATGACTTAGCGATGAGTATAGCACTCGCAAATTGGGCATCTAAGGAGTTTAAGGGAAGTGTAATGCTCTTGGATGATTATATGCCCGGTTTCGATAGTTGGGTAAGTGGGGATGGCAATAATACAGGGAGTTGGATGATACCATGAATAAGATAAATACGACAGAAATAGACTCAAAGAATGTAAACACTACACTTTGGACGTGAGAGAATGGGCATTTTTCCAGATAATGGAGACGGTTGGTTTGAAGCCAATCTTGGTTTTTCAGCATCTGAATTAGTGAAGCGTCTAAAGAAAGCCAGAAGGCACAATAAACAAGATAAGGATTTCATAGACAAAGCAATAGATGATATTAGAGCGTTGAAAATTATGGAAGTTGATGCTACATTGAAGGTGCATGATTGGAGTGAACCCTATTCTGATACTATCAAGGAATTAGGACTTACTGACCGCAATATGAAAGCACTCAGAAAGTTTGGAGAGTCAAGGAGTATTACTCTTCAAAGGGCTTGTCGCCAATGGGATAATGCAGATGATACACTTAAGATGCTCGAAGAATATGAAGATGTATGGGGCGATTCGGAAAAGAAGACTTGGGTAGAAGCGATGGAAGCAAAGAGAGATGCCAGACTAATATGGAAGACCGCACTTCATCAAATGGAAAGATTAACCAATAAAGAGAAGGAAACACTTGTCAAGAGTGCTGAGATTCTACAAAGTAAAGGCCCAATGACAGGAAGGATGATTTTTGAAAACTTATCTGAAAAGAAGATTCTCCATAAGAGTATGACGTCCATGAAATTAGCAAAATTACTCTCAATGTATGGTGAGGAGATTGATATTATTGGAGGAGCAGGAAGAGGGACTTTTGTCAAGATGGATAAGACCGGTCTCATTATCAAAGACCCATGGGCGTATGCTGCTGGATTCCTTGATGCCGATGGCTATATCACAATTACAAAGAGAGGTGAGCCTCGCGCTGGTTTCATAGCGACGGGGAATAGAGGTAAGATACATTGCGAACAACTGCAGAAAACCTTAGATTGCGGTATACTACAATTAGACCAAAAGGTGTATAGTGATAATCAACGTAGTCAACATCGCCTTCAATTCTATTCTAAAGCGGATATAGCAAAACTACTGAAAGGGGTTTTGCCATTCTTACAAATGAAAGCGACTCAAGCAAAAGCAGTGCTCGCTTTCATAGAAGAAGGAGATAGTCTGAAGAAAGACGAATTGAAGAAAGTAGTAAGGTATAGCAATTGGAGTGACGATACCAATAAGGCTAATGCCCTACTGGCCGAGTGGGGTATAGAGGCCGACCAAGTGAATAAGTGGGCGGAGGCGATTTGATGGCAGATGAAGAAGAAGGAGGAATACGCGGATTCCTAAGAAGAGTCTCGGCGCCATTCAGAAGTCGAACTACGCCAGAACCGCAGATGCCCCTCTATACTACCGGTATACAGGAACCAGTCTTAGCGCAGGGTATTACACTACCCGCGCTATATGCGGTCACGCACGAGAATCTCATACTGCGAACAGTCATTTCTAAATTAGCGCAGGAGATATTCAGACGAGGCTACTATTGGGAAAAGAAGTTTCAGCACAAGTGTATGGACTGTGGTGAGGAATACAAGAATGAAGTAGAACAATGTAATCTATGTGGCGGGCAACTGAAGACGCCAGATGTAAATCAACTAATCTATCCTAAATGGCTTCTTGAGCAGCAAAATTCGATGGAACAGAACTTCATGCACATAATGGCTGAGATTGAGAAAGACCTCAATATAGTGGATGATGCATTCTTGATTTGCGTTAAGGAATACTTCGTAGACCCTGAGACATCAGATATGAAGTTCTATCGAGTAAAGGAAATCATCAGAGGCGACCCGATATTCATGAGAATCATCTCAGATAAGCGCGGAGTTCGTGGTGGTAGATACAAAGTATGTCCTCTCCATCGTGACCAAGTTTCCTATCCCGGACAAGACGAGAAATGCCAAGTCTGTGGAAATAACATGCAGGAAGCCCACTATGCCAATATGGCAGGAAGTGGGAAGACACAGTATTATCTGGAAGGAGAGGTTCTCCATATCAGTAAATACAATCCATCCAAGTTGTATGGTAAGAGCCCAGTTAATACCATGTGGCGACAAGCCATGACTTTGACGGCAATGGATAATTACATGTATACAGCATATCAGAAGAGAAGGAGTCCGAAAGGAATCATATCTGTTACCACTGATAATCTTGAATCGATGAAGTCATTTTGGAAGACTGTTGATGAGAAAATGGAGCGTGACCCACATTACATACCAAAAGTTGGCATAGAGAGTCAGACTGGAAGAGGTGGAGTGAATTGGGTTAAGTTCATGGACACTCTTGAGGAAATGCAGTATATTTCAGTTAGAGATGAGATGAGGAATCGTATAGCCGCTTTCTTTGGTGTAAGTAGCATTTTCATGATTGATAGTGGTAAGAGTGGCGGTTTGAATAACGAGGGAATGCAGATTCTTGTAACTAATCGGGCTGTCGAGTTCGGTCAGAAGGTTTACACTGACGTGCTTTTCCCTCGTATGCTTAAAGAAATGGACGTCACAGATTGGAAACTCACTCTCTATCCTAATGAGGAAGAGGATGAAATTACTCGTTTGCGACGAGACGAAATGGAAGTAAATCTTGCTCAGAGAATGATGATGCTTGGCTACAAGCCCGAACTCATGGAGGAAGGAGACAGAGATATACGCTTTACTTATCGTCAAATGGACCCTCAACAGGATGGAGCGCCACCAATGCCGCCCGGAATGGCACCGCCGCAAGGAATGCCGCCCGGCACTGGAATGATGCCTAATGGAATGATGCCGCCGGGAATGGCACAACGTGGAGGAATGCCGCATGGAGGAATGCCACCCGGTATGCCACTCAATCAGGTAATGCCGCCATCACAACCCGGAGGAGAGGGAATGGGAATAAGAACGCCAAGAGGACCAGCCTCGCCACAAAGCCGAACATCTTTCGGTATAGGCTCCCCTGTTTCATCAGTTCAACAGAGGGGACCACAGAACTCATTAGCGCAGGATAATAGTCGTGCGCTGCTAAACGCAAGACGAATAAAGGGCGCGTAATTCAAATAGCATCGCGTATACGCAATAGGCAGTGAAGACAATGGACCTCATCAAAATGCACCCAATGGCGCGAAAAATGACAGCCCACAATGAAGAACTTGCGAAAGCAATAGAAGATGGCAATGCAGATGTCGCAAGACAGCATATTATGGAGATAATCAAGTATGCAAGCACTCTTGAGGACGACCTTCTTATGGCTGTAAAGAAAGGAGAGGATGAAATAGTAACGCCCGATAACTCATGGCAAGTTATGAAGTTCAATCAATCTGGTGCAAACTTCGACCCTCAGTATCGTGACAATCAATTGCCCGGAACCATCTTATCAGCAAGAAATAACCATGTTATGAAAAAGGCAAGGGGAACTTTCGGACGAAGAGTTTGAGGCGATATAATGGAAGAAGGAGACGCAGGAAAACTCATGAATACTCTCATCTCTAAGATGGAGAGTATGGATAATGAGGTTCAGACGCTAAAGGCAGAGAATCTTATTCTCAAGAGAATGATGGATAATCCAAAAGTTCTCCTACGTAAAGCAGGTTTTGTCCCTTTCGGCACTCCTCTATCAGAGGATGTTGAAGTGGATGCATTCAGAGCAGATGTGCAGACTGGCGGACTTCTCAAGGCAGAGGCAGACTCCTCTGACCCAGATAAGTTTAGCAATACTGAGATTCACGAAATGAGTTGGGATGAGATACATGATATGGCAGACCAACATAGAGAAGTAAAGGAGATGTATTGATGGTAAAACCAAGATATGAAGAAACCTCGTCCGAGGTCCAAGAATTATTGATGAAAGCAATTGCACTTGAGAAGCGCATAGATGAGGCAGAGATACAGAAATCATCTCACCATCCAGAAACTACTTTTGATACGAGACCGGGTGGCGTTCAATTCATGGCAGAGAGTGGAGGACAAACTTACAATGCCTTCTATAACACAAATCAATCACTTCTTGATTCCGATGATGTCGCTAATAAGGGAGCATCCAGTGAGAGCATAAATCTTGATAATACTCCAATGAAGAACACCCACGACACCGTAAACAGGCTTGTCGAGGGATGAGTGTGACCAAAGTTGCTGTAATCAAAGGCGTCATAGATTCTACATCATGTAGAACATGCGGCGCTACTCCCAGCGAGGGGTGTAGGCGACAACAAGGATTACCCATAGAACAATGTCCAATGAATGGGTGATAAGGTGATGATGCATGAGAGAAGGTCCAATGGATGTCTATCTGCGTCATCGTTCTGAATTACTGAAGGCCATATACGACGGCACCGACCCAGAGCAAGAGGTCGGTGACTATGTTATTTCCACGATAAATCTGGAGAATCACGGTATAGAGTTTCATTCTACATCAGAAGACGAACTCTGTCAGGGGTTTAGTTCCGATTTTCTAAAAGCAGAAGAGGGCAGAAGCAGCCAACCATTCGCATCATGGCGACCTGCTTTTCATATGGAAATGGGGACACGTCATCCTTGGCTTCAACGAATAAAGATGGCCTTTGATAAGAACGATAACGATAGATTCAATTTTCCCTTATTTACTGAGAAGAGGAAGGGGGAAACTCATTCGCAGTTTATGGAGAGAAATAAGATACCTATCAGTATGAAGCACGGCCTCTGGCCGGAAGTTCTACCATCGAGAACGAGACCTGTAAGGGAGAAAATCGAAGATAAGGATGGGGTAGCGCGTTGGGTTGAGACAGGAGTTGAAACCGAACCAGAAGAGAATTATACTGACGTCAATCCTTTTGATAAAAGAGTGCACCCATTAAGGAGGATTCGCGCTGATACTGGTAAACCAGAATGGGAACAGATGCTTAGGGAGTTCTATTTAGGTAAGAATAAATGGGCCGAGAAGGTAGCAAACGCGGAAAAGAAGCATAGAGCACATTGGAAGAAAGATGCAATTGGAGACGGCTCTAAGGAATATGATACGCAGACTATCTACGATTCTGTTCCTGATGGGAACTTCTCTTTCTTAGGTGGAGATGATGGACATGAAAGTGAATTTACTAACCATCTTCATGGATTACGATTGAGAGACTTCGAGAGATGGAAGAATGGAACTGGTGATTGGGGAGGTTTCAATGAAGAAGATACCGAGAAGCACAAAGATAGAGTCAAAGCGCTGGACAAAGAAGGCAAGGACTTGGAAGAGGAGCATTTCAATGATAGGATGGAGAAATTACTCAGTAATGATATTACTCCTATAACCTACAAACCAGAGGATAGTAAGAGCATCTATGAGGAATGGGACAAAAAGGGAATAGAATCATTAGCAGATATGACCAAAGTCCATGCTCATGGAATGGGGCATTCGACTTTGATGAGAGGATTGGAGTTCCTTTCTCCAGAAGAGAGGACTATTGCGATGGAGCATATGGCGACACATGGCACAGACGACCCAGAACACCAATACATTGACCTTGATGATGGGCATCGTCTTTCTATGGCTCGCATAAAGCAGACAAAGAAGCAAAGGCAAGAAGGAGAGATGCATTGGTTTCAACGTGCCAGAATGCATTCGGGCGCTAATGTGCCGGAGCATAAGGAAACGCCGCATGATTCATTCATACATGGAGATGAAGGCATGATTGCTGGCACTTTGGCTAATACACTCGTCAAAGATGATGGCATCCATGAGGGCGAACCATATCAGTATGTGAGACACGCGTCTGGGGAGATAGATATGGATAAGAAACCAAAACAGATGTATGATAAGACCGCATTAGAGCATGTGATGGAAAAACTCGAAGAGGCCTATGAAGGAGATGGCCTCTTAGAGTATGGTAAGGATAGGGTAGATGCAAATGACTTACCTATCGGTAAGGCCAAGAATCTTCCAAAGTTTAGTGAGAGAGATATAGAAGACATTCAAAGCGCTTTATCAGAAGGGAAGGATGCAAAGGAGGCATTGAGCGAAAAACTCACAAATAATAGTCACATTGCTTTGGGAACAGAGGGATTTCTGGATTTAATGGGCTGGAATCGTGATTTGACTGTAAGGCACAAGAGCCACCCCCTCTTTAGTGGGAGAAGAGAGCCTTTGATTAACAAGTCTATCATGCGAGGTATTCTCAAAAATCTAAAGCACGCAACTGGTCTTTCGCTTAGTGCAAAACAGATGAGGTCAGCAATGGGAGCACATATCGTTAATCATGGACCAAAGTCTGAAGACATTTCTGATGAAGAGCGAGAACACTACTTAGATGTTGAAGGAAGGCTCAAGGGATTAGGATTTCCACAAGGTAGGCGCATATTTGCGCATAGAGGAGGGCTTGGAAGAGAACTTTCAACTTATGTGGATATAATGCATGATTTTCATGCCGATGATATTGATTGGAATAAGGGAGAGGGAATATCGTCAGAGTTAGGAGACAGAGAACAAGAGGGGTCTGGAAAAATTATTCCTAATAACGATACGTTGGGACTTTGGGCACGTGCTCATCCTCATTTCCTTCCTTATGGGCAGAACTACCACGATACTCCGCATGGTATTATGTCTATGACTGATACAAATACTCACGCATTACACAGGATAGGAACTGCAAGACACCCCGGAAGAAATATCAAGACGAACAGTTCACAATATCTTTCGACTCGCAGTCCTTACTTTATGGCTCGATTTATGCACGAAAACCCATCTCCACAGAATTTTGTAATGGAAACGAAGAACCTAACTACAAGAGACCTCATGGCTCATCATTTCAATTCTCATAATTTTGCTACTATGACTAATACAGCAAAAGAATGGAAGGAACCTCCTTCAAAATACAAGAAAGATAAGGATGGCGAACTCGTGCTTGACAAAGATGGCGAGCCGATATTATCAAACCGCAAGGGATGGACTGATGAAGAGATAGCACGAAGAGTGCAGCCGGGAGATTATGGAATAAGAAGAGTAGCAGCATTAGCGCGTCTACAAGCCCACGCCAATGGCAGGCGTAACGCTTTTGGTAATCCCGGTGAAAGAATGCATACGACCTTGAAAGATTTAGAGGATAACCCAAGTTTCCGAGCATCTCCCGATATGGATGCAATGGATTACTTAGCAGAGATGCCTCACTTCAAAGGCTCAAATATCCAAGATAGGCTTGACCCCGGTTTATTGGATGAGTTGGAAGACTTCAATGTTATACTCGATGAGATGAAGTCGAAGAATCCTCCAGAGGAATTGCCTGCAGACCATCCAATAATGAGACGATACGATAATCTCATGGCGAAGTTCAACAAGGTATACGGGGATGAGATAACACATACCACAAGGGGTGAATATGGTGGAAGGCAAAAGCAAACGAAATATGGTTGGCGTGATAGAGACGAGGATGTTATGCGAGGCGACAAAAAGGCTGTTACTAATTATGCTCGTGATATCTTAATTCCAGAAGTTCTCAAAGCCCATCCTTCTGCATATCATCCGACCAATCCTAAAGCGCTTGCTAATGTTGCCGCTACATTACAAGGTGCTATGAGGAGTATCTACAAGAAAGGGGGAGGAGGTCTTACTACTCCCGCTGCTTGGGTTCGACCTACTGGGTCAAAAGACGCATTAGATGCTCCAGAGAGAGTTTCATCAGATGAGCAATATAGATTGGCCTCTTTGATGCGGCAAGGTGAAGTCGGAAGCAAGATAATTGGTGATGAGTCAATACATATGATTCTGAAGAAACTCGGTTTACCAGACGATATGCCTCATCGTAAACACGTAAAGCATATGATGAAGGTGCACGGCGGTGATTTTACTGCTGCTACTCTCGGTCAATTAGCAACGGCAGGAATAGAATGGCAGTCGAATTACGAGAAGGACGAGAGGGGGAAGTTTGTTCTCGATAAGGATGGGAAGAAAATCCCGGCACCGTCGGTATATGGGAGTTTGAAAGGGAAAGATATCCACACTGTCTTAGATGATAAACTCCAAGAACTTCAGGAGAGTTATCCGACTTCGGCAGCAACTGGACGCGAGAGCACCGAATATCAAGTAAAGCAACGCGCTTTACGAAGTGCATGGGATAAATCCCACGAGGGTCATACTGCATTAAGAGGAATTAGGAATGTTGTGAATCTCCAACCTGACTCATTGAGGGGCTATGGATTAACCTTCCAATCTTCTCCTAACTACAGTAGAAAGAATCCAATGACGGCACAAAAGAAGGTCTTAGGCGAGCCTTTGGGAGATAGAGAATTATTGTTCTCCCACAAAGACAAGACTGGTGATAAGAGAGATTTAACTGACATGAAGAATATAGCAAACAGCATTATTGTATTCGATGAGGGGGCATTACAAGGAGAAACACTTCAAGCCAAATTTGACCCTTTTGAGGGAAAGAAAGCGGTAGGATGGTATAATGATGTCCCAATCGAATCACATGATAGCGGAGAAGGGGCTATTCCTCATGACCACTATATTAGTGGCGGCATGGATGATGGCTATCTGATTACACCAGAAATAGGAATTGAACACGATGAAGACGATAACATCGTTGTAGGCACTAATGCTACTGAAGGCTATTATCACACCGTGCCATTCCAAACGTTACAGATGATGTTTCCAAACTATTCCAATGAGCATATACAAACTTTGATTGATAGCCACCCAGTTGAAGAAACGACCTTATCTAATCAACAAACTCCATCCAGTGATACGGGATATCCACCATCAGCGGACTTCCCATCTGTTAGATACAGTGAACCAATGCATATTTCCAATCTATTGCTGAAAGACAAAGCAGAGTTGCCGAAGCAAGTTCCGCTCATTGACCCTCTTCATAGGATATTCGACATTGAAGATTTGAAGCAATTAAGAGGATTCACTGGTGAATGGGTCGTTTCAATCCATAAGGATGGAAAAAGATGCAAAGTGCAATGCAAGAAGAATCGCGTGACTGTATTTGACGATAGCGGTAATAAACAATCAATGAGTGAGAAGATGAGGAGTGCTTTCAAACAAATCGGAAAGAAGGATTACGTAATAGATGGCGTAATGCAAGACGGAGAGTTCTACGTTAATGATATTCTACTCTATGATGACGATGTCGTATACGACCTCTCTACGCGTGAGCGCATTAAAGTGTTAAGAGGACAGTTCGATAGTTACGACCCTGTTTTCATACCCAGCCCGTCTGACATTAGAATTACAGATGAAGTTGGTTTGGAGAATGCAGTGAAGGAGTTGAGTAAGGAGTCTGACAAGATACTCTTGAGAGATGCAAAGTCCACATACATGAAGGGAGAAGAAAAGCACCCTAAGTGGGTTCTATTGGCAAAATCGGACATAGAGTTCCACATACCTTTCTCTATGGAGATTGATGATAGTCACTTCATTATACATCTTCCAGAGGACTTAGTGAAATACGAGATAGTAGATGGGGAGGCAATCGAGCCAATAGCAGCAATAGGTAGTCTTACTGATTCAGATTACTCTCTACGCCTCGCTAAGAGTCTTGAGCCTTATTGGAAAATAGCATTAAGTGAGATGTTAAAGGAAGATACCGAGATAGAGCCTGAGATAGATGAGGAGAGGATAGAGGAAGAGAGTGCTGGCATACTCAAACCAAAGAAAGATAAGAATCTGATAATGAAGCCAAACGACGTTTACAAAACGCTCATTCTCATAGAACGCGCAATAGATGCGATGGAGAAGGGATTCAGCAATTTGGCTGGAAGAGGTTTTGGATATGATGTGGGCGATGGAACCGAGAGTCCACGCGGCCCTACGAAGTTGGATAGTGAAGAGTCTTTACCGGATTGGGATATGAGAAAGCGGCCTACAGAGGACATGGAGAAACCAGAGGACTATCCCGGTAGACGGAGGAAAGCGAAGAAAAATGCCGCGCAGTCTATCGATTTAGAGGAAAGAAGTCTTGAGGATTAGTCGCGGAGCATTGAAGTAGTAAAGCAATACGTGGGATGGTTAGTGTGCTCGGTAGTAAACAACTGTTCAGACATGACGATGAGTCAATCGCCATCCTCAAGGGTGGCAACGACCTCATTGTCGCTGGCTACGCAAGCGTGGAAGTTGTAGACAAGCAAGGCGACGTAATAACAAAGGAGGCATTAAAGGACGCATTTCGTAAGTTCATGGAAAATCCATCTTACAGAAACGTCCAATTAGCGCACTCCAATATACAAGTAGGCGATGTGGTTCCAAGTTACACAGATAATGAAGGGAGGTTGTGGAAAAGCGAAGTCGATGATGTCGGGATGTTTGTAGTAGTGCAACTCCGTAACGACATCGAGAAAGCCAAGGAAGTCTCAGCAGAGATTAGAAAAGGCGCTCTCAGAGGATTCAGTATCGGTGGTCAAGCGTTCAAAAGGGTTAGAAAATCAGACCCAAAAAGAGGCGACTACCAAGAAATAAGCAAACTGGAACTACACGAAATAACGATTTGTGAAAAAGGCATCAACCCCGAAGCAACATTCAGTATACTAAAAGAAGACACGGAAGTGAACAATATGACAACAGAAAACGACGAAAATGATATGACAAAACAACTGGGCGACGTTCTAACGCGCTTGGAATCACGTTTGGATGATATGGAAAAGGGCGAGAAGCCTGCTTTCCTTGAAGGTAAGGATAAGGACGATGATGACAAGAAGGACGACAAGAAGAAAGAGGCAGCAGATACAACTGAGGAGCCAGTGGAGAAATCCAATGAGTTCTCAGACGTCATTACATCTGATTACTTGAATTGGATGGAAGACACTCTGAAGAGTGGCGGTGTGGACACAAAAGCCGCACGCGCACACTTCGATGATTTGGAAAAGGCTAACCTCGGCTCTACTCCAGAAGAGATGGAAGCACAACATCTCCAGCGAACTGGACAGGTTAAGGGACGCGCGCAGGAGGGTGGCAAGCCTTCAACTGGCGCACTCGGTAAGACTACAGGTAGTGGCAAGGTTGCGAAGTCTGACTTCATCGACCCTCGTTCACTAACAGACTCAGATATTGAGGCTGCTTACGAAGTTTACAAGGCTGCAGCCCTTGAGAATGAACTACGTGGAAGTCTCGAAGAGCAGTTCTCTACACGCTACGCGCACGAGAGAGAGGCCGAGATTACCAAGGCAGAGGCAGCAGCATTCGATGCACGCAGCCCACTTGAGTCTATCCAGAAGTCCATCGAAGCACTTGGAGAGCGCATTGATGGTTTGACTACACCAGCAGAAGAAGGAGAGGAGTTCAAGAAGTCCGAGAGCGCCACCGGAATAGTGGTTCCTTCGACTGAGGATTTGGCACAAATGTCTTGGGATGAGGTTCATCAATTGGCCGATAAGACATTGAGCCCGGAGTGAGAATCTACAACAAAAATTAGGAGATGATGAAAAATGGCACGAAACTACGTAAGAACAATAACTGACATGGAGCGCTATTACTATGGCGCAGGGAACGCAATGGGGTATTCTTACTCCGGTAGTGAACTACTCAAGGCAGACAGCCCAATGCTGTCTACCACTGGTGGAACTTACCAAGCAATTTATGGACGCAAAGTCTGGTCGCAACTGAACCAAGAGTTCAACGCCTTCAGTATTCTACCCAAGAAGCCTTGGGACCGAAGCGGATGGCGCGTAATCACTGGTCGCCCCAATTCGGGCACTCTACACGGTGGAGTTGCAGAGAACGCAACACTGCCTGAGACAGTCAAGCCGACTTTCCAGCACGTTGCTGCAAAGCCTAAGACTATCGCACACACCTTTGATATGTCCGAGACAGCGATTTTCCTCGCTGACAAGGATGATGGCCTCGGAGATATCCGCTCGGTCATGAAGGAAGAAATGGGCAAACATCACGCTGAGATGGTGAACAAGATGCTTTGCACTGATGTGGACACACCTGCCGCTAACAACTTCGAGTCCTTGGACCGAGTTACAGCAGCATACAGCAACAACGCAACTACCACAACTGGTCTGGTTAATGGTCACGACAATCTAAGCGCTGACTCTGACCTCGACATATACAGTATCGACAGGAGTGCAAACTCATGGTCGAACGCTGAGATGAGCAACAACGCAGTGAGCAATGTCTCAACTGACAGAGTTCTTTCTCTCGACTTGATTGACGAGATGTTCCAGAAACTCTGGGTCCGTGGTGGTAACCCCAAGGTTATGCTAACCGGATATGACACACTAATGCGCCTGCAGCAACTATTGCAGAGCCAGCAGAGGTTCATGGAAGAGAAGAGAGTCACCCCCACCTACAACGGTGTAAAGGGTGTTCCGGGAATGGAAGCCGGATTTATTGTGGCTACTTACAACGGAGTCCCGATTATCCCAACCAAGAACATGCTGACGGATTCTATCAGTCGCGTTTACTTCTTAGATACAGATTACCTGCACTTTAGCACAGCAATACCGACCCAATACTTCGAGTCGGGAATTGAGACCGGCGACCCCTTCGCCATCAACAGGCTGGGTCAAGAAGGACTCTACCGAACAATGGGCGAGATTTGGACCACTTTCTTTGGGTCGCAAGGAAGTCTGAGGGACTTGAAGTGAGGCCAGAAGGCAGGAATATATACAGGAGATGAAGAAAAATGGCAGATACATTAACAGTAACAGGCAGTAGCACAACGGCAACCCTTGTAGGGGCATGGGAACTCAGAGCGGGTTCTCACGACACAACAGAATGGCTTGACGGAGCAGCAGATGTAACTTATCCGGGCGGAGGTCCGGGCACTTTCCATCCATCAAACTCCGATGGAGCGACCGGATACGACCCGGCCCCCAAGATGGCATTGATTACACTTGGTTCAACAACTAATGGAGCCACTGTCACACTAAGTGGCGGAGCAACCTCTGTTCTTACAGCAATAGCAACTGGCGGCACAAGCGCGAATGCTCAGACGCTCGGCGCAACCATAGACGGTTTGGTAGTCACACTACCCACAACCGGAACTGTAACCAGTGGACAACTTGTGGTATTTTACAACTGAGGTGGGTGAATGCCTACCGTAACCTATGCAGGCAAGTGGTATTCTCGTGCTGGACGCGACCCATCCATAGGCGAATGGATACGTGGAAGCAGAAGAACCGTCTCCCAATCTTGGTTGGATGAGAACAGGCATTGGTTACTCAAGGACGATTATATCATTGAGGGCGACGAAGCACCGCATTCAGATGCGGGCAATGATGGCATTCCCGACAGCCAATGGAGAAAAGCCGACATTATGGCTTGGCTCGACGATAATGGAATACCAATTGCTGGCGGTTATAAGACCAAGAGTTCTCTTCTCTCTTTAGTGGAAGAGGCTTTAAGTCCAGCCCCAGTGGAGGAATCAGTAGTCGAAGCAGCAGAAGTTGTAGAATCAATAGCGGAAGAACCAGTAGTGGAAGAAGCAGTAGTTGAACCAGTAGTGGAAGAGCCAGTTGTTGAGGAAGCAGTAGCAGAAGACGAAACGGAAATGGAGTGATAAATTATGGCATTTAGTAGCACAACAGACACAAGAACACACGTAATGGGTGACCTAATGATGGTTACTGGAACATGGAATGCAGCAAGCGTAGACACTGGAACAATAGTCACAGGACTATCCGAGATACTTGCTGGAAACGTCATTGGTGATACCGAAGACAACACAGGTGGTGGAGTAGACGGAGCATTCGCTATCGTTACAACCGCTGCACCGGGTTCCCTAACAATAGATTGCGTCAGTGGAAACACTGGTAAGTGGTGGGCATTGGGTAAGCGCTGAAACAGGCGGTGACCTAAATGGCTAACCTAACACTAAAGTTTGCAGTTATCGGCCCGATAGCCCCGAAGGAATTTTCCACTGAGGCTAAGGCAGAAACAGCATTGGCGGCAGCATATACTACGATTACTGATGCAGCCTCTACGTCATCATTAGTGGCATCTGAGCCAATTACTATTCTTGGAAATGTGTTTCTTGTTCTCACATACTATGCATGAAGGTGGTGTTTGTGGGTGTCCAAGTTCGAGTTACAAACACTTGATATTGACGACATCAGCAGAGCAGCCAAGCAAAATGTTCGTGCAGACATTAAATACGACAACCAGAAAATCAATACCGATGCCCCGCTAAAGGGCATCACTAAGAAGCAGAGGGCGAGAACCTCTGATATCGCAGACATACTCGATATTGGTGCTGGCACACGTTGTGCCCACTGTGGTATGCTTCACTTTCTATGGAGGGCTACTTGTGGCGCTTGCGATAGGCCTATGGAATACAACCTCGGAACCCGTAATGAGGAGGCGAGGCTATGAATGAGTTTGACTTAGCGTGGAACGTCTTGAAAGGACTCCCAGAACAGCAGATGAGTGGGGGTGGCTATGCCAGAATGCAGAGACATAATACTATTCCCAGACGCGGAAATAAAAACTTTCAGCGACAGATGAACGAAGCAAGCAATTACGATATTGACGAGATGATGAATCGGGATAGCCAAGAACTTCAGGGACGGGAAATGGCGCGCTGGGCGAAGGCGAAAGCGGCGCAGGCGGCACAGGCGGAGGACCAGAAGGCCTTGGTCAGAGGCAGTATGACTCCAGAGCAATACAACATCTGGCGAGAGAGGATGCATAGTATGATACCTCAAGAGGCTGCTCCCGGTAAGGAATTTGAGAATAGAAACCCCCCAAAATCGCTCCTTACTCCAGCCGGCGCGCAGGCGCGTTTATTGGCTGGTGAAACTATAACGTCCCAAGAATTGAGGGACGCCTTCTCCGAAAAGGGAGAAGAGCCAGATTGGGGCGCGGTGCAAAGGCGACTACTGGGAGAAGAAGAGCCACCTATATGGAGTGATGAACGGAATCCCGTTCCATTTGATTACGAGGACATAGATTGGCCGAAACGCGGTGCAAGGGTGATTACTGGTGAGCCAATGGATATTGCATTCCGATTACTCAAGGATTCTGCTAAAGCACGAGATGGTAGTCCGTATGCCTTCCCTAAAAGAGATGACCCAAATTACAATCTCAAACTTTTACCGGGTAAGAGATATGAGACTTGTGAAAAGTGTGAAGCGACATTACAACCATCCGATGTAAATTCAATAATATGTAACAGGTGTATCCAAGAAGAAGAAATACGGCATCGCACTATGCACGAGGAGGGACAGTAATGCCACAAGTATTCAGTCCCGGTGAAGGCGAAACAAGACCTCTTGACCCTACTGAGGTAGTCTACACCACGGCGCAGAAAGTTGCAGACCTACTGGATATGGGACCGCAAGACGCCGTCGCAGTCAGTGCTGACTCTGAGTCTGATAGAGTATATGTGACGGGCGCCGATTACAGAAATATCGGATTTTCAGTAGGAGATACAATTCTCATTTACAGCGATGCGCAAGCATTGGGAATAGAGAAGACGATTACATCTATCGCTGAAGGGGGGACCAATGGAGTAGCCCTATACTTTACAGGGTCATTCTCAACTTCAGATTACCAAGCGGTAGATGATACATATGTGCAAAATCTGGCATCATTCACCAATGGAAGAACTCGTGGATTAACTAAGGCTAAGGTTGAGGAAGTCATTCTTCGTATGCAGGACCACATAGACAACAGAACTCACAATGCATGGAGACCGTATCTTGTTAATGCGGAATACATCAACTTCGATACTTACAAGCCATATCGTCGTCGATACTATACTGACTACGTCGGCACTTCTCCACTTCTCTTCAGAAACGTTCAGCAGATACTTCGATTGGAGTTGTGGCAAGGAGATGACTACCGAGAGATAGGTGCAGCAGAGGCAAGAATCACACTACCAGACAATGTGCGAGACCTCTCCGGTTCCATAGTCGTTTCACCCGGCAATGGGAGCGTCGGTGTCCTCTCAATCGGCAGTAGCACTGCGAATTGGCGAGCAGACTTCGATAAGGCAACTTCTGCTCAGAATCTGGCCGACTTAATCAATAAAGAAGACAGAGTAGGAAAGACCGCAGTAGATTTTGCGCCTACATTTACTCTTGAGGGTAATACGGCTAATGTCGCAGTCCACAATGAATTTCTCGCTACGGCCAATTCCGATTATGGGACAGGCATCGTCAAGATAACCAGTATGAGAGATACAAAGGGAGGAGAGACTTGCACAATCGTCGCCACTGATAGCGACATAGATATTAGTCAGACCAGCAGTTCAACGGCTACATTCAGTAATCTCTCTTCTACAACTATCAATGTAGATACTACAAGTGGATTTGCAGAAACGGGCGTCGTCGTCGATGCGAGCGGTGACGTCTTTCGTTATACAGGAAAAACTGCCACATCCTTCACTGGATGTGTGATTGTAGTAGGCTCTGCTCTTTCTGATATAGCAGGGGTTCTCACTCAACACCAGTTACAGATAGACCTCCAAGGCGGTAGTTCAAGCGGAGACAAGGGCAGACTGCGAGACTGGTGGCTCGACCACGAGATGGGCATCATATACTTCAACAACTCATATCCATTCTTTGAGTGGAATGCAATCAAGACATCTTACATCTATGGTGAGCGCTATGTGGATAAGGGTATAGAGGATATCTGCACTAAGTTGGTAGCAATTGATTTATTGATGAATGATGACCGTAGCGTTCTCATACCGGAAGGAACACAGAATGTGGACTTGGCATCTAAGATTCAACTCTATCGAGCAGATGTAGACCGTGTTTTCGCACGATATATTGAGGTGGTCGTCTTTGGGTGATGATACCGAACGAATAGTCTACGATGAGTGGAAAGAAGTGATTGAGAAGGAGTTCACTCAAGCAGAAACTCAAGCGGAATTACGTAAGGGCGTTATAGAAGGTTCTACGCAGTATCACGATTTAGTAAAGTCTCAAGAGGAGAATCCTGATATTGTGGATAGACGTATGCTAACTGAATCGCCTATATTGACTGAGCAGAAACTTAGGTTCAATGGTAATTCAGTATTACCAGATTGGGACGCTCATGATAAAGCAAGGAGGAAGAAGAAATGGTTGCCACCTTCAAAGAAGGAATAGATGTCATTTTGGATGTCCTCAAGGACAATTGGAATAGGGCAAATACGAGCAACTACAAGCCTATCATCATTGATATTGCCGATGTGACGCCTGAGCGAGGTAAGCGTCTTGACCTTGATAGGTCGGACTATATTCTCGTTTTCGAGACAGCACATAACGAAGAACTACCTGAGATGCTCTACGATTTTGTCACAACCAGAATCAATATCACGGTGGATATGCGGACTACGAGAAATCGTAGGCAACTTAAGGAGATGGAAAACGAGTTGAGGCGGTGCATTCATCTGAAGAGAAAGGGCGATGGCGTTAATTTCGATAGGTTAGTATACAAAACACGCACGGATTTGTCCGATAGGAGCAAGAAATTGTTCAGAATGACCTTCCAGATAGAAGTAGTTATCTTTGCAGAACCAATCCCATGAGGTGAGAGAGAGCCATGCCGTCCACAGTCTACAAGGGTGATTTAACAGAAGTGACCTTTGGTCACGAGACTGGTTTGACTTTGAATCATGGTTATGCGGGGTCTAATTTCAAGTTCACAGCATCTTTTGACCCGAATGTTCCCGCACCCGCTAATGCACCACATCAGAATCTCACTAAGGATACCAGTGTGATTGTCTTTGATAGTGGTGCGGCTAATACTCCGGTGAATAGCGGAATCCTTCGTTATCCCAATGGGATGCTTGTAGGCAGTAAGGTGACCTTCTCAATAGGTTCGACCAGTCCTAATTGGAGCACCGATGATGATTATTCTGTAACTGGTAGGACATATACCATCATTAAGCAGGAAGTCGCAAATGATACGAATAGCCAAAATAACAACAAGACTGAGATTACAGTCACTCCTGCGTTGAAAACGGACCATACTACTGCCGACAAAGACTCAAAGGCTGGGGATACCATGTATATTCACTCCTTCACTACGCCGACAATAGATGTCAGTATGGTTCATAATGATGCTGCCAATGAATCTGTGGAGCGTGTTCTGACTGACCAATTCGTTGGACTGGTCAGCACTATAGCCTTACCGGAGACTAAAGTGGACCTCAAGCGTTACCATGTGGTTGGTCTTGGTCGTGATGTAGCAGTGCAAGTTCCGGGTAGATATCTCAATCAAGGAGGCTCTTTCGAGTGCAACATTCACAATGGTAGATGGTTTAACTACTGCCTCGGTCAAGAGGTAGTGAAATTACATGCTAACACAAAGGAGACTGGTGGTAACACATACAGTCTTCTTGGTTCAGTTAGCGCAGGCGATAATTTCTTGATGTTTGATGGAAACAGTAGTTGGCCTACGATAAATAGCGTGCAACTCGCTCCGGGCGATTACATCATTCTTGACTCTTCGACAGAGATGGTCGATATCCAAACATACAGAGATACTGGTGTGGGTGGGGGGCTTTTAGCAGACGCTTGGCCCAATGTAGGAGCCACACAGATATTCGATAAGGCTCTCAAAACTGAGGTTAGAAGGATAGCGGCTGTGCAACGAAATGGGGCAGAGTATTCAGTCTGGTTGGACGACTCTCTATTGTATGACCATGCAAATAATTTAGTCGTGAAGTTCGCTAAGTATCAAACAGACTCAAGCAACGGTAGTCCACATAGAGACAGTAGCACAGGTAATCTAACTCAACCCGTTGAGCATCTCTTCTTTTCTCGAAGCACAATACCATCTTTCTCAATGGAAGTTAGCATTAGGAGAAATGATAGCGATGGTGGTAACAGCGCTGTCACTAATGAAGTCACAGACGGTGGTCCATCTGACTCCAAGCAACTCACTCGTGTATTCAGGGGCTGTAAAGTCAAGGACTTCAGTTTGACCGCCGATACAGATGCTGCTCTAAGACTCACTACAAACTTTGATTCTGCTCTTTGTTATACCGATACAGGGCGCTTAGAAAGCACAAAAGGAGATAGATACGATACGCACAGGCTCTTTGAGGACACCGCTAATAATGAGGTTGAGCGAAAGAAGGCAGGTATCGAGAAGGGCACACAAAAGCCGTTTATGTTTTACAATGGTTCGATAAGCGTAGCGGGAACCACATTAGGGCAGGTAGTATCTTTTACTCTGAATGGTAAGACTGGAGTTGAGCAATTCTACACTATCAGCGGAGCAAACATAGCAGATGCGGCGACAGACCAAGTGCCCCATGCTGGAACAAGAAACCCTAAACTCGCTGTGGAAGGTAAGACTGAATATGACCTTGAGATGGAGATTATCGTGGATGACCCTCTTTTCTACCATAAGGTAAGGAGAGCAGTAGACCATTTCGACGATACTGATGAGACTGCTCAAACAGATGCAGACATGATACGACTGTCTTTCGTCAAACAGGGCACTGGGGCAGACAGAGAATCTATCGACATACTAATTGATGACTATTTCATTACGGAGGCACCGCTTCCTATTCCAGAGGATAAGGGGCCAATACGCTCTGCACTCAAGATATTGCCTAAGACCTTCAAGGTCATTAGCAAGGATACAATACTACACGCGTGATTATTATGACAGCATTCAACAAGGCTTGGATTTTTCTCAAAGAGTCCAGTGGCACAGGTAATACCTACGATGAAGAAGGCAAAAAGGCTCCCGGCGGTCCATATGATTGGCAAGGACTGGAGTTTGATTCACATTGTCCAAAGTGTGGTAAGGGAATCTATTGGGGCACCGATGATTCTGCTGCTATGAGTATGATTGGGAGTTGCTTAGAATGTCTATGATGCCGCCAGATTTGGAAAGAGTGCGATACTACAATCGTCATACTCATGAGGAGTATGTCTATTGGCTGCTTGATAGATGTAATGAGCAATTAGAACACTATGGAAAGAAGGTGCCTCTTCAAACTATGATGCTCTTTGTAGGCACGAGAGAAAGCGTCGATGAGATGGTCTCAAAGAGGCTTGACCGATTTACTCTCGAAGACCCTATCGTGCCTCTCGATACAGAGAAGATTGAGGATTTCAAGCCTAAGCCTGAGCCAGAGGTGGAGCCTGAGCCTGAGCCTGAGCCTGAGCCTGAGCCTGAGCCTGAAGAGGTCGAAGAGAAGCCTGCATGGGTAGAAGCCGCAGAGGAAGTTCTTGAAGAAGAGGAAGTTCTTGAAGAAGAGGAAGAGGAAGAGGCTATGATAGTCCCCCCTGAGAGCAACCCATTCGGTGAAGTGGATTACCACTCATGGACAGTTCGAGAATTACAGGACGAATGTAGAGAAAGAGGACTCACAATTCGCGGCACCAAGTCAGAAGTCGTTTTGCGTTTGAGGCAACACGATGAAGGAATAACAATTACACAGGAAACTGAAAGCGAGACCGAAGCCCCCTCGGAAGAGGCTGTTGAGGAAACGTCGGATGCCCCCTCGGAAGAGGCTGTAACCATGGAAGTGACTGAAAATGACAATAGTGGACAACAAGGAGAACATAGTAGCGAAGAAGAATGAACGAAGACATGAGATTGGCGTAAACCGCGATAATCCAGATGAAAAGATGGAGGTGTGGGTGCGTGACATTTCGTTTTTCGACGTTCAAAAAGCCGCCCAGAACCTCTTTCTTGTCGATGGTGACGACGTCAAACTTGACCTCGAAGGCTATTGGAAATACGCCTTCACTAATTGGGTATTGAGAACTAACCCCGAACTCTCACCGGATGACTTAGCCAACGTTAATGCATACGTAGGGCAGCAGTTAGCCGCGCTATTACCAAAGCCAGATGAACTTGCAGAGGTGATGCAGGGGGGTTTTACGAACGCGAACAATTGAGAGTTCAGCAGTTCCTTAAGAAACGGAAGATAGAATCTGCCGAAGATTTTGGACTGCAGGCTCAGTTGTTCGCCTATATCGTGGCGAAACATTACAGCATATCGCTGACAGAGGTATATCAGATGGATAAGGAGATTTTCACCCAGTCCCTTGCTTGGGCGCTCGCAATCAACGATGAAGAAGACAAGGAAAGGAAAAGGCAGCATATGCAAGACTCCACTGGAAATGAAACAGTGACTCTTGATTATTCGTTCTTAGATGGAGAGGATATCTGATGGCGCTGGGTGCATTACTAAACTCACTTTCTGCAGTATCGAGTTCCCTTAGTGGGATAGGCAGTGCTATGAGTGGGCTTGGAGGTATTGCATCGGGTATCGGTGGTGCACTAAAGGGCATCTTCTCTGCTGTAAAAGGAGTAGCAATCAAGGCATTCACCAAGATTAAGGAGTTTTGGAACGAGCATCTCGCTCCCATTTGGGAGGGATTCAAGAATCTTGTTGCTCCTGTGTTCAAACTCATCGGAACTCTTTGGAGAGGGCTCGTCAAACTCATGAAAGGGGTTTGGAATGAAATCTTAGTTCCGATATGGGGAGTTTTCAAGAATATGTTTGGGTTCGCGTTCAATCTCATGACATTACGGTGGGGGAAAGCCATTGATAATATCAAGAATATCTGGGATATCTTAGTTGGCCGTCTTTCCGCCGTATGGGGCAAGGTAATCACCCCTATCTGGGGAGGTATGAAGAGCATTGTCGGAGGGGTATTCGACGCTCTTGCTTCTGCATGGAGTAGAGTAATGGGCGTGATGAAGAGCGTTTATGATAAGACGCTTGGTCCGGTATTCTCGTTCCTCAAAGATGGAGTGGGCGCTATCATTGATGGGTTATTGAGCATATTGAATGCGGCTAAGGATATCATAGGTGGCTCATTGGGTAAGGTCTTCAATTTTGGTAAATCAATAGTGGGTGGAGCAAAAAATCTCGTTACCGGCGGTGGCGGTGGCGGGAGCACCACAGTAGGCACATCCGTCCAAGGCGGGGTCGTTCAAACATTCAATATCACAATAGATGTGAGTGGTGTAACAGACCGCTCAGATAAGAGAGCAATGGCACGTGAAATGGGTGACTTAATTCAAGAGGAACTCGCAAGAAGCATGGGCGGTGTGAGGCAACGTGGTAGGTATGCGTAATGCCTTCTGCTACTCCCATTAGACTTGTTCAAGAGAATGGTAATCTCATCGAGTTAGATGCTCAAGAGATGGTCCTAACTACAACAAGAAAGGTAGGCGGGTCTGCCATTCCTTTCACTGGTAGCAAGCGTATAGGATTCGACCTTAACGTGAACCAAGCGATGATAAACATCAGAGGCATAATAGCCGACGATAGGAGTGCTGGAGCAAGCACGGCAGCGTCGGCCGTGATTAACTTCGCAAAAGGCAGCGGTGCGTATAGTGGTAGTGCATTTACGACAAGCACCAATCTCACTGCTCTATTAGGCCAGAAGTTAGAGATAACCGACCTTTCTGGCACTAAGAGATACATCACTTTCACTTCGACGGGTTCTGGTGTCGCAAGGCATAATTCAGGTAATGACGATGTTCTAATCAACCTCTCTGAGGCAGATAGCACCGTTGTTGGCAATCTCGCCAGCGCTGTTAATACTTGTATCAATGATAGGTTCTCGGCTGCTTTATCGAGCACGGTTGTGCAGACTGCAGACTCTGTTGGTGTTGAAGATAATTGGGGCGTTTCCATATCTATGGTAGCGAAAGGAGCAGTTTCCAATAATGGCACGCCCAGATTTCTCTTCGATGGCGGCACATCTAATTTCTACAGCCCAGATATCAACACTTTCTCAGGTGGGTCTTTGGGTAAGAAAAAGTCAGCAGGCGATAAGGCCATGGACCTCTATGGAATACTCAATAATAGCGTAACGCAGGCTGGTAGAGCCCTCTTGGGTTTAGGTATGGTGGCAGGAGGTGCGGCAATCGCAATTGCCACAGGTGGGCTTGGTATAGCAGCAGGGGCTGCTGTAGCAGGGGTTGGTTTAGCAACAATAGATAATTCTGGGAAAGAGGCAGATTATATCACCGGATTACAGATACCTTACAACTCAACCATCAAAGCGGAGGATGGGGAATTGTATACTGCAAGGAACTTTTTCATGCCCACTGGTTGGTTTGGAGTAACAGGCCCAGATAAGACCTCTGAGGGTAATGACCATTCTGCAAGTGTTACGTTTAGTCAGAGTGACCAACATACGGGCATTCAAGGCGCTGTGCAAAAATTAGACATCATGTATGATGCCGGAGAGACAGTATACTCGTTCAACATGATATTTGCCCCCATTGATGGATTGCTATGACAGTAATAGGCCGCTCCAATCATGCGTTCTTCTTTGATGGCGTGAGCGATAGTATCATTATTCCAGAAGGGCAGTTTACTGCGCTTGGTCATAAGACGCTTGATGGTGCGAGTGATGTAAGAAATATCCTCGATGAATCACCACACGGTCATCGTGCACTAACTCCTTCATCTGGTAAGTTCTCCAATTATTTCGTCATCGAGGCTTGGATAATGCCAGATTGTGGCGGCACTGTGATAGAAAAGGAAGGACAGTTCAAACTCACCGTAGGCAATGTAGATACTCCCGGCCCTGCAGTATTCGAGGTCTTTCTCAAGGATGGTGTGAGCACTCAAAGATTTCAACTTAGCACCGCTACTAAGCAGAGCACCAGATATGAGGGCACTGTTTATCCATCTTCTTCATATGGTGGGATTCATGATTCATATAACAGATTCACAGGTTTAACCTATGACGATGCTACTGACCTAAATCGTAACCACAGGCCTCTACTTCACGTAGTTGCAGCAGTTAAACCGACGGCGATAGAGTTGTATGTGAATGGGTCGATTGTAGTCAGTAAAAACATTAAGGATACCAATTTTACTTTGGCTAAGTCTAATGCTCATGTGTATGTAGGTGGTAAGGGCGGCCAGTTTAGAGGCGTTATCGAAGCCGTGCATCTGAATGGAGGACTGAAGAATACTCATATTACTGGTAATACTCCATTACCAGACGGTAGCACTCAACTTCTCTATCGTTTCGAGGAGCCGATTAGTCCCATTGAGGGAATATACAATATCACCAATATAGCAACGAATAGCACTCAAGTTGGAGGGCAGTCTGTTACTATCTCGCAAATTACTCTCTCTGATGCAGAAGCGACGGCGCTTGCGAAGAAATTAACGGGGCTATCTACAGTTAGCGGTAATTATGATTTCACGTCCTCCCCATATAGCAATGGAGATTATGAGATTACGCAGAGCACTTCTTCTGGAACAACCATGCGAAAGATTCCTCATGTTCCATACAATATACTCGTTAATCCGGGTAGCATCAATCCGAATACTAAGATACCTAATCAAACTCCTCCAGAGAGACTCAGACTTCATAATATCAATGTAGACACTAATACTTGTCTTGTTTCCAGTATTCATCTCGATTATGGTAATTCAACAAGCGGTATTAGAGGAGTGCTTCATACATCCCGTAGCACCGATGTAGACAATCATTTCGTAGTCATAGGTGCAGACTTATTGATAGACAGCGGGACTGGAAAGCCGTATCAACCTCCTCACTTCTCTTCTCAGATGGTGGATAGAACGGGGCAGATGGTGATAGATGAGGGGGTATTCGAGTCTCATGGCTTCGTGTATTCGAGTCGAATGGCTACTACTACTTCCGACCCCGATAATCCCTATGCAGTTGTGTGGCCCACTTCATTAGATGCTGCATTTCAAATCGGACATAGTGGAAGACACACGTTAAACCATGTTGATGGGCATGAGTTCCTCAGAATACTCCCAAGAGCCAACGATGAGATAATCGACCAACAGATAGATGGCTCGGCAGATATAATCGACATTATGTATGATGATACTCAGAAAGGTGTCGATAAGCAGATATCTGTTAATAGCAGGGTAGACGTATACAGAGAGACTGGAAACTTCAAGATAAACGACGTAGTTAATTCCAGCACTGTTACAGCCGCCTTCAATTCGTATCACAATACATCTTCACCCCCTGCTGGAAAGAAGAAACTCATAGCCATCGGCGGTCCTAATTTTGACTTCACTCCATTCATGCTAAAGGGACCAGTGCCAGCATGGAAAGGCACCTTTAATGACGAAACAAGAAAATTCCATCTTCGACCCTCGAAGGAAAGCAGAGTCGCATTATTGCATGTTCCGCAATTAAGCAGCACCAATGTCAAGTTCGCTCCATATGTTGAGATTCACTACAACGCAATAGACCTTACTGGAGCAAGCATGAGTGGAACAACTCAACCCCTATTGATGGTTGAGAAAACCGTTCCTGCTTCCGATGTGGCTACTGGTGGCGGCTCTTACATCTACGATGCCATAATCAATGCCATAGGCTCTGGAAAGACTCTTTATTCGCCGGGCGGCTACATTGACATCGCTGCTATTGCAGAACTCTCAATGAATAGTTTAGCCATGCCTCATTCCATGATAGGTGATGTGAGCGAAGGATATTCGGCAGATGATGAGTTAGACGAGGCTTTGACGCCTGTGAACTATACTCCCAGAGCAGATGCTGACTCGATTCAGAATAGTCCACCAAAAGTGATTGTGGAATCAGTAAGTAGCACTGGAACTCATGAATCGGTATTCAATAGGATAGCATTGAACAAGATAGGCCAGAAAGTAAATCTAACAGACAAAGGATTGTATTCCAGAGTTGAGCCACACACAACGGTAGACAGTCCTTCTGCTGGAGAGTTCGATACTGCTACCGCATCGTCTTCTACGCCGATTCACGAAGTCTTCGATATCATAGACAATATCGAGATAGTGGATTCGGCCACATCAGATATGAGAATAATCATTCAACCATCTGATAGAAGGAGAACCAATCAACTGACTAACGTCAAGTCATTAGTCTCCACTTCAGATGATGCGAACACAGTCTCGCTCATGTATCTCATGAGTCGCGCTCGTGTGAGAAGCATAGAAGAAACTGAGGGAGAAGGGCAGAACTTCACTACCATACGCTGCATTGGTCTCTCTGAAGCAGCAACTTCTCGTTCCATCAATGAGGTAGGTAGAGGAAGTCCAGACTCTCACATCGTCAAGGAGATAGAGCCGAACTCGCCTGTGGTAACAGTCACGCTTGGAGGACCGGGGCAGGGAGCGATGGACACAAAGCCCACGAATCAGCCAAGTATTCTTGCTCATGAGCCATATTCTTCTCGTCGTGCCTTTGCAGCAATGGCCCATAAGTTGGTGGCTAACTTTAGTAGCGGAGCCGATGTGCTTCATGTAAAGGCCATCAATAATGAATCTGCAGATATGCAAAGTTGGGGCACTTATGGATTCCCACGTTATGGTAGAGTGTATCTTGCAGATGGTAGTAGCGGGAAGTATGATTCCAAGAATGGAACGACCTTCACGTTTTCATCAGGCACGCTGGGTTCGGGCGACTTCGTCTCATCGAGTGGTGTCGAATATACCTCGATGGCGAGACTGCTCAACGCTACTGGTTTTCTCAAAGGAGTAACGAGTGGAACCCCGACTCTGGAAGGTATTTTCACTGTATACAATGAACCAGACTTTGGAGAGCAGTCGAGGATAGAGAATGGTAGCACTGTGAATGACCGCATGTTCCAGAGTATGAGTGATGTTAGCCATGATTACCAATTAGGCACCCAATACGCCAGCACTCGTGCTTTAGCCGAGATACCTTTCTTCTCTCATCAGTTCTTTGACAGTGGGGTGGGCCCAGATAATGGATTCAAGATTCACATAGACGCCACTCACACTGCTCACACGTGGAATCCAAGTCCAGTAGGGAGACGACTCAAGGACGTAATGCCAGCAGACAGAGAGGCTCAATCTGCGTATTCACACGCTTTGGCTAACAGGGAATATATCAACTCGACATTCATCACAAAATGGGATGCGTCTAACAAACGTCTCTATGTGAACGATATCAATGTGTTTCCAGATGCTACTACATCGACAGGCATTTACAGAGGAGTAACGACAGCATACAGATACAGAAAGGTCTGGCTCGGTAACGGAGAGTGGGCTTGGTATAGCGGAGTGAACACAGGTAACAAGTATCTTACCATCGTTGATGCAGAATATGGTCACACAAGTAATTTTCTTGATAGCCTTGATGTGGGCACTCCCGTTTTTGCTGGCGGAATCGGTTTTGATGATACTCTCTCCCCTCTTGCATCAGACGAGTTTACTCCGTCGTCTGACTTTGAAGGCAGAAGCGAGTATTACTACGACGCAGCCAGTGTAAAAACACAGGGTGGAAATGTGGATTACGGTCTGCGCCAATATGCGAGCGCGGTGGAGTTCAAGGCTGGACCTGAGAGCAACCCCCATGCAGAGAAGATACAGAGCGGGAGAGCAGTTGTAACGCCTCTTACCGTCTCTTCTGTTATTTCTCTGACTGGTAGTAGCAAGGCTATCGTCCTCACTTTCAGCGACGAGGATTTCAAGAAACTGCCAAATCTTGGTTATGACACTCTGGGAACCAGCAGCCTTGGTGATTTGAGATATGATATGCAGTATACGTTGGAGAGTGGCTATATACATAGTTACCAATATCATGGAAACATCAAGACGTTAGCAACCGCAAACCCAGAGAACAGTATCACACTCGTCTATCACGCCTATACTAAGTTAGGGCAGAGTTATCCAACGGCGAGCGATTTGGTGGGTAAGCAACTGACCCTCGCTCGTCGTGGTCGTGAGGTCTTCGGTTCTTACATCACATCTTTATTGAGCGAGGGAAGTCTTGCGTATGATGAAGCGAAGAGTAATCTGATGATTGATGAGAACATCGCCATTACTGCGTATTCCTCCACAGCGAGAGCATTGGTGGAAATCACTAACCCGACTGGGATGAGCGTCAATGACCTGCATGGCCTCAACGTCAAAAAGGGGGACATTATTTACTACTACATCAATGATACAACAGACACACTGAGGAGGATAGGTGAAGTAACGAGCGTCACTGAGCCTCTTGCGAACGATAAGCAAACAATCAATTTGAGCGGTAATACAAATGATATTCCGTCGAATGCGAAACTGGCAGTCTGGATTGGGGACTATGAGGATAAGGATGCCATACTGAATACTTCATGGCTCAATCCCTACGCTTCGGGTGGCCTACGCAACGGCGACACTGTGTGGGCTAATATGTCATACAACAACCCCCATGCAGTTGAGGGGCTATTCGCAAAGAGCAGGGGAGTTCTGAATGAGGCGCAAGTGTGGAAGGAGTTTAACGGAGGAAAAGGAGACTTGGATACGACTAACCCAAGAGATAGCATACCGCTTGAAAACTTCCTAATTGGAAACACCTGCCTTGAAACTGCGAGGAATTATGCACAACACGTGAACAGGACTGTGGAGGAGAACTACAAGGCGCTGGGCCTCACAGCCGCTCAAGCCCCCACTGTGGCTTACGTAGACCCATATCTGGCTGAAGATGGGCACGCACGCGTGCTTTTGTATGATACTGCGCACGATAGGGAGTTTGTAGCCTTCCAAGATATTCACATGCAGGTGCAGTCAAGCGCCCAAGCCGCTGAGATAGGCTGGCCGAAGGAAGTCGTGGAAGATGGTGGCACAAGCAGAAGCAGACTCGACAAGGTTACTGCGACATACAATGGTTCTGGGCCGAGCCCTTGGACTACACAGATAGATGTGGCTAACGGATTTCTCTCACAGAATCCCTACATACGAAGCACTCAACAATCTAAGTTCATCGAGAGCGCATACGCTCATGACCTTGCTAACAGGCATACACTCGATTTGCTTGAAAGTAGCACTTACGCTAATTTGACGCTTCCCGATGACGGTAGGAAGATAGCAGGCGCGAGGTTGTATGGTAAGGCTCACGGCCACCATGTCCATACGGGTTATTCGTTCGGTGGAACAGTATCTGGTCTCAGCGTCGATAACAGTGTGACTCCGAGGACTAATGACTCTGTGGCTCTCTACAAGGTTGCAGATGGTTATCACTCATTTACCAGAATACCAGTTGATTCGTTTGATACCTTTACGAATGAACTGGTGAGACTTAGAAATGGAACGACAAACTGTTCCTTCCGCGACCCTTCAACATTCTTTGATACTCCAGATGGGACCAGAGTGATTCCCGCTTTCCTTTGTCTGAAAGGAATACGCAGCACGACACTTGACTTGTCATCTCACGAAGAGAGTAGACTCCAACATCTGCCTCAGTGGAAGGACATGGACTTCGTTAGGAGGCTTACGATAGACTGCGGTGAGGTTGCTCAGAAGGATGGAGTAGTCAATACTGAGGCAGCAGCGCAGGAAATTGTGCGGTTAATCAACCAACATGCTGCTCTAAACGCTCGTTATACAGATGGTTCCGCGCACGACCCTGCGCCATTCTGGCATACCGATAACAATGACCGAGGAACTCACATGGGGTATATTCGTGCCCATATCGGCAGAGAAGTTCAGGACTTGAACGGAGATACAGGTTATACGGTAGTGATTCACAGCACAGTGCCCGGCGCTACTGGCAGGAACTTCTGCACATGGCTCGACAATAGCACAGGACAACACCCCTATCAACCACAGTTCCTTATCGGCCATGGTGGAAGGTGGCGTAACTTCTGGGCATTGCCCGAAGAGGGTGAGGGGGAGAACATGCATCCCGCACCATTGCCTCTGAATAAGCATGGAAGACCATTTACCCCAATCACCACATTACAGCAGTATATCACTGCAGAAGAAAGCGGAGAGGAAGTCAGAAGCGTTGCTGAGTTTGAGGAAGATAGTGTTCTTAGAGCAGTATCTGATACAGTAAGCGGAAAGAATCACAACACAATAAACAATGAATCTTTCTCGCTCAAGGGTTCATCTTCCACACTTGTGAAAGGTCTCAGAGTTGGCAGTAGAGCAACCTCTCGTATCAATTTCGGAGGACTGGTAGCCAGCGGAGTGCCCGGTTGGGCACCAGATGCTGGGATTTGGGGCTTCGGAAAGATTGGAGATACCAAGTTCAATAAGCGATACGGTTCATCTTCGGTGACATCATACAGCAGTCATGTGCCAACTGTAGATAAGTTGTCTGACGCAATAGGTAGCGGTCAATTATACGGTTTTAGGCTCAAGGACAATGTTGGTTCTGAGTCTGGTCTAAGGTTTGTATATCGGAAGATGGGTGATTCTTTCGCCAATGAGAACACCACTTTACCTTCAACAATAGAGGAGGAGGTTTGCGTTTTCTTCGATGATAGAGACGTAGCACAAGGCGGATTTACTGTCGGTAATCACATGCACGGCACAGGAGATGCTACGGGAAGGATGGATTTCGGTTCTGTGAGTGAAACTCTTGGTTCGTGGAAAGGAGCAAGATGGAGAGGAGTTCATGCTCCGAGTATTGCTGCTTACGTCGGCACGGCCGTATCGGGCACTAAAATGACGATAACGTTCCCTGCGCCTTTCGATGCTGCATTTTCTGATGATAAATTAGGATATTTGGGCTTCCCAAGAGAAAACGGTCTGATACAGATTTCGGATATTGACGGCGATGGCGACGCTGATGTTGGTCTGACTCTCTCATACACAAGAAGGGATGGTAATGTATTCTACGGTATCACAGGTTTACCAAGTTGGACTGATACGAATTATCTCATCACTCCTGTATTGAATTGGACTACTCTTGTCACTGACGAACTTATGGCTGCCGTAACTGCCGCCGCAATAAACGCTGGAAGGGAAGTAAATACCGAAGATGGGCATATCTTCGATTGCACTGAGATGTATGCGGCAGACGGGCGAACTTTCGGTGAATGGGGCGTCAGCGAAAATGCTGTGCGCATTCGGGCATACAATACTCAGAAGCCGGTAATTCCTCTAAATGAGGCGTTTTCTGCTTCTCTCCATCGTGATTTTGGCATTCAAGCAGCACATCTTGAGTTCGGAGAGATAGAGAAAGTAACGAGGCCAACGGGAACGGCAGATTGGGCTTTCGGCACATCTCGTGCAGTCACAGACGCATTGATAGATGATAGCAGAGGCATAGACTGCGGTTACATTCCCTATACCCTCTTGCAGATTCGTTCCATTGCGCGCGGCCCTCATGCTAATACCGCAACACCTAATCTGGTCGATTCTAAGAATACTCCAGTCAATATCAATGAATGGAGAGAGAATCTTAAGGGTATACGATATACGAGGTCGTCCGGCGACCATATCTTACCGCATATTGATACTCCACATTCTGTGCTAAATATGGGTTGGGCATCCTTTACTCAAATGGAAGTGGATAACGCCAATGGATATCCCATAGGTTGGACGGGTGCAATAGCAATAGATGCGGGAAATGCCAATTCAGTAGCAATAGGAGATATACTTGCCACGACGGATGGAAGAGTGATAGGAGAAGTCACTGCAACAGGTGGCACATCTTCATTTACGATAGGGGGCGGAATCCAGACGAATTTAGCCGATGCTACTGTTGTAAATAAAAGGCTGACTGGTTCTGCTGGTGGAGTGGATTGGCTCTTAAGCGCAACACTCGGCGCTGCCATGTTCCACTTTATGATACCCGCTGGAAATGATTCGGGTAATATCCCATCATTCGGAGAGAAAAAGAGAGTATGGTTGAATGAGAAGGATTCTCTTTTCGCTGAGAGTAAGAGGGGAGCAACCAGTTCAACCGTGCTTTCTTGGGATATCGAAAACGCTGAAGGTAACATAACAAGAGACGCACCATATTGGAATAATCTTCTATCACTTAGCAATAACAGAGATTTCGATGGACTGCGCTCCATAGGTAGTGTCTTCTCAGAGCCGGTTGTATATTTCAGAGGGGGAAAAAGCAGCAGCGACCACAGCGTGCCTCTTTACTTCGGAGGCGGATTCAGCGGCGTTACGCTCGATGTGAATGATGGCACTAATAATGACTACTCCACATTCTACACACATCCATACGCTAATGGTCCAACGGGAGTGGCTGGTATACAGAACGCTAACGAGATATCTACCAGTTTCGCTATGATGGACTGTAATGCTATGTTTGCCTTCTTCCCCGGTGCGGCTCTCTGCAACCAACACAGAGGTAGTATCAATCCACCAGCATTCAATCGAGACAATATACTCTCACCGGATTTGGGTAGAGGGGGCTCACTTTACGCCAGCACAGGGGAGATAAAGGCCAAACCAGTTCCTCTCGTATTACGATTCACTCATCCTACAGCACGTTATGAAGACCACGTCGATGGAATAGATACCGATAACAAGACGACATATATCATCTTTGGACCGGGGCAGGCATTCCCATTCACACAAGAAGTCGCAGATGCTGCTTCGGGCCACAACACACTGGAGCCTTTCTCTGGTAGAATCATCTATACTGGCAATTCTTGGGCAAGCGTGCCCTCTTTAGGCGGTTCTAACAATAAGTTCCCGAACTCGATAGTCAATGACCAAGGAAAGTATAGACCGCACTCGAAAACATACTACAATGCTACTGCTGGCTTCCATTGGAAAGCGATGGTGAATTGGGAAACTCCTGCTGGATATTGTTGGAAGAACTCGGCTAACAGTGGTAGTGCGGGCTTGTTCCAGAGACCGGAGCATGGTAGGATGTATGGTCAGTTGTTGAATGATGACTCAATACACAATGCAGAGGATTTCGAGCAAGTGCATCCTAAAATGCATGTTCCACTCATCGGTTACGGCATCACGATGGGTGCCGATACGGTATTCCATATGGATGGGGGTTTCCACGCAGGTGGGTCTTGGTTAGATAATCAGTTTACGTTTAATCCAGTTCATCCAAAGAAGAATACTCGGATTACTGGTGGTAATTCATCAAGCACATGGACAAGAGATAACCAGATTCATCCTACTGCTTTCAGAGTCGCTGGACCCCTAATGGCTACAATACAGGATTATATCGGTAGTAGCACAGATTTCTCAATTGGAAACACCAAGAACGAATACATCCTGATAGATGGGACAAGATGTCAGAATGGAGAAGAACTCGCAACTGTGGTAGGAGCAGCCATCAACGCTTTCCCCGGTGCTGGAGCACTCAAGAGTATGGGAGGCACTCACATGCCTTCTATGGGTAATGCAATGCGACAAGACCGCTATGGATGGGTAGATTTAGGCACTGTTGGCTCTTACAATCATAGCACCTATCCGCAATATGTCGAAAGCGCAGCAAATGCCAGCCAAACGTTATTGGAGCAAATTCCCGCTTCGGGTTGGTTGAGAGTTAATACTGATGACGACAGTGAAGGGGATTCTGTAGACCCCGGTTGGGCAGTATATCACTCTCGTGACGTAATTGCTTCAGGAGGTAATTGGAAAGTAAGATTCCATCTTGCACCTAATGCGATAAGAGGCCAGACTGTATTTGAGTATGATACTACATGGGCTAATCACAAAGCAAGCAATGCAAATAGCAATCCTACGACTTTGAGTGGTAATCTGTATGTTTGGAGTAAAGCCGGAATAATGCAATTCAACAACGAAGATGTAAGTGCACGAGACCACATGACGCAAGTTCACTTCTCAGGCATAGTTGATGCAATAGACAGGACGAGGCCAGTAGGTGTGGCCGGTTGGCATGGGGAGCGGTATTCATATCTCAATAGTCTCAAGATAAGCACCAGCGTAACGAAGAATGATTCGACTACTACAGCAACCGGATATGCTGCTGGATTAGGAGCATATCATTCAATGCTGGGATTCTCACCATACGGCTCTGCTGGCTCCGTTATGAGCACATACGGCACGGTTCCAGTAGTTGCTCCTATGCGACATAGTCCCGAAAGCACTCCTACCATCAATGGCGCAGGAGATAACCTTGATACTTACATCACGAAGGCAAGTCTGTATACAAATTATACATTAGATGCTAATGGGCGAACGCCTGCTAATGGACAAGGCTACTTCAAGGACACAGATACTACGGATAACTCAAACCAATGGGCAAAACCCACAAATTACGAGATATCGACTACTTTACCAAAGGAACTCTCATTGCCACAGGGATTGTATAGCAATGCATTCCTCGTAGTCAGTTACAATTCTGAAAGTTCTTTGATAGCGAAGTTCGATAGAGACGCAATTACTGCTACAGGTGATTGGTTACACGTTAAGGGTGAAGGAACTGACCCCATCCATTATGCTGGAACTACACTATGGGATGAAAGATTCCACGGTCAAGACCGCTTTATTGCGCCCGCGAATGCTGGTCCGAATGTAGAGGCTCTAATTGTAGACCACGGCGAACAGCACAACGATAGCACAACTGTTCCAACGATAGCAAATGCTTTCGCAGACAATTCCTCTGATGCTCCATTCAATGGAGATGTTGGGACATATTTCCACGGTGCAGTATCAGATGACCTCAATCTCAAAAACGCAACACCCGGACGCGCTAAGACTGGTGATTTACTCTTCGATTTAGACTACTCTGTTGGTTCTGTGCTTCTTGAAAGTGGAGATGCGGAACGTAATGTATCTGCTAACCATCAAGATATGGACGGCACTGGATATTCCTATACCGTGAGCGGAAACTATCCTAACGAGTATTGGATGGGGGATGTGAATGCATTTGACATGTATAAAAATTCAGCAGCGAAAAACTTCTCAGTAGAACACATAGTTTGGAAAAGAATGGATGGCGGCAATCTCAGTTTACCCACTATCAATGCACGAGGCCTTGGTGCAGTGCCGTGGATGACGAGGGTGAAGAATAACACAGCCTATACTACAGGAGAGAAATTGTATGGGAATGTTAGATTTACTTTCGAGACAACAAATAGCGCTATGCTACCTGTATTACAGGCACAGGAACTTGCACACCCTGAGTTGCTGAGAAAACACCCATACAAGGTGGGGAATGTGCTTACCATACCGAATGAAGAGATACAATTCCAGAGTATTACTGTAACAGACGATGCGGGGCAAATACACAAGATAGAGGGTGGTAGTCCGCTGGGGACTATCATACGTGGCTTCCGCACGCCGGAAAATCGTGGTGTGAAAGGCAACGGACCAGCACTCGCTAACTCTGGAAAGACTCCTAATCTCAAAGTGCAACTACCGAATCCCGATTCCATACCGGGAAATATCGTAGTGCGCTCAGGATTCGACCCACTGCAAGCCTATCAGAACGAAACTATGGGAACGGGAGGTATGATACACCCAGATTTAGGTGCCGACACAATAGGCCATCTTTTCGATAACAGTGTAGCAGGGCCAAGAAAAGGGCCGACATACGAAGACCATAATTGGGAGAGAATAGACCCCATAACATTCGATTCTGAAGTAGGAGCATGGGTAAATAACGAGCCACTACATACGTCCTACGAATTACATGATAGGACTCTATTCTTCCATGTCTGTAAGATGGGACACAGTCACACTCATCGTTATCCGACTATTTACAGTCATACTAACGGTGTGGTAAACGATAGTGTATCGGTTACACAAACACTTGGTGCAAATAATTGGAATGCTGAGACTGGCGTTCTTACAATAGACGGGGCACTGAATACTGAGGTTTTCAATGCAGGATTTGGAACGAAAGAGGCGAAGGACGGAAGAAAGTTCCTCAGAGTGTATAATCCCATAACGGATGAAGGAGTTGTTTGCTCATATCTTGCTGAAAATGATACAACCATGGAGATTGTAGGAGATGTTGATTTTACTGCCTTTATGGCGGAAAACACAACTACTGCTCTGAAAGTTGTTCCATCTTACTATATACCCGGTGGAAGCACGCGTTTCTTTGCGTCAAGACGCTTACGTGACCATGCTGAAGTATCTGGAAATTCCCCAGATATGGCCCATACGCGCTATTTTGCCAGTGATACGATAGCATACAATGCATACAGTAAACCAAAGATGACGCCTATGCCATATCCCAGAATGGGACATCACTTCATCACGCCCACAATGCCCATGCTGCCCGGACACTGGGCTCATCCTGCATATCAGAGTCTGTATAATCGTCATCTTGCCGATTACAACATGAGTGTTGGATTCACAGATTCCGCTCGTTTCAACGAACACGCCACTGCAATTAACAAGAAATCGGGTATCAACAATTCTATGGTAACGCAATATGGCGGAACAGAAAGCACGTCACTGCAAGACAATACTCATCCAATGGATGCTGAAATCAACTTCAGTGGCATAAACGCAGCACCTTCTGGCCCAAGCGATATTCATGGTGGAGCATTCACTTTGATGTTTGAAACAGGCTTGAAGTATGACGGTTATGGTATTTTGGCTTCTGCTGGGTCATTAGCGGGTGCAGTGAACAAAGCGGGCGGACATAGCATCGTTCTCGAAGCCGCAGCCAACTACACACTCGCAAGGCATTTCCCAGACCCTGCTGAAGTTGGAGCCTACCAAATCATCATACAACCAAATCTGTTCAACAACCAACTTGTTGGTTTCCACAACAACAGCACTACAGAACTTACCAGTCAGCAAGTAAACACAGTGATAGGCATCAATGAGAGCACTGCAAAAGGTGGGCTGACATTAGTTTTAGCAAAAGCCACACAAGCAGATGTGCGAGGTTGTGAGGTATTCATCAATGAGGCTATGCTTGATGTCAATCCTGATTTCGGTAGTCAATTCACAAATATACCTCCACTAATGCTTCATAATGCACATGGAATACAGATGACGGAGTCTCCTGCATTCACAAGAAGAGGGTTTCCTTACTCAACTATGTTCTCAGACTCTTCACCGGGTCACACATTACACATACCATGGTGGAGTATACTTCACAAGAACGGAGTGCCCGCGTCCAACTTCCGAAAACTATCGCAATATGCACCGGATGATTACTTCATGTATTCAAGAAATGGGTTTGGAAGTATAGGCAATCAACAAACTATCAATGGATATACCTCAACATACCTTGACATATACTCTAAACTACGACAAATTGTCAGCCTTAATCCAAAATGCATTGTTGAATCCTTCAATACAGGTGGGACAATTACCGTAGACAATGCAAATCTATTCCCATTAACCTCTCATTACGCTCAGGAGATTGAATACACGGCAAAGAATGGAGATATCTATTCTAAACCGTATACAAAGAGAAGCGGTAATGATGCTGCAAATGTGAATGTGCCGAATACCATCTATTTGGCTGCTAAATCGGGTTCAGATAATTTCTGGGACAATATATACGATGGTGCAGAACTACGATTATCACATTCATACAATACATTATCTGCAAGTAAACTACTTACAGATAGAAAGAAGAGTGTATTTGCGAATATACTACCAGATATAGTGAATGGTAATCGTGATACATATTCATCTTATACACCAGATGCTTTCCTATGTATGTGGCATCCTAATTTAGGAAGGCCAAATACGTATTTCTCAGATAGTCGAACTACTTGGGGAAGTGTTGCTGTGGATAAAGCATCGTATAATTCAATACCAGAACACTTTGAGACTATACATTATCATGATTTTACACATGCTATGAGTGCCGGACCATTTGACTTCCTAATTATGACACCTAACATATCGAAGACAGGAGAAACAGTTGCCGCTACAACTGGCACTGACCATCAAGCGGGAGGAACCGATGTAATGTTGAGTGGTTTTTGGCCTTGTGGAAGTCGTGGCGGCCCTCATGTCAGCAAACTTGACCTTTTCAGTTTTGCAAGCGCATCTTGGAATGTGCACAATCACAGCGATGGAAATCCCAATTTCACTTCCAGCGACCTTCGAGAATGGGTAGATAGCGATGATGACGGCAGTTATTCTGTCTCTTCGGGCATCACAACGGCCGCTATGGGCTCTTCTCGAAGAAAACCGTATGGCTACCGTAACGCTATACGTCAAGCCTGTAACAGGCCTACATACGGTCTCAGTCCGACCAGAGCAGTCTATGAAACAAATCCAACCGGGTCTGGCATCAAAACTCTTGATTATGACGCTGGGCCACTGGTTCAGACTGAAACTGCGACATGGACTTATGCAGGCGGTTCGGGACTTTCCAATGCGACTCATCCTACCACATATGTTGGAATTATGGAAAGACAGACCAATTTCACAGGAATGTTGGCTCAAGACCAAGCGGACTGGCAAGTGCGTTATAGCGACGGTAGAAGGATGACCAGACCCTTTGGGACTCCTGTGAGAACACTAACCAATAACGCAGGAACTCAAAGAGACTGGTGGGGAGATGAAGTGGCTATGGACAAAACAAGCCTATCTGAGGCCTCTCAGTATTATCTGGTGGATTGGTGGGGCAACGAGCGAGGAGAGGATGTAAGGCGTGCTCCAGTGCGTGGATTCGGCATTAGACCGGCATGGGACTGTGGTGACGCTTATGAGAACGATAGAAGGAATAGCAGAAGCCCATATCGGAGAATTTGGAATAATGCTAAACCAATTTTCAATATGAAGGGGGTGGCTAATCTATCTAACGGCAATGTGAGTGTGACGACTACGATACCGAGATTTGGTGGCACAAACAACGATGTGAACTTACATGCAACTAATACAGGCCATGATTTGGTAGATGTATTTGCGCCAACTCACTCTATGCGTGTGGGAGATATGGGTAATGGTCGTGGCGTGCGTTATCCAACGCGATTTAATGAGGATGTGCTTACTGAACTTTCGGCCCCTATCCACAAAACGGGTGTAGTCTTGAGTCATAATACTGCCGAACCGCTCTTTGGAGATGGTTTGCTACGTCCCCGTAACGCTATACTGCAAGCCGATGAAGTCAAGAGGGGAATTAGTGCTAAATTAGCGATAGACAGTAATGGGTTACTGAAGCCAGAGGCTGTCGCAAGTGATAGAATCGAAGAGTTTGTAGGCGTTTCTCCTCATAAGGATGCAATATCAAGAACAAGTCCCAGAATTGGAATAGACGCTGAAGTGACTGAAGGAATAGAGCAAAATCACATTGCTATCAATACTGAGGCACATAGTCTTCATACAGACAGAAATGTAGGTCAGCGCGTCGTTCTTCATGGTGGATTCCAAGTTGGAACTAATACGATAGCCGATGTCGATTACACAGGTGGCGCATTTGGAAGACAGAATAATGGCTCTCCTGTAAGTGCAGTGCATCGCTATTCTCACACTAACGCATTCAGACCCTATGGCGGTTCCTATGTGTTAGATGCAAGCAACTATGCTGGATTGTTTGATGATACGAATTGGGGAGTGGCTTCATTGACGGGAAGTAATGATACGAGCAATCCATATCAAGATGCAGATGACTACACCTCAAAATCAGTGAGAAACAACGAAAAAGACAAGAATGTAAAGTTCTTACTTCGACCAATTAGAACCTTAGACTCTAAACATACAGAGGTATATCGCATTCATAATTCAATTGTTACTGGCACTCCTCAATACGACCAGAATTACCTCTTTGCATCATCTGGTGGAAAATATGGTCTCTTTACGTATGAAGTTAGTAATGGAAGAGCAGCCACTGGGAATCTGGCATCTGGAAGAAGTTTACCGGACGGTAATGGGCCTTACTTGCCAGTATTCGTATTCGACCCCACAGGGGCTTTCACGGCACCAACGAGTTTCGGTCCTAAACTACCCGGAACAGAAGTTTCTGGATTCGACAAGGAGAGTCTAAACTCGACAGTGAGTAGATTAGTCATTTCTGATAATACGCTACAACATCATCGTTCCGATGCTCCAAGAAGGCGGCAAGAAGAAGATACAGATGACGAAATGAAGCGAATGGACTTCTCTGTTAAGCCAAGATTTAGTCAAGCGTTGCATTCTAAGGGGCACAAAGGGGACATTTCATTTAGCATTACAGACCATAGTGGGGATGGAGCATGACACTAATACAATCTTCTGTTGGTCGTTTCGATACCACTCTCACTTCAGTAATGAACGATGTTAGACAGCCTGTATTCGTAGATAATGCAGTTCATTATGCTAAGATTCAACCTCAAAGTAGCAATAAGAGCAAAATTACAATTGAGACAAGGAATGCTCAGAACTACGATTTAGCGACAGAAAAGACATATACATTTGTAGAATCAGAATCTGGTATGCATATCACCCATAACGAAACAGATGGGCACTCATTGAAAGGCACTATCTGGACAGGAAAAGGAAAAGACGCGCCTACATCTCTGATGTATGGTGTAAATAAGCCGTTGAATAGAATCATAGGAGGTAGTAATGAAAGCACGACTTCTGGATTAAGGGTGAATGTGAGGAATCTGAAAGGTAGCACATTGAAGGATTTAGGGTTCGATGAAGAAGCACTGCGTTTTGGTCAAATTGTCGATGTAGGGTTGAGAACAACGGATTTGGCAATGAAACTGGGTAATTCTATCACTGGCACCATCACTGCTGTGACGATAGGCGAATCACCCACAATAGCGAACTTGGGTAAAAATAGAAGAAAGGTAAGCAATACGTATCTTGCTGCAGATTTCAATGGTGTTAATCTGCTATCTGCATTAAGATTCATCTCTCGTCATGATAACAGGATTTCGATATTCAATCGCCATGGTGCACTACAATACGTGCCATTCAACTTTTCAAGCGGAATTAAACAACTAAATCCACAATTTAGAACTGGGAGTGAAGATAGAAGCCCAGTGGAAAATACAGAGAATCGAATTACTGTGCAGGGCGAGGCCATTGCTCTGAATGAGAAATTGATACTTACTATGGACGATGGTGCAAGACAGCAGGGTAAGTTCGATACAGACATTCTCGAAAACACCACACCAATATATGATGCGTCGATAAGCAGCGTGCAGAGTGCAAAGAAGGTCGCAAGACAGATATTGAAAGCAAACTCGATTATGAGAGGGGCTATTGTAACAAATGGACATCCAGATGCTTGGGATTTGAGACCGGGTAGTGTAGTTGAATATGGCAATAATATGTATGTAGTAATGGAATCAAAACACAAGTTGAGTAATAAGACGAGTGATTTTACATTCTTGACGTTAGATACTGGTATAGAGGGCGTATTACAGAATATCACAAGCGGTAGCATCTCAAGAGGTTCAATTGAAAATCCAGATAAAAGTAGTCAGATTGTGGATGAGAATCTTTCCTTCTTTGATTCATTGGATGTTTTCATAACACCAATAATCACATTAAGACAAGTGTCGTCTTCTGGGCTTATAATTGGAAAAAATGCCGAAAGAGGGAGAATCGGTAAAAACTACAAGCCTATGGGCTTGAACAAGAGTGCCGCAGTAATCATGCGAGGTGAAAGTTAATGCCAGCAAACGACCATTTGAAGAGATTGATGATTGATACGATTGCATCGAACATCAATGAGATGGTGATAGGATTCGATGGCACTCCAGCAACATCTGGTGATGGCTCTGCAGGTCGTCCTGCCGTTACCATCACTCCAACGGTAAAAGTGATTGATAATGCGACGCTTCTTGTCGAAGGAACACTCGGTATAGCAAATACATTCGATGAGACTTTGAAGGAAGTCTATGTCCAGTTACGCGGAGCGAGCGGTTTCACACCCATCACAAGGCATGTTTTCAGGCCAATAGTGAAAAGTGCAAATAACGAAATGAAGATTCAATTGATAGTAGAAGTGAAGTGAGTAAATGGGCGATAATACGAAATCTGGACATACAACGGGCCTAACAGATGGAGACTACATACTTTCTCCATCTTTCACTAATCTCTATGAGGGGCTTCATGGTAATGGAATCTTAGCATTAGAAGACGGGGCAGTAGGAGATGGTGATAGAAATACACCTGCGAATATGCCCGGCGCTATTTCTGCTTCAACCAATGTATTGACGATTAAGGGTGGATATGCTGTCATTGATGGCATCATAGTGCCATTCGGAGGAGGTTACGATAGCAATGCGCCCGATGATTACACAGTGACGCTTGAAGATAGTCGTATAGAAGGGAGCCAATCTGCTTTAACAAGTGGTCAGTCTGTTCTTTTAGTAGTCTATGTCTGCTCTGATGGAAGTAATACGAAGAAGAATATCTATGTTGAAATGGGCACTCCTGTATCGAGCGGTTATCCTGTAACTCCAGAAGGATTCCTTTCTGACCCCAATAATTCACTCTCGTCTAAGCAAACTACGGTTCTTGGAATAGTGAAATGTGTCTATTCCAGCGGCACAGGCGATTTGGATATGACTACAGCCGGAGGAGAGATACTCGACAGACGGACCTTCCTTCGTCCATCACCAATTTACATGACGCCCGTAAGCACAGGTGCAGTAGGAGCCACTGTTACGGATTCAAATCGCGTTGACATGCACACTGACTTAGATGGTATTCACGGAGGTGGAGATGAAAATGGTGCACTGACTAACAGTGAGTTAGGCGCTCTGTGGATGTCTTACAGTAATGCTGGGGATAACGTGCTTTACTTCAGTGGTAAGCAAGGCGGTGCGCGAAGGTCATACAGACTCGGTCCAGACAAACTTAGCACGAGTAATGCTTCGCAGACTTTCAGATTCGATGGGCCAAACTTCTTTCATGCTACGCCTACTGGTAACATCACACTAACGCCAAGTGGCACATTTCCTCCAAGTCATACGGTGACAGTAAACAACGCTGCTTCTGCTACTCACAATATAGCATTCGACCCGTCTGGTATCAATTCCACCGTTGGTCCTGCGTCAGCAGCAGTATTTGCATACAACGGCAGCGCATGGGTCAAGATATTCGCATCAAGTAGTAGTTCGAGCGCTTCGGGTGGCTCTACTGGTGATGTTCAATACAATGATGGGTCAAGCGGATTCTCTGGCGAGTCTGCCTTCACCTACAATGCTGGAACGAACACTCTTACTGTAGGCGTAGTATCAACAGCAGGCCTCATTAGTGCGCCTACGGGTGTGCAATTTGGCACTGGCACGGCTACTAATCCGGGTTCAGCAACTACTCTATGGCGCGATTCTGATGATTCAAGGTTATACTTCAATACCTCAAAGGTGCTTCTTGATGGGGATTCCATAGCCACCAATTTGAATGCTCTTTCTGCTGCTGCTGTGGATGTCGCCGCCGATTCGATTGGATTCATTGACGCTAACGACTCAAATAATTCCAAGAAAGAATCTATTGCTGATTTGGCTACTGCGATGGCTGGCACAGGCATTTCAGCATCCAGTGGTGTTTTGAATCTTGATGCCGCCCAAACGGGCATTACGTCAATAGGTCCAGCGAGTGGAACGCTTACTGTAAGCGATGACCTCACAGTCACTGGTGATTTAATTGTCAGTGGAGCAACTACTACATTGAACGTGGCTACGATAGACGTGGAGGATAAAAACATCAATCTCGGTAATGGCTTAGGAAACGACGCTGCCGTCGATGGAGGCGGTATCACTCTTGAATCATCGAGTGGCACTAACAAGACAATATCATGGGTCGATGCCAATGATGCTTGGACGTTTAATCAGCATATTTACCCAAGTGCAGATAGTGCGCTGAACTTAGGTTCTAACACCATCAGATTCGCCACTGGGTATCTCGATGCACTTACTACTGGCACCATCACTGGAAGCGGAGATGTTACAATCGACACGAATGTGCTCAAAGTAGATACTGCCGGAGATAAAGTCGGTATACTCCAAGCCTCCCCAGAGGCCACATTCCAAGTAAAGGAGACTGGTTTCGGCTATGCAACGAATAGCACAGGCAGTTCAAGCACTTCAACTTCTATTGATGTGACTCTTTTTGATAAAACGAAGTTCAGAGCGGCGAAAGTGCTTGTTGAAGTGCAGAATACTACCGATTCCAGATATGAAACTGCTGAAATGGTTCTAACGCATAATGGAACGGATTCGGTCAATGCAACAGAGGCATATCTCACCACATACGGTGTTGTAACGAGTCATGGAACGTTACAGGGAAGTTATGATGCAGCGATAGATGGTGCGAACGTTGAATTACAAGTGACGCCTACGGCTAACAGTAAAGCGGTAGTCGTGCGCATCTCTTGGCAAGCAATGACAATATGAGAGGGATAGAAAATGGGCACGATAAAAGATTTCAGAGTAAAGCAAGGATTGGTAGTAGAAGACGGCGATGTTACGCTTGCGAGCGACCATACTGTAAAAGCGGGGATATTCGATACGAATGTCGCTGCAGCCGGTGTTACGCTTACAGGCACGACACTTGCAGCCGATGGCACAGATACCAATATCGACATCAATATCACCCCGAAAGGGTCTGGAGAAGTGAATATCACTAAGGTAGACATTAACGCTGGCACGATAGATGGTGCGACGATAGCCACATCGGATGTTACAGTTGGCTCTGGAAAAACCCTCGATGTTTCCGGCGGAACTCTTACTCTGGCTAACAATCAGATTAGTGGCGATAAAGTCGAAGGAGGAACAATCGCCGCTACTACAATTACTGCACTTACAACTGCTGGAATTACAGCGAGTGCGAACATAGATATCGGCGCTTACAATTTCAGAGCGGCGAGTATTACTGCCGATGGATTGACTTCTGGTCGAGTTCCATTTGCTTCCACTGCTGGTTTATTGACCGATGATTCCGATTTCACTTTCGCTACTGATACGCTAACAGTCACTAAACTCGGCGCTTACGAACAAGCGGGCGCAGTTGATTTCTCCGATGAAGCGATGACTAATGTGAACATCGACAGTGGTGCGATAGATGACACGCCTATCGGTGCAAATGGTGCTTCTACAGGAGCATTCACGACATTCAGTGCAACAGGCACATCTACTTTGACTACAGTCGATATCAACGCTGGCACGATAGACAATACGGATATCGGCACGGCTACTCCAAGGTCGGGAGCATTCACGACACTCAGTGCGACCGGTGCTGTTACTACTGGCACTGCTGGCAGTGGCGTAGACGTCACATTCCATTCAGCCACTTCTGGCGACCATATGTTATGGGATGCTTCTGAAGAGCAATTGAAAATTATTGGCACTTCTGGTCAAGTTGCTTTGGATATTGATACTGGTAACTTCACAGTTGGTGCTTACGGATTAACTGATGGCGGTGCAGCAACTATCGCTTCAATGGCTGGTAATTGGACTAATGCAGGTAGAACTGTGGCTGATGCGGGTATCCTTACAACGGTAGATATCAATGGGGGCACAGTGGATGGTGCTACTATTGGCGCAAATGTTGCTTCCACAGGGAAGTTTACTAATCTTACAACAACATCTTGGGCTAAAGTGAATGGGACTGCGAGAGAAACTAACTCAATGTTTCAAGTCAATGGGCCTGCTTTATCTGGTTCCTCCAATGACACCACTATGAATTATGCGGAAGCCCGTATTCATACAGATATTGCTAATGATGATGTTGCAGGCGTCACATACAACGGAATGGGTAATGCCTTAGTCTTAGACCAAGCAGAAAATATCCACGTTGGTCAAGGGACGGTATACACTCAAGGTCGAAGCGGCACAGGAAACTCTTGGGGTGTGGGAAGGCAAGCCAACAGAGCAGGTGGAAGTGGCGAAACTCAAGCCAATATATTCCATATCGGATATATTGCTAAAGATTATGATAACGTCGCAAGTAGCGTCGATAACCCTCTTAACGTTCAAAATTACGTAATGACTCTGGACACTGGCGGCACGGCTAAGTTCAAAGGAGATATTATTCTTGATGATGGTGGTAGTCTCAAAGAAGCGGGCGGAGATGAGTCTTTCACTTTCGATGCGTCTGGAAATGTTACAAGGATAGGACGAAGCACTCATACAAATGGGTATGTTCTCAAATTAAGCGGAGGAAATGCAGTTTGGGCCCAATCGTCTTCAGGCGCAGACGGAATGGGTAGCGGATTTGTCTTAGAGGATGGGGACGGCACAGAAGTCACAATTGATGAAGACAAAGAAGTGAAGTTCATTGATGGAGATGGATTAGAAATCAATTGGACTGATACATCAACAGGCTCTGACGGAGACCCATACGACCTAACTTTCTCTTTGGACATTGACGGAATGACCGACATCGGTGCAGGACTTGCGAGTGGTGATTTATTCATAGTCGATGATGGCGCAGGCGGAACCAACCGAAAGACAACAGTGGACAGGATTGCTACGCTATTCGCTGGCACAGGTCTTTCTGCTTCCAGTGGCGAGATGAGCGTGAATGCTGCACAGACGGCTGCTACCAGTAGTATGACCAGTAGCACTTCACGCACAATTACGACTCCTTTACTGAGTATTGAGAGTAGCACGAGCACTAAACCTGTGGTTCAAATCAAGAATACTACTAATGACCAGACTGGTTCTGAACTGCGCTTCGTAAAGGACAAGGGGGCGGCTGGTGCTGCCAGTGATGTAGCAGGCGCAATTACCTTTTACTCCGACGATGCTGCACAAAACAACCAAGCCTTTGGAAAGATACAGACAAAGACGACAGCAGCAACTTCTGGTTCAGAAACCGGCGAGATAGGTCTCAGTGTAGCGACATCCACAAGTGGCGCTCTCGCCGAAGTGCTTGTAGTCACAGGTGGCGCAACTGCCGCAACATCGACTGTTGATGTGAAGGGTCATCTCATCGTGCGCGGGACAACGACCACGGTAAACAGCACTACGATTGACGTAGCCGATACTAACATTACTCTTGGAAACGGTGTCGGAAATGATGCGGCAATAGATGGTGGTGGAATTACTCTTGAATCAAGCGGAGATGATAAGACATTCATCTGGGTGGATTCGACCGACTCATGGACTTCTAACAATCACATGAACTTGACTTCCATCAGCACTCCTGCATACAAGATTGGTGGCACATCAGTTCTCAACGCCAACACGCTTGGAAGTGGAGTTACGGCATCGAGTCTTACCACTGTAGGAGCACTCAACTCAGGTAGTATCACATCGGGCTTCGGCACAATTAACACAGGCTCATCTAATATCACAACTTCGGGCACTCTTGCTGGAGGGGCAATTACAGGAACCAGTCTGGCGGTTTCGGGCACAATTACTGGAGATACTTCGCTTACTCTCGATTCTACTACACTTACAACCGCCGAGTTAGGAGTCTTAGACGGTCTTACAGTAGGGACTGTGGCAGCGAGTAAGGCTCTAACTGTAGACGCCAGCAGAGATGTAGCCACAATTAGAAATCTAACTTCCGATGGACAAGTGCAAGGCGCCACACTCAGCGCCGATGCAGTAGCCATCATAGATACAGCAAGAGGTAGTGGAGCATCAATTTCTGGCGCAACATCTCTCATGAACATCGCTAAGGCAACATACCGAGCGGCTAAAGTCTTGTATCATATTAAGAAGGACGATAGTGTAGATACAGATGCGGGTGAGATACTCATTACATACAACGGCACAAATGCCTTCCTAACTCACTACGCGGAAATCAGCACAGGTTCTGCAGTAGTTGGAACTTGGGATGCTACAGTTAGTGGCAGTAATATCGAAGTGAGATTTACTCCTACTGCAAACGGGGCTCATACATACAGTCTCTGCACAACACAACTCATAACCTGATGGATAGTGAAATTATGGTGATAACTTGGGAACGAAAAAGGACTTCAAAGTAAAAAACGGGCTAATCGTTACAGACGACATCACGCTTGATGATGGTGGCTCGCTAAAGGAGGCTGGCGGGACCGCTGCTCTCACCTTCGATGGCTCAGGGCACATCACCAAGATAGGTCAGGACAGCCCTTCGTCAGATGATGTTCTGACTTGGGATGGAAGTAAGGCTGTATGGAGTTCAGCAGGTGGTGGTGGTATAGCAAGTTTAGCCGCAGATGACACACCACAGTTGGGTGGTGATTTAGACATGAACGGTAATGATATCGTCACCACGTCAAATGCGGATATACACATTAACCCAAACGGCACAGGGTCAGTATTAGTGAATTATGCTTCTTCTGTTAATTCCTTCGCATTTCAGGTTAAAGGTAATAGTAACAGTTCAACTGCTGCTACCTTTACATCACCAACAACTGCAACTAATGCAATTCAGACCGCAGCACACATGACGACTGCGATAACATCAGGCACAAGAGCAGCAGGTTTTGGAACACAATTAGAGTTTAGATTAGGAGAGATAAACTATGGTGGATATGTCGCTGGAAAGATTGGGGCAAAGATGAAAGATACAGGTAATTCTAATTTTGATATGTTCATAACCCCATCGGGAACAGGAAATCTTGCATTAGGTAATTTCACTCTTGATGCAGACCAAAGCGTAGGTTCGGGTCAAGATAACTATGTAATGACTTACGACCATTCAGCAGGGACTATTGGATTAGAAGCCGCAGGTGGTGGCGGTGCTTCTGTGTTGGGCGACTTAACCGATGTTAAGCAATCAGGAACTAACTTTGCATCTTCACTTCTTATTCAGACAGATAGCGGTGGTTCAGCACCGACAACAGGAACATTAGCAAGCGCAAATCATAACATTGGTATTGGCGCAAGTGTATTCAGCGCAATAGCCTCCTCATTGATGAATGTGGGTATTGGCGGTGTAGCATTAGAAGACTTAACAAGCGGCCATTACAATGTCGCAATTGGATATGGTGCATTAAAGGAAATTACAACAGTTAATGATAATACAGCAGTGGGTTATTTTGCTGGTGGTGGTATTGGTAATGGTGCTAATAACACCGCTATTGGTTCAAATGTGTTAAGCACAGCCAATTCAGCAACTCAGAACACAGGTGTGGGAGCATCTGCTTTGAAAGCAACAACCGGTAATTCCAATACTGCTCTTGGTTATCGCACCCTTTACGGAAATACAAGTGGAACAAGAAACATAGCCATTGGCGTTCAAGCATTAGATAGTGCAACAACAGAAGCAGATAATATCGCAATCGGTTTTGAAGCCCTCTATAATCCGAATGGTGGCGAGAAGAATATCGCTATTGGGAACTATGCCGGAGATGCAATTACTTCCGGTGATGAGAATATAACAATTGGACATGAAGCGGGTAGTGCATTAACATCGGCTAATTATAACAATTTTATCGGGAGAAGTGCAGGTTTATTACAAACTACCTCAGCAAGCACCGTAGCAATAGGACATCTCGCATTAAGCGGTAATAGCGTCACTAACAGCCAAGAAAATACAGTAATAGGAAGAAGTGCGATGCAAACTGCCGGAGGGCATTATTCTGTTGCAATAGGAACTAATACTCTTTTCAGTCAAGCAAGCGGGGGAGATTACAATACTGCGGTAGGACATCAAACCGCATATAATCTAACAACAGGAGCAAGTAATACATTCATCGGTAAAGGTGTTGCACATAATGAAACCACAAGTAGCCATAACACGGCAGTTGGAAAGTATGCTATGTTGTATGCACGAGCAGGGACAGGCTACAATACCGCAGTTGGAGAGTTTGCATTAGCCGGAACAACCAATTATCAAACAGGAAATTATAACACGGCATTTGGCGCTGATTCTCTCAAAGGTATTTCTTCCGGTTCAAAGAACATAGGAATTGGTTATCAGGCCGCAGATAACATCACAACAGGCTCAAATAACGTAATGATTGGTGGAGCAGATGCAGCAAGCGCAACAGGTTCAGACCAACTCTCAATTTCTTCGGGCGATGGTTCCCCTGTGTGGATTACAGGTGACTCAAATGGTAATGTGTCACTCAATCAATTGGCTGATGTGGTAGCAGTCACAGGAAATACAACGCTCACACAGGCACAAAGCGGCTCGTATGTGTATTGGACGGCGGGAACATTGACTTTACCGGCAGATGCGGCAGTAGGAACACAATATACCATTTTCAATAACACAGGTGGTAGTGTTACCGTATCATTAGGTTCGGGCGATGCTATGGCTGGTTCATGGGCTTCTAATGCGGCAATAGCAGATAATGATGCTACGGCCTATGTCTGTGTTAATATCAGTAGTAGCGAAAGTCAATGGGTGCAGGTTGGAGCATGAGTTTCATAGGCGCAGTTGGGGTTGTAGCCCAACAAGGAAATCAAAGTGCTGGCGGCGGCTGTTTACAAGCCCCAGAAACTGTCTCAATGGCTACATCTTCGTCTGGTAACTATGACGATGCACTCATAGTATACTCCATAAATCTGGGTAGTAGTGGTGAAGATGCGTTGAGTAGTAATAATGGGAATGGATTTTCAATGAATAGTGGAATGTCTACTGCCGAGATTGAGTTTGTTGTGGACTCAAACTACAACGCTATGCTCAACAATAACAGTGGAGTCCTAAGATTCGGTTGTAAGGGCTACATACGAGATGCCAACACTCTAACGAGAGAAGCAACCTCATGGTCATGGGTAATGAAAAGCCTTACTTACGATGATAGCAATACAAATGCAGTTTCTTCAGCATCAATAGGCGGTAGTGCATCAACAAGCCAAGATGCTACTTCGTCTGGGACCGGCGAATATGCTCAAATCGCCCATGTTTCTGGTGGAAGGGGTTATCTGGCGTTGGACGAAGAGGATTACGTTCAATGGGATATGAGAGCCAATGCCATTAACGCTTGCGGCTCGACCTTGGCAGACCCAGATATCCAGATAAAAATTACGTTCGTATGAGGTGTCAAATGATGAGTAGATGGGAAGTATCTGGAATACCCGATGGGGAAGTAGGTAAGTTTTCTATCAAGTCTTGCACTGAATCTTCCGGTCATGACTCTTGGCTAAATTATGTTCAAAATGCTAACATACCTGAAGGAACATATACTGTTCTATTCGAGAAATTTGGTCTATCCTATCTGAATATCATGCAAGACACTGAAAGAGAATATGGCGAACACGCATGGATGATGGATAAGATGGCTGGAGATGTATTAGTCGCTGGTTTAGGAGTGGGTATGCTCAATATCCCTCTATTGGCTTCGGATGCAAAGAGTATCACTATCGTTGAAAAGAATCAAGATGTGATAGATTTAGTTTGGGAACACTGTGCTAAGGACGGGCGCTTCAAACTCATTCACGCAGATATTAACACATGGAATCCACCAGAAGGCACATCTTGGGATATTGGTTGGTTTGATACTTGGGTAACTCACGATGAAAGCCTCATTGACTATATAGCCAGAATGCAGGACAGGTATGGTGATTACATAGAGCAAATGAATGGTTGGAATTGGGAATAGGAAGTAGTAAAATGGCACTAAGAATAGAATATGAAACGCATTATGGAATAACTTGTGAAAGCGCGCACTGCATTGTAAGAGATGCAAGGGTGAACAAAGAAGTGGAAATTACGGAAGACGAGAACGGTGATGAAATTAGCACTACGACTTTCGATATCAATTACAGTGGTAAGATTTTCGCATCACTGTCAGCCTATAACGATGGGGCATCACCGATTGGTGGCTTCAACGGTTCGTTTGAGTTAGATGCGGCTGGCTCTAAGAATCAATACAATCTCATCAAACAATCTTATCTTGACTTGAAGACCAAAGACGGCTTCACTGACGGCGTGGATTGCTGATTACCCATCAATTTGGGATTGTTCCTATTTTCCGAAGTAGCCACAACCAAACTCCCTCGACATCTAAACCAATATCGTTATCGTTATCGTCCATTGGTAGCCTCTTTCTGTAAGTTTCTTGCCTGTTGAACGGCAAAACGAATCTTCTGTGTGCTTAGTAAATGCCAAAATGTCTCCTTTTCTAAGCCGAAGGTTTCTTCCACTCTTTGACATAGTTCGTAGCGCGAGTTTACACGCAAGTCATCGTCTATCTCAAGACCGAGAACGGTGCCTGTTTCCTCGTCTGTATATTGGATTTTCTTATCCAGCCAGACATAGATATTACCCATTAACGAGATAAGGCGGCGAGCCAACCACTGAAACACGGTGCGAAAAATACACCGCCTCTATACTAACTTTTCTTCTCGAATGCAGTATCTTGCCAAATATGGCCGCACTCTTTACACTCCCATAATTGGATTTGCTTTGGAGTGCTACCTGCAACTCGCACATTTGAGTAGCCAGAATAACGCGCTACGAGAGAGCGAGGAATATGTTTGTATTCACAATTGCGACAGTGGACTTTTAGTCTCTCCATCAAACGTCCCATTCGTGCCACGCCCTAATTACTTCATGTGTAGGAATCCATTTTTTGCATTGTAAACATCTTGCATAATGAAAATCTGTTATTTTCCAATCTTTCTTTATGCAATCGCAATACTTACTCATTGGAATCCCTCATTCCATACCATATATGGAGCGCATAAACGCATCCATGAATAAGCCGACATACCACATTCCGTAAACTAAGGTAAAGGACAACGCTCCCAACAACGCAAGTTCTATTACCAAATCTATCAACATTCATTCGCCTCGCTTGGCAATCATGTCGTCAATCTTGAGGATTGAGGTTGTTACTTCGGTTGCACTTAGAACTGCTTGTCTAACCAACGACACAGGCTCCATTACGTTATTGTCTAACATCGAAACGATGCCCTCATGCTCTAAATCCGGCCCCATATCAGTTACGCCGTCTTGTATGGAGTGTCTGAGTGCAAGGATGCAGTCAAGAGGGTCTTGCCCTCCATTCTCCGCTATCGTGGCTGGAATTATCTCCAACGAGTCAGCAAATGCTTCTATCGCCATCTGCGCTCTTCCCGACACTGAAGCGGCTTCGGAACGGAGATGGGATGCCATAGCCGCGTATGTGCTACCGCCTCCCGGCACTACACTGTCGCCATTCTTCACCAATGATACTACACCGAGCGCATCATCAAATCCTCGCTCTATCTCATCGAGTGTAGTGGTGGTTGCACCTCGCAATACAAGCGTGGATTGGTCTGAATCAACCACTCCTTGCACGAAAATGTAATTCACATCATAATGTCGCTCTTTGTGGACCTTTGCCTGTGCGGCGCATTCTATGTCCGAAGGGGTCTGAGCCACTGAAAGGCCAAGAGTCGCTGAGAGCGCACGCATTGTGCTTTGTGGGAGATTTCTGATAGTGTGGACGTTGTTCTTTCGTAGGTAGTTTACCACGCTATCCAACGCGCCGTCTCTCACAAAGGCCAAACCTCCTTCCGGTAAGTGTTCGCTTATCTGCTTCGCTTGCTCCAACACTCCTTCATTAGTGGATGATTTGAATTGCGTATATCCCTGCATATCTAATTGGACAGTTACATTATCTTCTGTCTTCTGTGGTTCAAGCCCTCCATTCAAAAGGACAATGTGTAAATCTCCATCTATCTCGTCTTCAATGACTAAGTCCTTATTGACGATTGCCCCATTGAAAAGATACGAGTCCTTTAGGCTTCCACCCGGAAGACATAGCACCCTCACTTTGTCAGCATCTCCTGCCTTTTCCACTGCCGATACACACAGATGTGCTACTGCGTCAAGTGCCGCATCCACAGTTTTTCCGGTTATCGCCGTCTTTGCGACTGCATATTCGGTGTGGCTATTTGTATCAAGGGGACTATCACTCACATACGAGTGTTCTTTATTCTTCAAGGCAATTTCATTCATTAGGTAATCCACTGCCATAGTAGCAGCATCGTTGTAGCCCTTACATACAACATTAGGGTGAAGTCCTTTATTCAGAAGTGCAGCACTATTAGTCAATAATTCACCAGCAAGCACAACGGCCGTAGTAGTGCCATCGTAGCACAGGCTCTCCTGTGTTTGCGAACATTCGATTATCATCTTCCCTGCGGGATGACTTACGTCGAGTTCACGGAGAATTGTTGCTCCGTCGTTGGTTACGATGGTGTTCCCACCATCATCAACCAGCAATTTGTCGCGCCCAAGCGGTCCAAGCGTAGTCTTCACCGTTTTTACAATCGTCTTTACTGCCTCTATGTTGCTTCTTAGTGTCGTTTCACTATCTCCTTCTGTCATTTTTCTTCCCCCTGTAATCTTTCTAAGTCCTTTTCAAAGCACTCTTGAGTGCAATATCCCACTGTAAATCCAATCTCACTATTTGATGGAGTGTCGCAAACCCAACAGAAAAATAGTATATTGGCTCCTTCGGGAATAACTTCGTGTAGTAGGAATCCTTCATCATCCATTATTCCTCTTCCTCCGATGGATAGTCTTTTTTGATGGGGTTGGCATTTTCCGCTTCGGCTAATATCTCATATGTCTCCTTCAATGTAGCCGGTTTTCGCAAATACGGATAGCCTACTTCTTCTGCAAGTTTAGATGCCACCCTACTTATGTCGTATAGATTTCTTCCACCCTGTATCATGCTGAACAATATGTCTAATGCTCGCTTGAGTTTGTAGTTCTCGTCGTCTGTCGTATCGTCTATTTCGGGCAATTCGCCTCTTGGTTTGTATTCTACCATCCTATCTCAACCTCCACTATGTCTCCGGTCTCAAATGACCTTGACTTCAATACACCATTGTCTTTCCCATACTTGTATAGGTCATACGTTAGTTTGGCGTCTTTGAGGCAGTAATCGCATACTTCCTCATATTTTCCTTCTCTCCAGCCTATGGGCGCATCGACGCTTTTCATGCTCTTGCTTTCTCCCAAATTGTGATTGGAGAGTGATTGGAGAGATGACTCAAGTTTACCGTATGATAACGACGCCTTCTGAAAGAGTAGTTTAGTATCAATCACATTCTCAGATTTCTGCATTACATCTCCTATCGCCCAGCAGTCAAGCGATTGCTTAAGGACAGGAAAGTCGAATCCGATAATGTTGTGGCCGAGCATCCTCCCACCTTTCGCAACGTGGTTACTTATGTGGTCGCCAAGAACCCTTGGATGAAGGTCATGTGTTTCACACCCGTCGAGAGAGACGTCTGCTTTCGTGAATATGTGTCCTTCCGTTCCATTCCATGTGGCTACGACTGATGTGTCGAAGAGGGCTTTGTTATCCCAACCACCAATCTCCCATGAGTAATTGCTTGTCTCTATGTCTAATGCCATTATGTCCGTCATTTCTCTTCCTCCATACAAGCCCATGGCATCTTACAACCACATCTGCCACTACGACAGGCTTGAATCCAAAATAACTTAATTCGCGGGTCCGTCATTCCTGCATCATCTCCCTTGGGTATGCTGCGCACATACATAGTTCGAGTTCATACTCTCCATCAACATTTTGATAGCATACTACACCGCGCCCTTTACATTCGACGCACATCTTACGCTTTCTTACTGTCATTCTTGAACTCCTCCTTTAGTCGCACATATCCCGTAGTGCCATCTTTAGCATTATCAAACAATTTCACTGCCCATTTAGCATAGTGAGCGTAGCCTGTGCCACGAGTAACTCCTGTCTGTGATAGGTAAGCACCAATCACTCCGTTCTTTTTGCGCCATGCGTCGCCCTTGTTTCCAAGTTCCACAGATTCGGTGGCTTGGTAAGCAACAATCCACTTGTTCCTTTGTGTTGCTCTTTCAGCCACTTTCGGTCCAATCTCGACTTCGCCTTCAAGCCACTGTATGAGATTCTTGAATAGGTCATACAAAATTTCCGTTGCCATATCCACGTGGTCGCCCGTTACAATCCATTTATCATCCAGCATAGCCATGTGCGTCGATAGGATAGCCGTGTAGTTCTCCATAGCGGGTATGAAGGACGCCACTACATCGCTGATGCCCGGCCCTAATCCATCCATCAATTCGTAATAGTCGTCTATCGAACCAGCAAGTGCGGCATAGAATGTTCCTTCATCTGCACTGAACATCTCAGTCATACAATCCTGTAATATGGTTTCTTGCTCCGCTCTCGACATAGCATCCCATTCAACGAAGGAGGTTTCCGTGAGTTCAAGCACCTTGTCTCTTAATCTCTTTTCCAATGAGACGAAGTATTCCACTATCTCATCGTAAGAGACTTTCATTTTGGGTATACTCTTGTAGCACTTTTCCCCTCTCATTTGACTGACGTTCTTTCTTCTATCCATGCTCCAATTAGACCAATATAGCAGAACTCGTTGGAAGATTCCTTTCGTCAGCACATATTCCTTAACGCCGGCAGGTGGATATGTGGTAATCCACAGTGATACCAGCGATTCAGTTTCAATTCGTCCTTGTTTGGTGTGCTTGACGAGTATGTTGTTGTTGCTTCCAACAGGGTTGCACGCCGATTGCAGATACAGAACCGTCTCTTGGCTATGCTTGTTTGGATTGAGGATGATTGAACCTTCATCGAAGTTCAACGCCTTTCGTCCGTTCAAGAAGCCTTCCTTCAATTCGACTTCCTTGTTTCCATCCACCAATGTTTCCTCGAACCCGCCTATCAATCCTGCGTCAGTTCCTGTGGTATAGAGGTCCGTAGGGATTCCCACGTCCTTCAATACGTCGCCTACGAACTCCCATGCAATTGACTTGCCCGTTCTGCTTGATTGAATCCAAAACGAATGCACACGCGGGTCCAAGTGGGTTGCCCCCCAAGGTATACGCACGTATGGCACTGCTAATTGGCCCTGCACAAAGAAGAACGATAGCATCGCTGGTATATCGTTGTCCATTGATATGTTCCCGAAGTGCTTGACGTAGCCGTCAAACACGGAGAACTTCTTCACTGCTTCATATTCACTTGCCTTCTTCATTTTCTTTTCTCTCCCCTTATCTCCTGTCCGAGTATTCCTTCGTCCCGTCTATACACTCGTATTTAATTCTCCCTGTTTAGACATTGTTTCGGAATAATCGGAATTACTATCTTCGTTTAAATACCAAATCAATTGAACACCTTCCTTTCGATGTGAACAGGAGATTCGCTGGTTAATGCCTTGATGATTTTCTTCGCTGACTTGTCGCCCAACCCTTTCACCTTCTTGAGTGAGTCTAAGAAAAGCATCTCTTCAATAGAGCCACATTCCTTGAGTAATCTATCAGCCATGACTGAGCCTATGCCGGGTATGCACAGAAGTATGTCCTTCCGCACATCGTTTGTGCTGACCCTACGTATTCCCTGTGCGCCATGTTGAGACGCTGGCTTGTGGAGTTTGTTGTGTAGTTTCACCACGAATGAGGCGGCTTCACTGACGTTTGGAGTAAACAAGACTTGGCAGTCAAAATCTGCCATAGTGCGCGCTATGAGTCCTACCATCTTACTTTGGATGCGGCTGTATGAATGCTTCTTGTTCATTTTGACGTAGGCTGATATACTGCCGTGTATCAATAAGAAGAAGCGTTCGTAATTAGCATCCATGTTATCCAATTGCTTCCACAGGTGTCCGGTGTCGCAAGAATGGAGGAAGTCGCTAACCGATTTGGCTTCGATGCACGCTGCGCCTAACAGGTAATCGCCAACCACAAGCGTCTTTCTTTCAACACACAAGCCTGCACTTTCGGCCTTGCGTATCACGGATTCGCATAATCTGCCTCTCTCGTTGGTGTCTATGAATAAGTCAGTCATCTGTTCACTTCCTCTTGTTTTTTCTTTGCGTGATATCGTGCGCGGTCTCTCGCTAATACCTTCTCACGATTCTTTTCGTAATACTTGCGGCCATACGCATTTGTCTTCTCACGATTCTCTTTGCGATACTTGCGGCTTCTCGCCGCTTCTTTCTCACGATTCTCTTCGCGCCACTTGCGTGCTTCCGTTTTTATCTTCTCACGATTCTTTTCACGATACTTGCGTGCATACGCTTTTTGCTTCTCAGGATTTTCTTCGTTATACTTGCGATTATTGCGTGTTTTCTTTTTCTTCCTACACTCTTTAGAACACACTTTTGTGTTATGTGTATATTTGGTAAATACCTCATCACAAATCACACACTGTGCTTTTCCAAAGTCATGCCGCTTCTTTTGTTTAGCGTCGAACTTACGGTGTCTTCTCCCCTTGTATGTGGATAGAGTCGTATTAGATACGTTGATTGGTTGCATCTGTTCACCTCCTGTGCATCGCACACATATTCCTTTTTGATTCGGGAAGACGTCTAAGTTTGCACCTCTTCCCTTTCGCAGTTAAGGCGATGCAACGGTCTTCGGCCTTTGGATTATTGAAACAAGGCTGGCATAATTTTCTGAATGAGTATTTTCCATTCGCTTTTCTTTGGGGGTTCCTATGGCTTAACTTGGCGCCACATTCGCTACACTCTCTCATAGCAAATCCTCCGCAGTTCCATCGTAATACTTGCATTTACCTGCACACAGGCCTTCTTGCATCAAAGTTTCACAACGTGCATGAGCATAACCCTTGAACACTATGCTCTCGACTTGGGTTCTCGTTATGTTTTCGTTCCAATCGACCCATCCTTGCTCCGAGCATATCTGCACAATCTGCTCGACGTGTTTCGGCAAGTCTTCTTTCGGCACATTATCAATCGGAAAGAACCAACGAAGCCTGTCTGCGAGATAGGATGCGAGATGGTATCTCGCTCTATGTGTTGGATTACCTGCTCCAAGAGCCGCTTGGGCTATACAAGGCAGAACCTTGATTGAGCCTAACGAGACTGTGGGTAAATCAGATACATTCTTTCGCTCTTTCTTGCTAAAGGCATTATTCTTCTTAGGCAGAATGAGTTTGAGTGGTTTGCTTCCTTGAACGATGTAGCCACGTCTGTAATCCTGTGCTATTTCGTAAATAGTCTCGAAATCTAAGGACATGAGTTCATCACTTTCAATCGGTATAACCCAACACCCTCTCTTTGCGTTGTAGGAGTTAGGGATGCGTATCATTCCCGCAAGGTCGAATGCAACAGTAGGGTCGTTACATGAGAGGTTGAGGTTATCATGCCAGCGTTTCATTAGCCTTCTTCCGGCACTTTTGATTCTTGTTACCTCCAATCCGTCTATTGGTAGGAATGCTTCAGACAAAGGAATATAGATGTGAAATCCACCTCCTGTAAAGAAGATGTAGTGTTGGTAGTCATTGTCCAATAGGTGTCTGTGAAGGCGTTGCACTTGTTCTTGCATGAAGGAGAAATCAACATCAACACCTCCATTCTTGAAGTCCTTGCAGTCAAAGTCCATTACAAAGTGTCTGACTATTGCAGTATTGTATTCGACTCTATGGTGCTTGGGCGCTTGGGTGCTTCGATACCCATATGCAGTGTGATACGCATTACCAGACCCGTTCTTCCCTCTCCAATACTTTTCCAACGCTTCCCAATCGCGGACGATATAACGCCCTCCGTGCTTACCGCTCGAACTTACTTCAAGGACTTCTCTTGGGAAGTCGCGTATCAATGACGCAAACGCCATATTACTCAGCCATATCCTTGTATCTTCGATGGATTTTTACTGCTAAGGACGCTGGCCCTTCGGGAAACAAGTTCTTCTCAGTATACGTAAATGCGCGCTTGTCTATCACAACGTCAAGAACGTGAAAATAAGGAACTTCTGCGTTCTCTTCGGTGTAGTAATCAAGCGTCATCTGCTTGGTTAATTGGGCCTTGAAATCTCCCGTTCCCAACATACCGTAAGTTACATTCACTTCCATGTTCTCATCTTCTCCTTTCAACATCTCAGACAAAATGTCTGCCGTTCTATTCACTTTTTCTTTCAGTTCATTCTTCTTCATTCTCATATTCGTTTTCTCCTTCATTCATTCCCCAAGCCGGACACAGTTCCATAAACGAACAGTAAGAGCAATTTGTCATTGTCTCTCCGTTGGGTGTTCTCCATTCTCGTATTTTTGGTTCAAATGAATCATATAGGTGTCCTTTCACAAGGTTCTGTAATTTCCTCATCGCAGTTCGAGGGGCGAATTGCGTCTTTCGTGTTCCAGTTTCTTCTAATTCCCATTCGGCCCTATCGCCGCCATTCACATATCCTCTTGGGAACTCCCAAGCCCAATGTGTGATAGGGAGAAAATCAGTGTATTCTCCTTCTTCAAGCATCATTCTGTAAATCTGCATTTCCACTCTCATCTTAGTGGCAGTCTTCTTCTCTCGCCATTTACCTGTCTTAAGTTCCATCAGTATGAAGCCGCCCTCTCCATCCGAGAAGATGGTATCAATGAATCCTCGAAGATGGACAGGATATTCTTCGCCATCCACTTCCACCATAACGACGCCGTGTGCTGATATTTCGTTTCCAACGGGTGTCCAATTTTCTCCATCTGTAATGAGAAATCTATCCCACTGCCAATCAAACCACTTTCGTATGACTACTTCTTCTCCAAATTGGTATGGAAGCGGAGGTGTCGGTATTACCTGCCACAGTAAGTCCTTTGCGAGCATCTTCTTTCCTTCTCTCATAAGCACGAGGGCTTCGGGAATCTTTGCTCCTACGTTATCCCAGAAATACTCGACTATGCTATGCACGTTCGTTCCACGAATCATGTCATCGTTTTCCGGTTCGGAGAGACGATAGATATTCTTGAGTTTGTATTGATGAGGACACCAATCATAGTCATTGATAGACGATTTACTTGCCCTCAGTATCATATCCTTCATGTCGGGTGTCCAATTATAGCACGACCTGTTGTATGATTCAAGCAGTTCCGGCGTATGCGCTTCAGTGCGCCGCTCAAAGAAAGCCTCTTCATTCGGATTAAACTTCATTCAGAACACCCCTCACATCTCATATTGGTGAATGGTTTTCGACAGTTTGGACAAGTAGGCGTTCCGTTCACCATACAGGTTGTGGTAATACCATGCCATCCACATACGCATTGAGACAACATCATATCCACCCAAATAATTTCGCTACTACTATAACGCTCAAGATTACATTCACGAAACCTACGATAGTTCGTGTAAGAGCAAGGCTGCCCACGTGCATCTCAGACCACTTGTCTATATCTTTACCATTCATTTCAATCACCAATGCGTCTTGGGTTTTTGTCTCCCAATTGCCTCTCCAATATCCCAATCCAAAACCCGATATATGTTCTCAATTTTCTTTTCGATAAACTTCTGAACACACACGGCATAATCAATTTGGAAATCCTTGACTTCTGTCGCATCCCTAAATCCAACGACAAGAGTCGGGGGCATATCTTTGGGAGTTTGTAGCACATAGCACCACTGTGGGCTTTCTCCGACCCTAAAGGGATTTTTAGGGTTGATATGGTCATTGTAGTAGTATGCCCCTCTCACGGCCATAGGCGGCGTTCTCTTGTATTCTGCTTTGCCTATTTTTCCATACGGTGAAAGCGCATCCCACGTCCAATTTCCCGCAAGAACGTCAAGTGATATTTTTCTAATCGCCTTCGTAACTTCTTCTTCATCTGCTCCTGTTCCGACTAAATCGAATATCTTCCCTTGTATCGTCTTTGTGAGTGGAGATACGCTGGAAGCCTTGTATGAAAATCCTGTTACTTTCAATTGCCCCTTCTTTTCGGGAGGCCAAATCATAAATCCGAAGTTTTGATTCTTCACATCAGCAGTTAGCCAATAGTCAAAGTAGGCTTCTAACTCGATTTCCATCATGGGAAGTTCGTATCGAGTTCTAATGATTTTGTTGAGGCTCTTGAGGTGAGCGTCTATCTCATCAAATGGAATTTGAATATAACCGGAATCGGTGTGGCCTGCGAGAGCCGTATAACCAGCCTTCTCACTTTCCAGCAGAAGGGTGTTGATGCACTCTCTTCCATAGTAGGTGATGGTGCGACCCACATCGGGGTCTATCCATCCACCACTTACTTTCTTCTGAGACATATAGCCATAGATTGCGTTGGTTGCGACTTTAACGGCAGTCTGCAATAAATCCCATTTGAGTTTCTCGTCTTCGCTCTTTGCTGCTTTCATTTTCTTCTTGTAGTCTTGTCGCAGTTCAAGCATACCCGAAATGATGGCTGGAATGACGCCTATGCCCGATGCCTCTTTTCTCCAATGCGTTCCGTTTCCAACGCTTCGGATTTCTTCACCGCCACTTTTCTGTTTTGTCGTTGGGCATAGATTCGCATCCACGCAAATCTGAGGATACATGGACTTGAAGTCAATACAGGCGACTCCTTCGTGTCGTCCACCAACAGTTTCCGGCACGTCTGCGCCATCGTATTGGTCGCGTTGGTGGTAGTGAGTGGTGAGAGCCTTTATGTCAGTATGGCGAGAGATACGCCCTCTTACAAAACGAGATACGTTGCAGGTGCTTTTGAAGACGACTCCACATTCTTTCTGCATAGCCAAATGGTAAGGTATCGCATTCACCTTTTCAGCACAATGCCTCAATAGTGTAGTATCGCGCACACAGTAATCAACGAACTCATCAAAGTTCTCAACCCACCATGTAAATACATCAGCATCCATCTTTTCTCCTTGCTCACCTAACTCTTTGGCTAACTCTAAATCTTCTGCGATGGTTGCGAGTTTCTTGTTTCTGAATGTTCCACGTCCATTCTTCTGCCAAACTGCCTCCAATCCGCTTCCTGTATTCCACGCGAGCGCAGTGTCGTAAACGAGCCTTCCTAAAATTGGTTGAGCATTATCGTGGTAGCCATCCTTTTTGCGTGGCCTTACTGTTTGCCCCAATGGACTGAGTTTGTCTGCTCTATTTCCTAAACGCTCAACGAGTTTAGGCAAGTCGGCCCAATAGATGGCGTGCGCGATGAGAATGTCGGGGTTGCACTTATTCAAGTGCTTAAGAAAAGCGTCGAGCATTTCCTGTTCGCTTCCATAGAGGTATCTATCATATCCTCCTTCTCTTTCTATGTGGTCTATGGTGCAACCATCTTCCTTTTCTTTCCAAGCGAATACCAATGGTCGATTTCCCATAGTGTCGTCAATCGAAATCATGGTAATTGCGCCTTCATGTGGACACCCTTCGGGTTGCCATTCCATATCGAAATACCAAATTCTCGGATGAAAGTCCGGTATGTTCTTGTTGTCGGGATAAGCATGAATAATCAATTGGTCTGTGTAAGGCATATCTGCCTCATAAGTCTGAATCTCACTCTTAATGTCGTAAAGGTGTATTGGATTAGGCACGTCGAGACGTATCAATGATGCTTTATCTATCCCTTTCGCCTTAATGTCCGAGCGCACCTTAACGCCCGGATAGCGTGCAGTCAAACGAGACAATTTCTTCGGATGGGTGTTCTCCGCCACCCAACAATGTGGGGGAATCCAAAGCGGGTCATCAATGTCGGAGTTTTCGTTGGGATTTATCGTGTGTTCGATTATTTCCCCATCTGCTCCCCTATATCGGTAGTAAACGTGTGGATAACCAACGCCTTCCCACTCGTCATCGGGATAGTAATAGTCAATTATCATTGAGCGCACTTCCTACACAATAGTATCTGATTTTCGTTAGACCACAAAGGCCCAATCTTGTGGCACTTACCACAACGTCCGATTTCCTTACTCATGCTGGCTCACTCCTGCTGGTCTATGATTATCAGTAGTCTCTTCAAGTCCGTTTCGGTCTGTTCTATCACAAGCCCACTCGCATCACCAAAGTGAAAACGACACGTAGTGCCGCTATCCACTAAGCCAAGGCAAGGGAGCAACCATGGACCGAAGTTAGACTTCACAGTCTTGATACCTTTCTTCTCAAGAGTTACATCAGTGACTGTGCTTGATGCAAATATCTTGGCATCGTGAGTCTTACCCGCAGATGCAGAAATCTCTTCGTTCTCAATGTCCATTGTAACACTATAATCTGCCCCATATTTAGTAACGATGTTCTTCAACGAAGCGAGTTTGAGTATCTCGCTCATCTTCGTTCTCCCATGCACTGTGTAGGTATCGGCGCCAAACGTCTTCCACTTGTTCCCCTTAGCCTCCTTCACGAGTTTGGAGTAGGTCTTGACTAATTGCTGGCTTTTGCTATCCGATACAGGAAGCGACAGTTTGAACGAGCCGCTTGACAAGTATAGCGTGTTTCCATTCTTCACCTGCTTTATCGTTACATCTCCACTACACTTCTTCAAGAAGGCACAGGCTTTAGTGAGGTCTGAGAAAGTAAGTGGGCCTGCCTTTGCTTTAGCGTCAGGGTAGGCGCGAGATACATTGAGGAAGAAGGTCTGATAGCCTGCGCTATAACCGATAGCGTTTGGCGTTTCAAAGACGTTGATTACTAAATCACTAATCACGTCGCTGAATTGACCTAAGTGGGCAAGCCACTCCTTGCTATCAAGCGTTATCTGCGCCATCTGCGTTCACCCCATGATATTCTTCAAGAAGCGCATCGAGTTTAGGAGTAGTGCTACCCGACCTCGTCAGTCGTCTTTCACTACAATACTCAGACAGTTTTGATGCGAGCGTTTGCTCTCTCGTTCGTAGTCGCTGAATATAGATGACCGCATCCATGAGTTCGTGTTGCAGATGCTCCAACCACTCATCATGCGTGAGGTCATCGCGCTCCATTGTAGCGCCAGCGTATTTGTCGGTGGCTTGCACCTTCTTCGCTCTTGCTTGTATGATTGCGCACACTTCGTCTTCCACTTTGCTCATTCAATCACAACCGCTCAAGTTCCGGCAGACCCATGAAGTTAGGTTTCTCGCCCTGTCTCGTTGTTAGAATGGTTCTCCGTTGCCCTTGTAGCGTGGCGTCAGTCTTGCTCTTCTCAAAGGTGGCCGTGAACGTTTCGCCTACGACCTTCCCATCCTCAACCTCGTCCTTGCGACGACAGTGAACAATTTGGAACATATATCCAGCACTGCTCTTCTCCCATGCGGGTGCGCCATCGCTCTCAAGCATCTTACCGCCTTTACCGTATACGTCCTTCATGTGTGTCTCCCAAAAGACTCTCACGCCTCTCTTCACCAAAGCGCGACAGACGGCAGTCAATTGGTGGAATCGGGTAACTCTAATCGCCCAATCCCACTGCTGTTGCACTCTTTCGTTAGAGCCTGCACCACGATTGTCTGCGGCCTCTATACCATCCTTAGAGAGTCCTAAGTCTTGTATTCTCATACAGTTAGTCGCTACGCTATCCCATAGGTCTATGCCAGTAATTAGAACGCCCCACAAATCCTCGTGCTTCTCCATAGCGAACTGCATGATTTTCATCGTTCGGTCATGGGTAGCAGGGTAGTCGTAGGCAGTTCTCTCTCCCTTGAGGTATACCCAAGGTTCCCAACACTTGATGCCCTCATTGTTCGGATAGTATGCTGACTTAGTAGCGGAGCCACCATTGTCGAAATCGACAACCCAAAATTGCTTCGCGCTCATGCCTTCACCTCTTCAAACTCGTCAAGAGTAGTTTGTCTGCCCTTCCCCTTATGTTTGTCGCAGTATCGCTGATAGAAGTCGAATATGATGGCACTCTTACCCGTATTCTCCTTCCCCACCAACGCCATGAAGATGTGAGTCTTCGGTTTGTTAGCATTCACGTCTGCGAGTTCTGCACGTAGTTCCGCAAATGGGTCGGTGTTAGCAGCCTTGCTTGCCGACTTCTTCTCTTCCTGTGCCGCCTTCGTCTTTCCGAATCCCGCCATCACTCACCACCATCCGTGTCGCTTTCATCCACTGAGAACATTCGGTTCAGTTCTCCTATGTCTGTCTTCAATTGGTTCATCGTTTGGTCAATCGTGTTAGCGAACCGCTCAAACGAGCGTAGGTAAGCCAACCTACGAGAATGCTCTTTCTCCATTAGGGTGGCTTGCGCAGCAAGTTCGTTATACCGAGTGATGGTGTCATTTAACTCCGTCTTAATCTTGGTCAATTCTTTCTTCAATTCATCCTTAGTCATGTCTTTTGTTGTCATTTTTTTCTCTCCTTTCAATCGAATTGCGATAGGTCAGTGTCTCCACCGTCCACTCGTCTCGTGGACCTTCTGTTGTCTGCATAGATGCCCCATACCGTAATCTGTGGGAGTCTATTGCCGTCTTGCACCCTCATCTTCAATCTTCCATGAATGAGAATTGTGCTTTTCTCCGCAAAGCCCCATAGTTCATCGTCCACGTCTATGAAGTGGAAGGGGTGCGCTAAGTCGTGGCACGCGCCGCTTACCCAACATGGAATCTCGCCTCTATTCTTCGTTCCATAAGTGTCTTCGAGCGACCGTGATGTTATGGAGAGACTGAAATTCCTTCCTGTCTCATCCCACTCGGATTCCCTGCCCTCAGTGGACATTCTCGTAACTCTTCCCTTCACGATTATGTCTGGACCGATTGTGCCGTCGTTTCCATCTCGCCCTTTGAAGTGCCTCTTTCGTGAGTCGAAGGCTTCTTCAAGTTCATGTAGCGGAACATACAGGTCATCTATTAGTTCCTCATCTGTCCATAGTTTGAATGGGTTGAGAAGGCTTCTTTCGCTTTCTGGACACCACTCGTTTGTGTATACCATAGTTTCCGAGAAATTGAAGTTCGTTCCAAGCACGTCTTGGAATGCTTCGTTCTTCGATGTAGGTAGTCTTACCTGTATCTCCACAGGCACGCCAACGTGTATTGGTAAGTGTGCGTTAGTGCCGGTCAAGTCCACTCGCCAAGGCTTTATCTCGCCTTGATTCAAGAATGCTCCCTTCTCGTTGCCCAAGAATCGGTAATATCGCCCCATCCTTACACATGGATATGGTCGTCCTGCCTTCGACAATAGACATAGCCACTCATCTCCGACCTTGAAGCCCATAGTAGGCTCTTCCTCAGAAGTTTCCTCAGTTACTATCTGCTTGAGGCTCGTGCTGATACACCATACGTCTCCTTCAACGTAGTAATGCCCTACGAGGCCAGACGATAGTGCTTCGTTAGCGTCATCTGTCCATCTTTGTGTAGCGTTCCTAACTGCCCATCCGTTCCTGTCGTTCATCTTGTCTTCAACACCGAGCCATTCACCAACGAAGGTAAGCGTCTCTCCGCCTCCGCCGCTCACATTGGACTTTCGGTCCTCCATGAACATCATCTCGCTCCAATCAATTAGAAGGTCTGTGTCCTCTTTCTGCCAATCATCACAACCGTATGTTGTGGCTATGTGCTTAGTGTAGGCTGCTACGACCTTCTCGACGCTCTCGCCAGTCCTTTCGGCCTGCATTTTGAAGCGTTCCATGACCTCGGAAGGCCACTCCTTCTGTTCCTTCTCCGTTTTACTAAACGGATTCTTGCTATCTGTCTTCTTTTCTTCATTCATTTTTCTTCACCTTTTCTCTCATTTTCGCCACCGCATAATCGCAGTAGGAGTAGTCATCGCCGGGCCATGTGTATCTATGCGTCATCACGTCGCCGTATGCCGCCATTATATCCCATATAGAATCGAGGTTATCCTCTTCATCAAAGTAATCGTATATGTTCAGATAGAAGTTCCTCATCACTTGATGTAGGGAACGCCCGTTCTTGAGCATCTCATGGAAGTTATTGCGCACTTTCCACCACTCGTCTCCTATGGCGTGGGCAATCGCATCCTCACCCATTGTTTCCTCTAAGCGTGATAGTCTCTCTCCTAATTGCTCTATATCAATTGAATCGAGGAACATAATAGATGCACGCATATCACCGTTCATGAGTTCAATCAGATTTTGAAGTTTATCGGCTAAAACCGACGAACCCACAAAGTTCTCATCAGCATTATGTAGCACCGAGATTAGACGCATCGCCCCCGGTCCTGCTGGCACAGGCGTAAACGCATACGCTTTGCATCGTGAGCGTATGGCTGGGCGTATCTTCTCTAATTCGTTGCACGTCATTATGACCATCGCATTATGACTATACTTCTCTATCAATTGTCTCATAGCGTCTTGCGCGCTTGGTGTGAGGCCGTCTGCCTCATCGAGTAGGATGATTTTTCTCGGCGTTCCGAGAGGTTTGCTACGCATCGCAGACTTGAGTTCGTTGCGAATGAAGTCTATGCCCCTATCGTCGCTGGCGTTGCTCTCAATGAAGTTCATATCGTTGAACCAATCATCGAGTAGTGTTCGTGCTATGACGTGGGCCGAACTCGTCTTACCCGTTCCCGAAGGCCCATAGAAGAGAAGGGCTTGAGGCCAATCATCTGCATCAGCCCACCCATTTACGTCTGCAACGAGTTCGTCCAACCCAACCAATTCGGTCAAAGTTTTCGGTATCGCTATTTCTGCGAGGTCCATGATTCTCTATACTATCTTCGTTTAAATACCAAAGGCATTTTCAAGCATCTCTTTTTCATTATCGAATGACTCAATCCAATTAAGGAAATCCGCGTCATTTGCAGATTTACGCGGAATGGGATTTGCAGTAACCCATTCCATCATATTCAACCCCGCCCTATCTGTTATCGCTTCGCTCCATTGGCGATTCAAGAGATGAAACCATTTTTCTATCTCTTCGCGTTCTTCGTATTTCTCCTTGAGTTCAATACCAAAAGGCGTGAGAAATATCTTCACGCATTGTAATTGACTACCCGTTCCCGTTTTGAATAAGGAACGCCAGCATATTCTCCTTCTCACACGATAGCCCCATCGAGCGTCAGCCCTCTTTTCGACCCATGTTCTAAAGCGTATCTCCGTTAGGATGATGCCTAACCCCATCCATTCCTCGCGTCGGTCATTAGTTTGCATCTATACCCACCAAATCTACATATTGTGTCAAGTCAGATATACCCATATCGCTCATCACCTCAACGAGAGATGGCTCGCTCAGTGTATTTGTCCTCCTATCCACAAAAGGAGAACTGACGCCTAAGACAATGCAAACGTCATCGGAGATTTCTCGCCACGACTTGGCTTCTTCTGTATTAGAACCAATCATTCTTTCTATGTTGAATATCACTGCCGCTCGTTCTGAGGGTATTTGAACCGTGAGAAGTCCAACATCAATGTATTCGTCTCCATCAAGTGCGTGTAATTTCACGTATAGCGCATCTCCAGACTTGTATGATGCGATGCGTAGTTTGCTGATATGCGATTGCTTTACGAGAATATAGCCTCCGTATTCCGTTGGAGAGAATGCTCCCGTATTTGGGAACCTTATCGTGCCTTCTCGCTTGACTATACTATCCCACGACGGTATCATTTCGGGCCACGCTATGTTTGCCTCTTCGTGTGAGTCTGCATATTTGTCGAGTCGCTCTTTGAGAGAAAGGGTTGGGTGTTCGGGATATGCTATATCGGTAATTGTCTTTCCTACTTTTTCTATGATTATATTTTCATCTTCGTCATATTCGACCGTAACTGTGCCGCTCGGTATCGCTTGAAATGTATCTAAGGCAACCGTTGTATATTCATTCCAAGCCTTCCATTTGCGCTTACGTAATCCAGCAGTCGGCTTCTCATACCACCGTTTGGGGTCAAGAAGGGCATCTGTATTCCCATATAGAGAGGCAATTATTTCAGAATCTGTAAGGAAAGACCGGCTATTAGTTATCGTTTCGTGCGGCACTTCGGGGTTGAGAGACTTGAGAAAACGCAAGGAAGAGATGGGCATTCGCTTGCCTAAAACACTATCCCAAAATAAGCGCGCATCTATTTCGTCCATCTGTTTGCTTAAGGAAAGGAATGAAAATAAGAGTGTGGTGGTTGCATTCCTAACGCGGAGCGCTTCCTCTAACGACCACTCGCTTGAATTAGAGGCACTGCTTTCAGACGCAAGTAAAACCGATATACTGCTCGCCTCTAAGGACATGAGGACTTCGTATGGAACGCCTAATTCGTTAGCCACTTTAAAAACTAATTGTCTTTCGGTCAAGGTTTCATTAGGAAACAAGAGGGCGTATGCTTGTCTTGCTTCGGCCTCGTCCAGCGTCAGTGTTAATTCAGAATCGCCTAAGCGTATGCGTTCGCATACAATTGCTAACTCACTGAAGCGCATCTTCTATCAAATGTGGAACGGAAGACACCCACTTATTGGGGTTTGGCTTTGTTTTTTCTCCGAATATCCTCATGGTTGCTTTCTCAACATCTTTGATGCTTATTTTCAAATCGGGCTGGTTGCGCGTCATTAGAAATATGCAATCAATCAACAAACATTTGTCTGTTCTTCTATTGGAATAGTGTGAGTTCTTTCGCACTTGATGATACAATGTATACGCCGCATTGACTTGAGAAGGCTTCAATCCCAATTCCATACCTAACGAGTAAATTGAGGCCTCCATGAACTTAGACTTATGGAATTTCATTCAATCACCTATCATTAACGAAGGTATATGCTACGAGACTCCACATTTCGTTGTATAGTGCTTTCAATTGCTTATCTTTGACTGAGCCTTTGAAATTGGTATAACCTGTTTCTTTCAATCTATTCTTCACTGCTTCTCCGACTTCTTCTCTCGGTATGAATGCCCTATATGGGTAATCTGCTAAGGAGTCCTTGAAGTAGTCGCATTTTGGAAATACGTTAGTAAGGTGAGTTAATTTTCTTGCTCTCACTAACAGTGTTTCATCATCATTGTAGTTCTTCACTATACTCAACCAACCGTCATTCAATCCTATCCACATTCTTCTCTATCTCCTATACCCTCTATACTATCTTCGTTTAAATACCAAACATCTGAGCGGCGGCGAAGCCAATCAATCTAAGCGACGACGGAGCGAGTCAATTCGACGGCCCATCACATCTCTTGTCTGTTTATCTCTCAAAACCGAGAGGGCTTGTTCCATAGCATCTGAGCCACCGTAAGCATCGTAAGACTGTCCAAGTTCTTTATCACCCATACTTCCAAACACGTCTTCTGTAAATGGTGGCTTCCAACGCATAGTCTCTAACTCACCTACTGCATCTCCCCATGCTTGCCCCTTTTCGCCTCCTTGCGCTCTATATGGGCCAGAACCGCCCACGTCCACATAGGTAGGAGTGCCGTCGGGTCGCATTAACACATTATCCATATTCGCCCCTAATACATCCCAATTCGCTATGAGGGCTTGAGGAACAAAACCTTCCTGTAATACCCCAATATCCTTCCTGTTAGAGAGCGAGGGCGGTCTTGCCCCACTCTCGAACTCGGTGAGCATTAGCGGCATTCCACTCTCATCTCTTTGCAGCGATGCTTTAGGCACGCCCACCCCCAATTCGTGGAGATACCTATTGAAATCAAACTCGTTATCGATGTGTTTAGCGTGAGCGCCGCGCTTCACAACCACTTTCTCCCCCGAAGGGAGGGTCATTTGCACTGCTCCTGTGGAGCCGCCTAAGTATCGAGGGTCGCTTGCTTGAAGATGTTCCCATGCCTTCGCTAAAGGGTCCATCATTCATACACCGTTGGGTTAATCGGAGCCTCGTCCTCATTATAGAGATACTTGTCCTTAACTTCCGACTTTTCCTCGCTGACTAATACGTATTGGTGCTCTCTTCTTCCTTTGGCGTTAGAGTTCTTCGCTCTTAATTTGTTGCCTATTCTTTTGATGATTTTGAGTTCTTCACCCAACAATAACAATTTGCCAGCAGAACCTCTTGGCACGTCCTGCCATGCCCATTCGAGGATTTGTGCCTTAGTCGTCGGGGTTCCCCTCATCTCTAAGAACTTCGTGAGAGTTTTGAATCTCCTTTTCTGCATCGGCGTTAGAGTTTTTGCCGGTGTTTCGTCTATTAGATTTGGACTCGGCGTAGGTATGTTCGCATTCTCGAATGCCTTAGTGATTCGAGAGTTTACGATAGCGAGTTTTTCTGAAAACTTCTTTTCCATGCTATCCACGAGAGCGATTTTCTCATCAAATATCTGCTCCACCTTTTTCTCGACTGCTTCCGTAAGCAAATCAAGAGCGCGTGTTTCTATGTCTCTCACTATCGTGTTTTGTTCTCCCTGTTGGATTTCAACAGTGAGTTCAAGCGCTCCTAATTTGTCTTCTATTTCTCTCAATCTCTTGTATGCGTCTTTGCTCATATCATCACTTCTTTTCTTTATTTGTCTGTGTAGGTTCTTTACTCTCGGACTGCACTCATCACACGTCCAGCGTTTAGACGTGAATGACATCGCACGAAATGGTTTCTCGCATTTTCGACACGTTCTTACATACGACATATTTACCACCCTATTTAATCAATCATCCATAGATTTGAGTATTCCGCTCCACATAGCGTGTCCAACGTCGTCATATTCGTCTTCCGCCTCCTGTATCATGGCTTCGACTTTCTCAATCTGTTTTGCTTGCTTCATCTCAAGTAAAGACTCTAATTCACTCTTCGCATCCCTCTTTACCTTCTTGTTGTTCATGCAATCGGGGCAGGTTTTGCGCAGTTTGCCTCGTCCTTTCTGCTCTTTCTCTTGCTTACATTTCTCACAAGTATAGACCCGTATAACGGGGTCGTAGTTCTTCAATGCCGAGACTCTTGCGATTTCGTTGCGTTGCTTCAATTGACACACAGGGCATCTTGTAGCGAGTTTACCTCGTCCTTTCTTAGTTCCCAAAGGAGTTTCGCAGTCAATGCAAATGCCTTGTTCACGAATAATCGGTCTGAATGTCTTGGCTCGATATTCAGCATTTTGCTTCTTCTTGAGTTTGGTCCGGCATTCTTCACACCGCTTGATTGTGCGCCCTTTTCCTTTCTGTGTAATTTCAGTATCGCAGTCTTCGTTCTCACAAATGCGCTTTCGCACTACGCGAGGTTTAGGTTTCCTCATTTGCTTCCTGTATTTCTTCAAGCATGATTCTTTGGCGCACATACTCGGCGTGCGTCCACGTTTCACTTCGTAAGTGAAGGCTTCGTCGCAGATTTTACACACTGATTCCTTGTTCATACACTCACCGCCTCCGCTTCCGTATGTCGTCTATGTATTCGAGTATCGCCGCCACACCAGCAAAGCACCAAAACAAATCGCTATCAATGTCTGAATAGCCTAATACATTCGATAGGCTTCCTATTGCTATGACTATACCTGCTACGAACATTCCTTCGTGTCGTATGATTCTCGGCGCTAACGCCTGTATATCTTCGACTGTTAGTTCTCCGTCATCATTGAAATCGAGGAAGGCCGTGATTTTCTTCTTCATATTACTCTTCCTCCTCACAACAACACATCTGCATATCGTATTCTGCATAGTCATGCCCTTCGTATGAATCAATTATACCTTCACACTTGTCGCATTCTGAAGTTTCAAACACCCAACCGGGCAAATCATCTTCGGGATGCCAAGTGCTTCTTTCGGGATAACGCATTATATTCACTCCAACATTTCCATCAAGTCCTCAACATCAGACTTCTGCCAACCTAATGTTCCGCCTTCTGTTATGCACTCAGCACTACATCGGGTGCAAAGGAGGTGGACATTCCCAATCTCCCACATATCTGAGTTTACTGTCGTTAGAGTCCATACGTGGCCCTCGTCGCGGCAGACCTCCAAATACTTCTGTATGTCTCTTTGCTTCATGAGGTCGCTTAATTTACCCGCAAGTGCTTGTCGTTCGTCTGTTAGTTTTGCTATTTCTTCATCGTATTTTCTTGCCATGTTTCTCATTCTCCCATTACTATCTTCGTTTAAATACCAAGATTAAGATACTCTCTCAAATAGAGAGGACTATCATCACGCGTGGGTGTGCGTTTTGCATAGATGCCGAGTTTCTTTGGTTTCGCTCTATCCACGTTCTCATTAACATACCATTGTTCTCGCAGTTTATTCCTTCGCTCAAGTTCAGATGTGCAGTCCTCACATCTCGGTAATTTCTGATACAGACCTTTGGATTCGCTCATGTAAGCGTCGCTCCAACCTGCTTCTTTCTTTGCATTTTTACATAGGCTACCGTCTTCCCATAGAGGGTAAAAGGCTCCCATGTATATGTGAATACGAGTCGGTGTCTTAGCCATGATTTTCATCCTCAAATACTTCTTCATCCTCAGTCTTGGGCTTATACATGGGAGTATGATACGCATACCAAGGTTTCATATTCTTCTCATCTAAGACAGGCATATCATCCTCTTCTATTGTCGAGGGTTCGACAAGCGTCGAATTGATAGGTTCAAACGTTCTGTTAATATGCGATTCTCCCGTTTCAAGTTCGCGTTCTATTCTTTCGAGGTAGTCTGATGGGGTGCGTTGTTCTGCTGCGGGAGGCCATCGCTTTAGCACAAGCGAAAGAATGAGGACATTATTCGTCGAAGGAAGCCTCCTATTATTCCTCTCAAAGGTGCTAACTCTTCTTTCCGTTTTGTAATTAAAGCCCCACATATAGGTGCGGCTAACGTATACGTTGCCTTTTTGTTCCAAACGAAGACATATATGGAGTCCATCAGGATGCGTAGGAATCGCGGGATGGCCCGGCGATTTCTTCCCATTGAGTGCGTTATTCACTTTGTGTATGTGTGATTCCTCATTCCCGAAGGCGGTCTGTCTTTGTGCCATAAGTCCTATGAACTCAGCGATTTCCTCTCGCGTTCCGCCAATACGAACACGAGGCACTTCGGTGATGTAAGTGGGCTTGCCATAGTTTCCGTGAAAGTAATTGTAGTGTTTCATTTGCTCTTCTCCTTGTAATCGACGTGGTTCTTTGGTAGTTTGTGCGCTCTTCTATCCATCATGTTCTGTATCAATACTGCTACATTCGCAGCAGCCTTATCGAATCGGTTTTCTGCCGTTTCTTTCTTCTTGGTGTCCTTATCGTCCGGACACATAGATTGGCGAAGCCTACGCAGGTCTATGTCGTCGATTAAGACGCGCAGGATTTCATACTCAGCATGGTCAATGCTCGCCGCTCTTCCTCTCATCCTTCTCCCTCTTCTCTTGCATGGCCGCAACCATCTCCTTCAATACCGCAACCATCTCCTTTGCTTGCGTTAGTGTGAGTCTAACTCCGTGTCGAGTGAAATGAGGTGGAGTCTTGGACATATTCATGATACGCATATCTATCCAATCCTTGCCGTAGTATTCGATGGAGCGCAGGTGAATAACTCCCTTGTTGTCCTTCCACTTACCTTCCATGCTCGGACTCTTCCACGCTATCTCGTCAGAAGTCATCGAGCACCATCTCCCATTAACCGATGAGGATTTATCATCTCATCCATCTGTCTCGTGTATTCATCCATGCCTAAATCGTCAATGATGGCTCGCTCTAAATCCTTAGCGCATTCGGTGATAAACCGACCGCCCGATTGTCCTTCACCTGCAATTGAACCCAAGAATAGTATGCTTGGAAAACCTCTAATTTGTAGGAAGAAGTCAGCCAAATCCTTCATCGTTAATGATGTGGTTTTCATGCAATCGTCGGTCTGTGAATACCATTCTATTTCGTAGTTATTCATTTTAATACCTCCACTAAATCCCCCAATAGAATAAACCACTTAGGAAGAATCCGTAATAGAGCCTCAGTAATCATTCCTCTTCCCCCTTCATCACAGCGTAGTCGAACGGAGCAAGGAGCGAGATAATCTCGTCCAATACTTCATTTCGTCTATCGTCGTCCAATAATTCCCCACCATCATCTCTATGTGTTAAGGCTACTATCTCACTCATTACTTTGTGATAGGTTTCTAACTCAGTGAAAATCTTGGGGAGATTTCTCAACACGTGCCACGCTTGTGGCTCGGTATTTTCTTTGTGATACAACCGCACCTGCACTTCTGGGTTTGGGAACCACCTATCCAAATCTCGATGGTAAACTTCGCCGATGCTGAACGCTCCGCTATCGTATGTGTCTAAGGATGGTAAATCAAAGAAAAACCCATCAGCATTTTTCTCTATATCTAACTGACGCGGGTTAGATGATGATGAAAGCCACACCTCTATGATTAGAGAGTCGAGCAAATCACCAAATCCTTCATAATTAAGATAGGCAATTGCTTCTGATTGGATTCGCTCGTATTCCCTCTTATACTCCTTGAACATTGGTGTCTTTTTGTAAGAATGGTAAATTTCGTGATAATTTCCTCCAGCGAATTTGTCGAACCACGCTTGAAATATCCTATCCGGCGAGGTGTAATAGTTTTGGAACTTCGTTTTGAATGAGACTGTTGTAATGTGTCTATCTTTCTTACTTTCACTTTCGTTAATTTGAATTAACACGTTCCTTAAGTCATCGTGAGCCTTCACGACAAAATCAGAAGCGATAGTGTCTCTAATTATTTCTATTGGACCTACTACGCCGTCATTCAAATTATCCGCCGCCCATTGTTCGGCAGTAAAGAGGCCCGTCAGTAAATGCCCCGTATCTTCTGATGCTATGTTCTCATATCCACTTGCTCCAAGAGAGATTGCCGCAGTATAGTGTGGGGAATTAACTTCTATTCCTACTTCTTCCAATTTACTAAGGGATATCTGCCTTCTTTTAGGGCGCACTATGTGGAGTCTATTGTCTTCTATGAATTGCTTACTTGCGTTTATTATTTCCAATGCCCCGTATCTTCCTGTTCCTACATTTCCAAACGATAGGGCAGACGGGTATTTTGTCTTACCTATGCCAAGATGTGCAGATGGCAACAGGCTTACACCCTTCTCTCCATCCCATATTCTCTCTTGCGTTTGATGCACGGCGTTGAATTTCTCCGCCAATATAGGAATCATCTCGATGAACTTATTGAATCCACCTTCGCTATCGAAATATAGACCAGAATCTATATTTGTATTCGGCAATTTAACCGGATGCAAAACTACATCGTTGCATAAACTTCCCTTAGATGTGAATGCTAATTCACTTGGAGACACTAAGAGAAAGGCTCGTATGGCCTCCCACTCGTCATTGCTAAGAGTATTCATTTTCATTCCTCTTCTTCCTTTGTGATGGTCGTCTCTTCACAGTAGGTTCCCCATAGCCAAGGCGGAACTCTTACTTCGTCGATTAAGGAGCCTACTCCTACGCCTGTTTCACCCGCATCCAAATATGCCACCATCTCTTCTCGACTCAAAGCACTATACCATCTTTCTTTGGCCCTAAATCGCATGAAGTATTCATCTCCCATCAGCAGATGGTAGTCGTCGGGGTCAATCACAATCTGCTCGCCTGTGTTTGGATTGAGTGCTTTGTAGCCCCATATTTCGATGGACTTAGTCTCACCATCATCGAGAAGAATCTCCCTGTTTTCAATATATTCCGGCCACAAATTTTCCAGCCCCATATCTATAAGCAAGGTTCCATCCTTATCGGCCCATCCTTTAGCGACCTCTCTCTTCATTGTTATCTCTTGGAGGTAAGCCTCTTCCGCCGTTTCCGGTAGTGGTAGTATAGCCACATCGTCATCCAATACGGAGACTCCCGCGTCCCACATCAGTGTCTTCATTCTGTCGTGATTCTCTCTCACTTCATCGCTCTCTATCATGGATTGTAGTCGCCACTTGTTTTCTGTCTCCTTGATATACGTCAGCCCACTTCCTTCGGGCATCCATAGACCGCCTACACTCATTTGCGCAAAGTGTTCCTTCGCCCATTCTATCAGTTCTTTCGTTGGTTTCCATTGTTCGTTCATTCTTCTCTCTCCTTCAAAACGACGGGTCTTGGTAATACCGCCTATGTCCTATCCCGATTCCTCCACCCGGAGAACGTAGGGGCCAGCCTTTCTGCTTGAATCTCCCTGTCTTCCGCATTGAGTAGTATACGATATTCCCTTTTGGGTTAGGGTGATACTCGTAATCGAGGTTAGGCCATTTTCCACCTATGGTTTTCGCACTATCCTCTTGAACCGCTATTGTCTTAACAAGCCCATCCGCATTGAACTCCACTTCAATGATGGTAGCGGGGTATCGGTCCGAGCCAACACACATGGTCGCGCCCATTCCTACTTCGGGGGTAATCAAGCGACCACCTTTTGCTCTTCTTCCACTTCCATAATAACGGGGCGTTTGTAATCAGTTGCACACGCTTTGGTAAGGTATTCGATGTGTTCGTCATACTCTTGGGGTGTGCCGAAGAGGATGGCTTGCATTATCTCGGTAGGATTCGGTGTGTTTTCGGGGTCTATATCCATCCCCATCTCAAGGTTATGAGCGGTTCTCATTACCGAGAAGGCTTCGTTTCCATCAACCGCTTCTATACCTGCACTTCCATCCCATGTTCTGCCTTCTGAGTTTACGGCACCGCACTTACCTGCCATCATAGAAAGGAAGTTCTTGAACTTGTAAGCCTCTTGCTTGCTCTTGAATCTATACGGGAGTCCTTTAGAGTTCCAAGAGTTTCCACCTATGTTTACGTAGTAAGTGTAAATCTTGTCTTCGATTGCAGGTGGTGTGGTGTAAACCGCATCGTTCCCCACACCACTCTTGTGTTCTGCCTCGACATAATCTTCGTTCGCCTTACCCGGAATCCACTTGAACTTAGCAATTTCAAACCCGTAGGATTGTTTAGCATCATACTTTGTCCATTTCCAGCCATTTACGAGGTCATGCTCTTTACGATTCTTCTTACTTGTCTGTGCTATCCAAGCCTTCAATTGAGCAAGCCATTCCCAATTCTTCCACCTATATGTGACTGTGGAGGGTAGCATTCTGCCCGAAGTTTCGCTACGTTCTCCATCTCTTGCTACGCAGTTTAAGTTCCTTGACTGCATACGCCTCAATGCTTCCTTAATGTTCTTGATAACAAACTTAGGGTCGTTCTCCCATATAGTGTTAGAGAGGCTTCTCGCTACCTTATCCCATAACACGACTCTCTTAACCGCTATATGCTTAGACCCATAATATCCCATCTTTTGGGCAATCATATCGTTGTTCCAGCCTTGATGCACTGAACCTACGCCTGCTCCCCTATTCCATATTTTCACAAACCTCTTGTCGTTGATTTTTCCGTCCTTTATTCTCTTAATGAGAACCCATCCGGTATAGGATGGTTGGTCGTGGTGAGCGCACAATCTCGGACTACCTGCTTGTTCGTGGCCTTCAGGGTATACCTCGCCCTTCCATTTGCACTCTCCAAGAGTATTACTGTAAGTGAAAGGTTCGCTCGCACAATCCCACTTAGTGCTTTTGAGTTTCTTCTCTATCTGTATTCGCAGTGGAGCGAATTTCGGACTCATCAAGATGCCATGTGCTTCTGGAATACTAAAGTCCGGTGCTTCTCCACATATACGGAAATCCCACGACTTCTTCATTGTCTCAAGCAATCCTTGTAATCCGCTATGTTTCTGGATGCGCCATTTGATGATTCCATCATCAAGGTAGGGTGTTCTCCACTTTACAAGGCGGGCATCAACCTCATCATGTCCGCATGATTCGACTCTTGGGTCTGGCACAGTGCCATATCCAACCATCTGAGTCATCATAGCCGCCGCCATTTTCGTGTGTTGATTAACCAAATCTTCGGCTTTCAAACTCACGCCCGGCCCTTTAGATGCGAGGCTAAACGCCACTGCCGCATCCATAGGCCAACACTTGCCAATCGTATCTCTCGTCTTACCAATAGCGTGCGCTATCTCAATTTTATCGTCAGTAAACATCATATCGTTACCGACGATACCTGCTTCCTCATATCTTGCCCATGTGGACCAACCTTGTCTTTCTCCGCTCATATTCATACCTCCTTCACTTCTAATGCAACAATCGCATTCTTCTTGACTACCTGCACTTCGCCCTTATCTGAGGGGGTTAATGAGGTCTGCAAGACCACGATTTGTTGAATGTTTTGTGCGTCATCTCTTTGCATAGGTGATGGACCAGCCTCGTATATGCGGTTTATTCCACCATACCCTTGATTGAATGGAAGTCCTTTGCCGTCCTTCATGCTGAATGCAATAATCTCAAAGTCGCTCTCTTTCTTGCGATACCGCTTTAGCAACAATTTAATGTCGTCGTTAAATCTTGTTATCTTCCATATGCCTTTGATGTAGGTGGTGTTCGTCTCACTATCCCAATACGTCTGCGATTCGCCTCGACAAAACTCGACGTAGTATACGCTCGGCACGTGTATCTCTCCTGTTTCCTTATTACGGATTCCATAGAATCCCCGCTCGCTCTCTAAAGCAGAAATCCACGTTCTCGACGTTCTCCCTGTTCGAGGATGCCCGAAATCCGTTCCACAAATCATTTTCATTATTTTTGTCATGTTTCTCATTCTCCTATTACTATCTTCGTTTAAATACCAAACCTTCATTCTAATGGTTCAACGAAGTAAATCTCCGCTCCCACTTGGGGTGTTTGTTCGGTAATCTCCATCAGTGTCTCAGTAGGCATATCCACACATGAAGGGAACATCATCACGTCCTCCATATCCCAAAATCCTGCTAATGCGCCATCCCACGCCGCTCTATGAAATGCAGGCGTGGTCAGTTTTGCGTGCTTCTCTTCTAAGGTAGGTTGTCCATCCTTGTCAGTAAAGAATACCCATACACCCTTATTGTATACCTTCATAATGCCGGGGTCTGTTCGCATATGTAATCCAAGTGCTGAGAAGAATGCCATAGGTAAGTCGTGTATCTCCGCTAATTCTTCCCATAACATGAACATAGTCAATGGGTCCGTAAGTGAATCAATTGGTGGCATATGTGTTATCCAACCAAAGTGCTGAAGGCGACTATCATCACACATACGCTGGAAGCGTCTAAAGGACTTACGTCTATCTGCAATCATTTTAGCAGTCTTCGGGGGTATGGGGAAGTCCTTACCTAACTCATTGTTGAGTGTCTGCAAGGTGTCTGCAATCTTCGCTACTGTATCATTCTCAAACTTCATTCGTTCCCCTCCGCTTGAATTATGTTTTTCCATGCGTTCATGATTTCTTTGCGGTGAGCGTGGTTAGTATCAATCACGGTGAATATGCTTCCATTCTTCATATGCACATCTATGTTGAAGTTCTCCCTATTAGGTAGGTGGCAAACTATTGCACACACCTGCCTAAAATCAATCCACGATTCTCCACTTGAGGTATGTAAACGATAGAGCATCCATGCCGGATAACCGGTATCGCTCATTCCTCTTCCCCCTCTATGAATAGTCCAGCATCGAGGTTAAGCGTTTCTTCCGGCACATACGGGTCAGTGTCTGCCTCTTGTATGAATCCGGCCTTCTTAGCGAAAGTCAGCACTCTCTTTACTCCCTCAGAAAGGGGGTGTAATCCCAACATAGCACCTTGTGGGTGGTTAGCGGGCGTGCCGGGAATGAACATCTGCATCACTCCATTTGCATACCTGTATATGGTGAAAGGTGTGTATAGCAGTTCACCAGATGCCGCAGACTTGAGGACAGGAGGTTGCTCGCGCAACCACATACTAACGTCCATCGTCGTCCTTATTTTCTCCGCAATTCCATACTCTCTCCCCATTTGGGTCTTCCCCGATACACCTTGTATGTGCATCAATTCATCGTCGTAATTGCACTTTACTTGCAGTCTTTCTTCTTCCATCATTGTTTCCATTTTCAGTCCTCCGCTTCTATTTCTTCGTTTGTTGCTCGCCCATGTAGGTCGTCGCCCATGAGTCTATCGAAGTCATCTTCGACTTCGCCTCTCTTGCGCTTCTCTCTATATGCGTCGAGTCTTGTATCGTTAGGGTGGTGCTTCTTCGGCCTCTTATTTGTGTAATCATCTAAGGTAGGCTTATTCTTCTTCTTGAACTCCCTCTCGGTCTTTCTCATCTGTCCGTAAATTTTACTCACTGAGACGAGGTCATCTTTTTCATCGAGAGTTATCCACCATGTAGGTTGCCAAACTGTATTGAGTTTGATTTCAGTTCCGAGATATTCGCCATTACTATCTTCCACATCTCTTACCTGCATACGTCTATCCAGTGCGATTGCTTTGAACGACATTTTATCATCATACATTTCGATAGGGTGCCACATCTGATTCGTGTGAGCGCATTGAGTGAGTCCATAACCGTCTAACAATTCTATGTCTGCTTGCATAATTGCTTGCGAGCCACAAGTTCGACAAGGTATGTCCATATCCTCTTCTGTGGTTCGCCTCCATTCATAGTCAAGGCAATCGTCGCACTTAGTGAGCGTCCAATTCTTCTTGATTGGGTCATCGTAGTGTTCCCGCTTGCGCCCCTTACCTTTCTGAGGCTTCGGTTTACCCCGTCGCTTTCTTTCGTTCTCACGAATCTGAGCATCCATTTCATCGTCGGTCATAAGTGCCGAGTCGTCAAACTCCACGCCAGCCCATGCGTTCTTTTGCACTGAGGTCATCGCTTCGCCTTCAGAAAGACCGCAGCAGTCTGCCACGTAGGTTTGTTGTTGCTTGGATTCGACTGCGTGTTTACAGTAGGATTCTCGGATGAACGCGATGAGTTCTGCCGCATCCTTCCACGTGTGGTCCTTTTCTGGTATCAGTTTGTGCGCAAGAATAGCCAATTGAACTCCTGTTCTCCCATGTCCTCCCATACACTGAGTGGAGATGGTAGTGATATTCTTACTTTCTATGTCCTCCACCAACGCATCCCACCACGATGGTCCGAGATTCTTTGGTATGCCGTAGTCGGGCCAATCAATCTCCATCACTACTGTTGGTATGTTTCCAATGACGTTGCTTGATGACTTCCATCCCTTCGGTAGTAAGTCTGCCGTCTTATTCGATGCAATCACACCTAACGGACCCATCGCTAAATCGGGTTTGTTGGGCATTCTATGCCACCCACCCTCTCGATTCGTTCCACCTGCATATACCTTCACTGTGCCGGTGTCGAACACCAACGGATTTTTCTTATGGCAACCACTCATTCTGTTTCCTCCTTCAATATCGCTAATACCGCATCAGTCCATTCGGGATTATCACCCATCTGATTCTTAGCGAACTTAGTTAGTAATTCTGAGAGCATGGGATAAGTAGGGTCTTGGTTGTTTAGTGCATTCCATGCGTCCACCCACATGGTAGGAGTTATTTCGGAATACTTCTTATCTCTCAATAATTGACACACGGCATATGCGTCTATGCTTGATTTATTGGTATCTGAATCAACCATGAACGCTTCGGGGAACATAGGAGTAAGAAGTATGGCGGTTGCATCCTTTCCATATTTGAGTTTCATAACGAGAACATCGTTATCCTTACAGTGCTTACACTCTTCAATCCCACAGGGGATGAAATTGTTTGATTGAGTATATTTGTTTCCTAAGTGCATGAGTTTAGGCCCACACTCTATGGCTGCATTTCGCAAGCCTGCTGGTATATCTGCATCAAGGGCTATGAAGTGTTGTCGCCAATAATTCGCACTCTTGCCCTTGAGGAAATTGAACATAAGTAGCCAATCAGTAGGTGGAGGTGAACACTTTTCATTCTGCGCCCCATCCATGAATAGTCTCGCTAATTCATACGTTCGGAACATGGAACTGAGGCCGTGTGTATTGTGAGGGAATAACCCATTCGTCTTGGGATTGCCCTCAGAATCCTTACCCGGATGCGCACTTGAGTAGTCGAATGCTCTTTGGTCGAGGAACTTTCCATACAGGAAGCCGTTATTGTGTTCAGCATTCTTAGCGTTATTGACTACGCCCATGAGTTCTTGGAGGGATTCTTCGTCCGGTGATTTAGTGAACTCTATTACTGCGTTGCACACATTCACCCCATGTTGAGCGCACTCACTCCATGCCTTACCACCATAAGCACCGGACCATCCTGTTTTGAAATTGACTACGCACCATTGTAGTGCAGCCTTCAATTCAAGGAAATCCACATTCACTCTCTCCATAGCCATGTAGTAGTGCTTCCTCTCGCTTCCACTTGCTACGCCAAGTGAACTCTCTTTACCGTTGTAGTCTTCTTTGAGTTCCTTCCACTCGTCTGTGCCAACCATAGCAGTTAGGGTAGGCCACAAGTCCACCATAGCATTCTTCTTGAGTGATTTAGCATATCTCATTTCACCCAGACATAGCGCAAGTATACCTTTAGCCATCCAACCAACAAAACCTCCAGCAAGGAAAGCACCTGCCTTCCCATTGTAATTCATACCAGCCCATTGATGAAAGAAGTGGCCGAGCCAGCCGTGTTGTCTTTGCCAATGAGTCTGACTCCTACTCAATCCCGCCTTGAATGATTCCACATACTCCGGCGCGCATGGGTCGTATGGTTGAGCCTCAATTGGGGTCATTCCTTCTAAGTAATACGCACCCCAAGACGGAGAGCCTTCAACCCATATCTCTCCTTCATTTACCTCGCCTACTATGTAGGGGATTCCATGTTGTCTTGCATGAGCGCAAACGTGAGACATGAGAGAGCCATCGGGATGCGATATGACGAATCCTTCCGGCATGGTTTCCTTATTCACCTTCTCTTCTAACTCTTGCATTTCTTCTAATCCGGTAGCCACATACGCTTGCTTAACTACGACTGTGCCGCCGGGTATAGCAACGTCCACCGTAGCGATTCTCGCGTTTCCATTAGCATCTATGAAGGAGAACGGAGATGCTCTCGGTGCATGAGGTGGTGCGCCACGAATCTGTGTAATGTATGCTTGAGGGCCACTTGACTTTGCGACCTTGAAGTTTTCATCACGCTGATATACAAACTCCATCTCATACTCTCCATGCTTATGGCCGATAGATGCCATGTGTTCAGTCATGAGTGTATCGTCGGGGTTCAGTATGAAGTAAAGCACCCTTCCCCACCCTGCCGTGATACCGTCGTGTCCTTCGCTGATTGCTGCGTATTCCTGTGGTCCGAGAACCGAAGACGATGTAGCACTGACGAATGGTTGTAGTATCATACACCCATTGGGGTCATGCTCTAACATCTTATCACGCAAGTTCTTCCAATCATCTCTTAGTGAGGTGTCATCCACCTTGATAGACTCAAGAACGCCATGCCTCGCAAACTCCGGACAGGCTCGTAAGAATGCTATACCTTTACCATCAAAGTCATGAGCCATGACACGCTTATACGATGCCTCGACTATATCGTAGTCATCATCCAATAGTATCACTTCAGTCATGGGGGCTTTCCACTTCGCCTTACCCTGTTTGTATGATTGCACATACTTGAGGAACGACTTAGCCTTCTGAGATTTAGTTAATGCAAGACGAGCGGTCGTGACTGTTTCAGCAAGCGTCTTTCCACTCGCCTTCTCTTCATGCACTTCGTCTGACATTTCATCCCAAATGGATGCAAACAGGTCCGTCGCATCCATCTTTTCATACTTCTTTTCAATTGTCATCTTTCTATCTCCACTGTTTTCACTATACTATCTTCGTTTAAATACCAAAGGTTGTTTTCATCCCAAAAGAGTTTGTTCTATTCTCTCATCTAAATCCGCTTTCATCTGTAGTTCATTGTAGTGCGACTCGTATTTACACAACCACTCGGCTATCGCTGTTTTTCCGCGACCTCTCCCTGCGGGATAATCTATGACCTCTCCACTATTGTCTATGGGCATATCCGGTGCTTCGATTTCGCTATTGTGTCTGAACATACGAAGCCACTCGTGTCCTAACAATAGTAATTCACGTCTGCTAAATAATGTAAGTTCCTCTCGGTTATGTTTCTCAATGAGTGAGAGCATCTTCTTCTTTCGCTTAGGTTTCAATTCTTTCTTGCTTGGCACATGTAGCGTCCCGTAATGGGTCACGCTACTGAAAATACCCGAATACTCATCCTCGATTTTACCTTCCGAGAAGGAGAGAATATCGTTAGGATGCTCCTTCCTATGCCTTGCCGTGTTCTCCTTAAGCGTAAGCCTCTTTGGTTTATCTTCGTCAATCATTCCTCAACACCTTCCAATATCTTCTTCACAACACTCAATGTGTTCTTCACAACACTCAATGTGTGTGAGTCATCATCAATATCGGGTCGCTTGATATACTCAAGTGATGTATCTATTACTTCACGCAACCGCTTGACTTCTGCGAGTAGTAGTGGTGCGTCATTCAATAGTGCGGAGGTAGCCTCATGTTGGTCAATCGTTTCAGCGTTCTTTAGCATCCACTTAGACCAAACCCAAGTCTGTCCTTCGCTTGCTATGTGTCCTTCGTATTTGTCTGTGTCAATCATTCTTCTTCACCACCACAATTAGGACAATCCTCATATCCTATTTCCCCAACCAAATGACCTGCTTTACACTCAGTCGCTAAGACATAATCCGCCTCACCGTCTGAATGGATAGAATCATCGACAATCTTTAGGTGGGGTATTCCCCCGATTTTGATGTTGCTTATTTTGGGCTGATTCACCCAATTCACCCAAGTCATATCTTTCTCAAAATCTATTGTGCTTAGAGGCTCTCCATTGGATTTCTCGATGGTGGATTGTCCGGTTTCAATGTTATGTGCATAGATGAATAATGTATCACATAGATGACGCAACCGCTCGACTTCTGCGAGTAGTAGTGGTGCGTCTGCCATGAGTTGTGCATCGTAGTATGTGTGGGTTATCATCTTAGCAATTCTATCTTGACCGGCAACAATGTATGCCCTGAAATCAGCACGAGGGTAATTTCCATCTCCTTCCAATTCTTCTCGTTTGTATTTCCACGGCCCTTCTGTGAGTTTCGCCTTATGGTATTTGTCTGTGTCAATCATTCCTCTTCACCTTCCTTTTCTGCTAAATCCATCTGATATAAGACATAATCAAGTGCTTGAATCCAACCCCAAACTTCTTCACCGTTTGTTCTCAATAGTTCCTCTTTATCCTCTTGGTAAATCTGAAAAGTCATTTCTATTTCTTCTCTTAGTTCCTTGTATTTGTCTGTGTCAATCATTCAATCACCTCAATGTTCTTTACTTCCCAATTGAAAATGTCATAACCTTCTGCATGACAATACTCACGCAGGTTGTCTAATTTCTTCTGTAAGTCCTTGACTTCTTCAAGGAGTAGTGGTGCGTCTGCTATGAGTGCGAGGTCAGGATTCATTGTGAGGTAAGGGTCGCCATTCGGTTTTGTCATCAGCACCATGAACTCATCTCGGTCAGGGTCGTTCCGTTCATGGATAGCCGCAAGTGTCCAACCATCATCGTCGGTATTGTATTCCCACAGTCCTTCCGTGTGTCCTTCGTATTTGTGTGTATCAATCATTCTTCTTCATCCTCCTTGTATTGGTATAGCGTGCCGATGTAGCGCACACCATCGAGCGTCATATCAATCATTAGAGCATCATCTTGCACTTCGCAATTACGTATGCGCCCCTTGCCTATGCAGTTTGCTCTATCACTCCACCTTGCGAAGTTAATCCATTTACCTATTTTCATATTGTTCTCATTCTCCTATTACTATCTTCGTTTAAATACCAAAGGTTCTTCAACACCAAAAAAAACGACTATCATCAAATGTCATGCGCGAATACATACATCAGCATATACGATTGCGAGAGTATATGAACAACGCAACAGACTACTATCAATTGTAGGCGCGTATCATTCTTCTTCGATGTTTATGAAACTCACACTATTAGTGTAAAGGAAGTGAAAAGTATAGGCGAAGAACCACGTGAAAACGATAGCAACAAGGGTGAGTATAATCTCAGCCATCATTCTTCTTCGCCTCCCCAAGTTAAGTGGTAGTAGCACAGTCTTGTGAGCGTATTAGCCCAACGATAACAACCATCCACACTACACTGCATCATCAATTCACACTCGCAAACTTAGGCATGAGCAAACCGCAGTGCTTACACTTGTTAGCACCATCAGCATATACCTCTTGATGCCATTCAGTAGGCCAGCAGTCGCATAGTTCTCTCATTCGTAGTTCCTCACTGCTATCCCCACAGGGAAGCGGGGGATGCCGTCATCAGTTAATTCTTGATATTTAACCGTAAGCATCTTATTGATGTATGAATTACCATTGTTGAACCATACTCTTCTTTGCTCACGTGTGCCTTTCGGTCTAACGTTGAAGGTATGGCTCGCAGTGCTGCACTTCCATATCACGCAGCCTGTTTCTCCACCCTCACCTTCGGTGAATCCTACTATCTTATACTCACCATCGAGGAAGGTCTTGACCTTCTGAAGATTGGCTGACCTCTTACCCAGCGCATACGCGCCGTGAAGATTCCTAACCATAGCACCCTCGTAGCCTTCTTCGATAAACTGTTTCTGCAACCTGTATATGTCATCCTCATTGTTAGCAGTGAAGTTCTCCACTGCCTCCCAACCCTTCGGCATGGCTGTTCTGGTTCGCAACACATTAGTTCCAATATAATTTCGAGATAGCATCCATTGAATCAAAGTAGCACGACCCTTGAAGGGGGTGTCGATGTTCTCCGTATCATAACAATCATACACTCGTAGTTTGATTAGTTTCATCCTCTCTTTATCGCCAGCCTTCAGTGCCTCTCTCTTGACTAATCCGACTAACTCTTGAAAGGTCATGTGGTCTGAGTATAACTCACCGTCAAACACTATTGGGTTATTGTTAATCTTCGGCACGTGTATGTGTATGTGTCTAAGGTGATTGAGATGAGGGAACTCTTTGCCCTTACGAGAGAGCAGCCTACCATCCGGCATGGCGAAGCACCGCACTCCATCGAACTTCCTTTGCACTATGCAAGGGAAGGAGATGTTGTGGCTTCTCTTCTTGTATGAGTGAGCCAGCATTGGTAGCATTACTACATGAGTCAAGGCTTTATCGTAGTCGTTAAGATACCCGTCATCTTTCTTCTTGTTGAGTTTAGCATTCAATTGGAACTCCGCTTGCTCGCTATCACTGCGCCCCTGTTTGCCTGTGCATACTACACCAGCAGTAGTAGTCTTCTTCCCTTCGACTTGCCCACTCTTGACGTAGTAGGTGTCGCCTTGCGACCACCCCGACCATTCAACCATCTTACCTGTGCTACTTCTCTTATACCATGTTCCTGTATTGCTGCTCATATTATTCACTCACCTTTTCTTCAGGGTATAGTTCGTAGTAGGCATCCCAAGAAAGTAGTATCATGTTGTTATCCTTTCCATCATCATCCCAAGAGCCTGATGCATCGGCATGTAGGTCAGACATATAGTCGAGAGTCATCTCGGCTAAGTTCCTGTTCCTTTCAAACAATACATTGATGATTTGTCTTGCAGTAAGCACCTCATCAATGTCTTGTATGGTATCGGCAACCCTATCGGCAAGCCACTCATCTCGGTCAAGCATACGCCACATAGCATACACATCTATTGCCCATGTCTTAGGCACATTCATTTCTTCATTTGTGTTAATCATTCACTCACCTTTCTAATCATATCTAATACCTCATCATGGCTGAAGTTCTCCTGACATTCTTCACAGAAGTAGCCCTCAGTCGTTGAGGTGTATATCTTCTCGCTTGCGCTGTCATAGTCTATTTCATCAGTAGCACAAGCATTCACTCGGTAGGTCGCATAGATTCTCTCGTCTGACATTATGCTATCTTCTGCCTTACACTCGCAGCATACTATTTTCCATTCATTCATTCTTGTAATTTCATTACTCATTCTTCTTCTTCCTCCTTGTTATCGTGTGCCTTTGGTTTGCTACCCATATGCTTCAGCATATCGGCAGGTATTTCTCCGGCATCGACCATCGCTTTGAGCAGGGCAATCGCAATCCCTGCTCTATCTTCTCCTACATCTCCACCATCGAGAACGGCGGAAGTTATGCGCCTCTTTTCCTCCACTATCCTGTCGAACTTTTCGTCTATCGTTCCTACGACCGATAAGTAAATCGCCCACACTGTGTCGTTGTCCTGTCCTATCCTGTTGATTCTATCTTCGGCTTGCTCTTCCCATCCGGGCACCCACTCGCGCTCGATGAACACTACTGTGTCTGCGGCAGTAAGAGTAAGTCCTTCCTTTGCTGCTATCGTGGAGCAAAGTAATCCATCTAACATACCTGCTTGGAACTGTTCAACATATTGTTGTCGCTTGATTGATGGTGTGCCGCCTGCTATTACCCTCCATCTCTTGTGGTTGTATCTCTTATCGTTAGTCATCATGTCTAACAAGCCAGCCCCTACATCTTTGTGATGATAGAATATGATGATTGGTTTGTCTTCATTCTGTTCCTTGTAGTCAGCCACCCAATCAATGGTCGCTCCTACCTTGAGCGTTCCCGCATGGTGGCGTAAGTCAGTCAGCATATTGAGAACGAAGCCAAGAGGGATTCTCCCTTCTGCTTTGTAGTGAGCGTAGTCAGTCATCCATGTTCTATGTGCTCGCTTGTATGCCGCCATCTCTTTCTGATTAGGAACGACGGGAATAAACTGACGCACCTTATCTGGTAGTTCATCCAACACTTCCTTCTTGAGTCTGCGAATCATACAATCACGTAGTTTCTCATGTAGTTCTTCGATGTTAGATGCTCCTGTGAAATCCCATCCCCATCTATTTTGTTCAGCACCACAGTATCTCTTTGCATACTGAAAGAAGTTCCCTTTGTATTCAGCAGGTCTAATCATTTCCAGCGTAGTGAATAGTTCAACAGGCCTGTTGGTAATGGCTGTGCCGCTTAGACACAACACCGAGTCAGCCTCTCCTGCTAATGCTACGCAAGCCTGTGTTCTTTGTGCCTTTGAGTTCTTGAGGTAGTGAGATTCATCGAAGATGATTAGTTTCGCTCCGAGTGCATGAAGATTATCCTGTTGTCGCTTCGCCAAGTCGTAGTTAATGATGGTGAATGTTTCACATTCTATGTCTTCCTTTCCTGTCTTCACTGCTTGAACACCTACGTGTGGAAGCCAAGTCTGTATCTCCTTGAGCCAATTGTATTTCACATTCGCAGGGCATACTACAAGCACAGGCCATAGTTCCTCATGCAGTGCAGCATAAGCGAGTGCTTGAATTGTCTTACCTACACCCATGTCATCTCCAATTAGACACGACTTGTTAGGTGCTAACTCAGCAAAGCGCACGCCTGCGTATTGGAATGGATAGAGTGTGCGACCGTCTGGAAATATCTTAGCCAGCCTACTCTCCATCTCCTTGACTACCTTATCATCTGTGAGCGTGGCTGCACCACTGATTGCTATGCGTTCAGCCTTACCCTTTAGGTAATCATTCAGTTCATCTATCCCTTCCAATTCAGTAAGTAAGGAGGCGGGGTTATCATCCCATTCACTTGCCTCTTTGAGTTTCTTGATGAAGATATTAGCCTCGCTTATTGGAACAGTCCATTGTTTAGCATCGGGAATCCACTTACGCCCGTTGAGTCCTTTGACTACATTCCTACACGTAGTATCGTTGTAAGGTAGTTTGAGGAACAAAACATCGCCCTTCAAACGCACTGCATACCCACTACTGTTAGTCTTAGGTTCAGTAGTCTTGATTGATGCACCGACAACATCGAGTTTGCTTGTGTCGTAGCCATGCTTGGATAGTATAGAAGATACCTTCTCGATAACCATGCTATCGAGCGAGCAAGACATGGTATAGTTTTGATACTTAAACGAAGGGAAAGGCACTGCCGTCTTGAGGTCATAGTATAACTTGGTGTTGCGCCCCTTCCATACAAGTTTCAATCTCTTACTCTTACGTGGGTATCTTTGTTGGTAGTCGTTCTTGCTATACCATACTTCTTCGTATTCCTCCACGTCGAGAGAGAACTGCGACTTGAAGTATTCTAACTTACTCAACCCACTCTCGTTAGCACCATCCACTAACTCATTGACTGACGCTACATCTATACCTATGTCTAAGAGTTCATTCTTCAAGGACTTCAGTTCGCTATCGGATAGAGGTGTGAAGTATGACTCGCAACCCTTCTGGGTAATGAGGTCATCCACATAACTATTCACCTTCTGCTCACCCTTGCTCAATTTCTTTGCATACTCTCGTTGTATCTTCTCACGCTCAAGCCTCTTCTCTTTCGCTTCCTCACCTATCTGATGTAGTCCATCTAATGCTTTACCCCAATCAGTAGTAGGTGCGTAGCCCGCTATCTCCATAATCTCAGGTAATTGAGTGCCGATGTATTTGCGGAAGCGTTGGCTCATCTCGATGTAGTCTTCCTCATCCATCTCATCCTTAGCAGCCACTCGCTTGAAGAAGGGAGCATCCGGTGCGTTAGGTCCAATGTCGTCTTTGATGTGAATGCTATTCACTTCGTGATGAATGGACACGAACGCCCTTACCATCCTCATCATGTCGTCTTTGTTTGGTGTAATCATTCACTCGCCTCCCATCAGTCGGTTCATCAGTTCGCGCATCTCATACTTTTCTTCCGTGTCGTTATCCATATCCCAATCAGCAACAAAGAAGTGTTCCTCTAACAAATCCCAAGCGTATGACTTGAGAGTATATTCCTTCATCCTTTCAATGCTTTCTTCTATCGAGTAAGGTTCTCTTGTTCCATCATCGTTAGCACCCCATAGTAATTCAGATACTTCTTCGATGAATGACAAGGCCTGTGGGTAAGACGAAGCATCGTCAAACCAAATCGTTCCTATCACTTCGGGGTCAGTGTGGCTGCTCATTCTTCCTCGCCTCCTATCATCGCAGGCAAATCAACCCAGCCCCATCCTGAGCGCCCACATTTACTACACGTAATCGTTATTCGGAACTGTTCGTATGGCTCATCCCAAAACATATCACTCATCTCCCAATGGTGGTCTGTGATACTCACTCTCTCAGTTCTGCAATCGCTCATACATACACCTCATCAATCAGCCACTCGCCATCTTCAGGAGTGAGTGTGCCTTCACGAGTCAAGTGCATAACCATCCTTGCGCCTGCCCTTGCCTCTATCACTTGCCTTCGTAGCCCATCTATTTCCTCGCATAACTCTATGACTTCTCTCTCATGTTCTTCTTTGTATTCATCAATGCGCGTCGTGGCTACCTCCAGCCTAAGCCTAAGCGTGCTGTTCTCTTTCTTCAATCTCCAATATCCATGCTTCCATTTGTTGTGTTCATCTGTTTCATTCATCATACTCATTCTTCCTCGCCTCCATGTGGGTTATGGAGAGTCAGTTCCACCCATGACTCATCCTCATGAAATACATGACAACACTCATGTGTCATAGCGGTCAAGCAATCATCTGCTAAGTGATACCACACGATGGGCGTATCTAATTCACAGTCCTCTTTCTCTATGAGAAGACGCATCGTGTCTATGACCTCACGAATGGTGAGCATAGTGTATGGAGGATGGCGCTTGTCCTCGCTCATTCCTCCTCACTCTCCTTTATTTTTTGTAGTCGTGCTTGAATGTCGTCTTCCCATCTGCGAGATAATAGGTATGTCCTTCCACTTGATAAATCGATGAGCCAATCGGCGTGCATCACCATGTCTTTGTATTCCTCAAAAGTCCAATGGTTATCATAATCAAGGATGGCTGAATCTATATCCACCACCTTGAAGTGTGCGTCAATCAAAGCATCTAACTTTTTGTGTTCGTCTTCGTTCATTCTTCTCCACCATCCTCGTCAATAATCTCACGGTAAATAGTATTCCAATCCGAGCGACCCAATACATCTTCGGCTATCTCCAATCGGTATTCTGTTTCACTTAACAATTCACGCAACCGATTGACTTCCGCGAGTTGTAGTGGTGCGTTTGCTTTGAGTCGTGTTTGAATGGAGTATTCCCTTAAGTCCTCAACGAGAGGGAGTGCTCGGTCGAGTTCCTCTATGTTTCCATTCATAGCCTCTTGAATTGCGAAGTGAATCCACTCAAGTTTGTGATAAGGGGTGTTCCTATTTTCATCTTTGTTCATGGTCGCCCCTCCATTATCCAAGTATAGACAGGACACGTTTCGATGTGCATATCTATGCGGTGTAGCACCTTGTCCTTCCTCATTTGGTTGGTGTAGGTGGGCTCACACAAGCAGGTGATGTGCCAGCGTGTCCTCATCTTACCGATGGCGGGCATCATTCATCCCTCCGTATCTTACAGTGTGTGCATAGAACCATTCCTCTATACTTGGCTTTCACTATCCCTACTGTTGCACAAGTGCAAGGGTAGGGCAACTCCATTCTTTGTTCAGTAATACTATTCAGCATCAATTCCACTATACTATCTTCGTTTAAATACCAAAGCCTTTTTTCGTCAAGATTTCATCGAGGTTTTGGATTGAGGGTCAGCAACATGAGCGTGGTATCCTGTTTTTGTGCGTGTGATACCATAGTTTTCCGATGATTCTATTGTCTTGTCTATACAATCGGACAGTTCGATTGTCCTACTACCTCTCTATACTACACTATTATTCTCCTTGTTTAGACAATACTAAGGAAACTTCGGAAAGGTTCTGCCGTCTGTCCGAATCCGCGCTGTCCTCATGTGCGTATGTGCAAATTAGCACAGTCTGCATAATCATCAGCGATACACAACCATGCGGGGGAGCATAGGACACACCGAAATCAGCATCGCTACTTAAGTCAAGGCTAACTGGGCGTGTATCTCTCTCCGATAGTGAGAGGATATTCTATGAGAATACCAACCGTATGGGTGGGCGAGGCAAGTGATGTTGTGAGCCACGATAAACCGCCTGCGGTTGTGGAACGAAGAACATCAATGACGAAGACCAGCCCCGCCGTCTGCTCTCAGATGCCCTGCGGTCTGCTCTCAGATGCCCTGCGGTCTGCTCAGATAGCCCACGCATACGGCTGCGGTCTGCTCTCAGATACCATACAGTCTGCGGTCTGACTTAGCCCGCGCGTGTAGCATGAAGCCAAGCCAAAAAAAATGCCCCCACCCCGCGAGTGCGGGGCGAGGGTGGGAGGTGCGCTCCCCATATCACGCCGCTCCCGTTGGTTGTAGCCAACGGGCAAGTCCTAAGCACCACCAAAGGACATCAGCAGGTTCGTGTGGGTAGGAGGACAGGGCATCGCCGCCATCGCTGGCTGGTCGCGCCCTGCCCCCCTGTTTGTGAGGGTGTTGCCGCACCCCTGCCGCTTGGACAGGGGGCGGTTGCGTAGTCGGTGTGAGCCTATTCAAGCGACGTTGCGGTCAAGGAACGCCTGTGCGCCCTTCACCGTCTTGCCCTTGAAGCCGAACTCCTTTGCGGCCATGAGGACTACCTCGTCTTGGCTGAGTCCGCCCTCAGTGGTGATGGTGAGGCCATCCATGATGAGCCAAGCCGCTCGCTGAGTGTGGGTGCGACCGACCTTTCGTAGGTCTTTTGCATCCTCTCGCTCGAACCACTGCACTCCATCCGTAGGTGGGATGAAGGTGCGACACCATGCTGCGGCTGCCTTCTTTTGGCTTGGGTAGCCACGAATGTCGCCATTCTTGTCGAAGACACCGCGTGCTATCCACACGCCGCCGTCAGCGATGGCCTTCTCAAGTCCAGCCTGTCGCTTGCTCGCCTTCAAAGCACGCTTCGCATCGCCGTGCAGTTTGTTCATGTGGTAAGCAAGCACAGGCACTTTGCCCGTCTTTGCTGATGGTGTGAATTTGACCTTGCTCGCCTTGATTGCACCAGCATGGTCGCACTTGACCGGCAGGTTGCTGGCTGCCTTTTGGTTAGCAACCGCATCCTTGATGTATCTATGCAGGGCATTCTTGGCTTGGGTCTTGGTAGGCTTGTATGGGCCTACAATCGTTCCATCGGCTCGTGTTGAGCCAACCTTGACGGGTGCCGCACCGGAGCAGTCGAAGTCGAGAGTTATACTCTCTCCCCCCCATACTCGGATGAGAGCATCCACCAAATCTTTCATAATCATTGTCAGTTTCCTTGTCATATTCATTTTCATTCTCCGCCGTTGTCCGGCAAATACACTATACTATCTTCGTTTAAATACCAAAGCATGAAAGAAGGGGGCGGATTTACTTACTCTTACGTGCGACGCAAGGCGTGATGCGAGAGGATTCGGAGCATACCGCAGTAGCATACCGCAAAAGCAAACCGCGTAGGGGAGAGGTGTATTTGATACGACCAACCACATGGGTGGGGAATCCAAAGCGGTGCAAGGGCTGGCGTTGATGTTAAGGCGTAGCCGCGCAGTATAGCGGTTTTGTTGTAGCCTTGACCCTTAGCAAACGAGCGTATATGGGTGCATAGTGCGAGCGTAGTGCCGTCTTGCGGCACACGCGAGAGGCACACCGCTTGCGGGTGTGCCGGTCATATGAGCGCACGAAAGCAATAGCATACCGCAAGCATACCGCAGGGCATACCGCAAGATGGTGTGGAAACTGCACCGCCGCAGTGGTGCATACCGCAGGGCATACCGCAGCCTTAGCCGGAGCAATAGGGCATACCGCAATAGCATACCGCTCTATAGTCACGCACAGCGCTGGAGAAAATTTTCACAAAAACAGATAATCCACGCGCAAAGCGACTTTGTTTCATTTATCAATTGTTTATTCATCGAAACGTCAAAGAGGTTGACCGCTTTCCGTCATTCGTGAGTGCAGTGGACCCTATCGACAGTGCATTCGATATTCTGAAGGCTCAGACTACGTTAGACCAATGGGGAATGAAGCCAAAACCAGTGCCGAGAAGGGACAATAAAATTTTTGAAAAATTAGAGAGGTTTCGTCGCTACGATGAGGTTCCTAACTCGGTAAAGATGTATTTGTTGCCCAAAAATCACGAACATTACCCTCACGAGTTCGCAAATGAGATGGATGAACTAAAGACATTTGCGCCTTGGGGGCTCGATGAGGTTGTGCACGAGAGGCTTCTGAATCAAGGTGACGGTTTGTCGTTCCCAGTGACTCAGGACCATATTGACGCACAAAACAAAGCAAAAGCAAGGGAATGGGCGGAAAGGCTACACAGGCTTAGAGGGAATGAAGAGCGGATTTCGTATCGCTCACCGACATCTAAACAACGGAAGGAATGGTTTGGTGAAGATGGCTTACTTCTTACGCCTCAAGAAAAATGGTATCTAAGAGACCAACCAGTATCGAGAACTCTTCCTGAACAAGTTGCTCATCTGGAAGATTTGGCTAACAAAAGAGAACAGTCTCTCCGTGCTTATCATGCGGGGCAGATAACCTATGATGAGATGCGGGCCAACTCAATTAAGTTTAATCCCGATATCAATAACAATTGGAACAAGTTAGAAGAGTTAGGATTTAGCGAAGACAGAGAACTACCGAGGCATTATGCTATGCCTTTTAGCCCCATTCTCAATCCAGAGACTTCTCGTGATAGCATTTTACCTGAGCACGATTGGAGTCTCGATAGGACTACTGGTTGGGAGGGCGTGGAACCAGTTAGCGCTTTACGATATATGAACCCCGAACATGCGATGGATGCGCGAAAACGGGGAATTAAAGGGCGCGAAATGCATGAAGATTCTCAGATGTGGGAGCACGAGCATGACCCTCGCAGAGTAGATTATGGCAAGAGGATGCCTTTTGAAGCGGGGCCACCGGTCCAGATAGGTGATTCGACTTATCATGACGAAGAAAATCCTTATCTTGGTAATTTTATGTCTCCTGCGCCTGCAATTGATGACGTTGATGCCTACTTAAGCAGGGAATTTGGAGGACTCCGTGACTCATCGAAGGAAAAAACAGACCGTGTAAAGCCAGTGGGCTTTGGAGGAAACGATAGTGAGGTCAGTCAATGGGTAGGAGTAAGAGGAGACCCGTCTAAAATGACGGGGCAATTTGCTAACACTGGGCATTCTGCAGAAGGAGCAGAGGCCTATATTGAGGGGGATTTTCCACCAGAGCAACTCGTTACTGGGGGTGTGCCGAAAAACTGGACCCCGCAATACTATGGAAACAAACACAACCGAGAGTGGGGGCATTTACCAAATGCATTTATTCAAGGATTGATGCCTGATGGTGCAGCAGACAACATAATGGGATGGGAACAGAGAGATGGGATGTATACCTTCTATGATAAGAATCGCAACCACGTGCTGGGACCGATTTCCAGAGATGATATGGCTGAGAGAATACCCGGAGGCTTCCAATGACCCCTTTCAACCGAGCGTGGACTTTTCTCAAAGCACCTATGGTCGATGGTAGTTTAGAAAGGCGCGACACGTGGCAAGATAATGAGGGGGATGAGAACGTTCGCTATGTCGCTGACTTCAAGCATCCTGAGACTGGCGAGATGCACCCGATGGTGGCTGACATCAATCATGCCGAAACAGACACGGCGTATGGGAGATTTTCATATCCGACGATAAACATGAACATTTTACCACCTAATCATGATGTGGGCGATGTGCCAAAAGAATGGGTCGATGACGGTTACAGGCACTCAATAGCAGAGGCTTCCTTTCGACCTCAAGAAAGCGATAATAACTTCGCCAACAGGAACATGATAGGTATGCCGAGAGTCAAGGATGCTGGACCAATGAGAAGAGTGAAAGGATTTGAAGATTGGAAAAAAGATAATCCTGAACATTCAGACATCAGTTTGATGGATTATATGATAATGTTGGATAATTACAAACATCAGGGTCATGGGACTGCCATGTATGATATGGCTGCTGATGTTCTCGACAGGGAGACACGAGGAGGTCATGTAATTGTGCGCGATGATAACCAAACCAATAATGCTGAAAGAATGTGGGCGAAACACAAGGATAGAAGTAATTGGCCGCATAGGGGGCAAAGATGAACCCCTTCAACCAAGCGTGGCTTTTGCTGAAAACCGAATTTCTCCTTGATTCGGAAGAGAGTCCGTTTAAGGATGAGATAGAACACTATCCGTTGCCTATCCGAGATTTTTCACCGGGCTTCTATAACACCGATGTAACAGGTAATTCGGTAGGTAGAGTCAATTTAGCACATAGAGGTTGGCCCAATAAGGCGGGCGATTATGAGGGTGTAGATGGTCGTTTTGGGATAAATTATGACCCCAAGATTGATGATTTTAGAAATACCAGTTGGGACACTTATGACAAGAAATATGACCAACCTTTGATGGAGAATGTTATAGATGCAGCCGCTCATGAAAGCACCCATGAGGCTATACAGAATACACCTGAGATGATTAGTGCTTTCAAAAATGCATACGCGAGTCTTAAACAAGGGGATGTTAAGCCTATGGTTCAATTACAGTTAGTCCATGAACTAATGGCTTCAAGGCATGACCCTGCCGAGGCTTTGAGGCATCCGTTGTCTACGGTGAGTCATTCTCATGAATGGGGGAAAGCGCGTGATGATGAAAGAGTGAAAGTAAAGAATCCTGCCGCAGACTCATATCGTCAATGGCGACGTGAGGAAGAGGAGCGGATTAAAAGAGGTGGTTTTAGATGGTGACCCCCTTCGACCAAGCGTGGCAAGTTCTCAAAATGGCGAGATACAAAGTTGGGCCGACTGAATTTTGGGATAGGGATGAGCCGATTTATTCAGGTGAAGATGAAGAGGACAAAAAATGGTTTGATGAAAAGGGTTTTCCACAAACGAGGGATTTAGGCGAGAAGCCGAGTCATTGGAGGGACGATTGGCATGATTGGGAAAGCAAACGTATTGTCCCGAATTATTTTCCGATGGGTGGGAGTCCGTGGTTTGGTAGGATGGCGGGCAAAGTTATGATGCGCCCCTCGGATTTTCTCAGTTTGGCGTCGACGAACGAGCCGGGATATTACGGGGCCGACGAAAAGGGTAATCTTGATATTAGCCATTATTTAGAATCAAAGACGGGCAAGGGTATTGAGGAAAATATGAGGGCGGGCGTGCCCACTTTTATTCCAAATCTTAATGTGAGTAGGGGGAATGTTATAGGTCACGAAGGGAGACACAGGATGGCGGCTATTCATAATTTGATGGGTGATGAGCCAGTGCCTGTGCAGATTTCAACGGATGATTATGACGATAATCGCGGACATCGGGGTGAATATCCTCATCCGGCCACACAAGAAATGATGGATGATTTAGTTGGTGTGAAACTACGAGGGCAATATGATAAGGAAAGGAATTTGGAACTCACTCCCGAAATGTTTAGCATGGAGGGACAACAATGAACCCCTTCGACCAAGCATGGGCTTTACTTAAAGCACCAATTTATGAAACGGGTATTCCCAACATCAATTTTGTTACACAAGGCGAAGATGACCCCCATTGGAGGTCACAAGAGAATGTATACGGCTACGTTCCCGATGACCCAAGTAAAGGACACAGTCTAAATTTTCCTCAGGGGGAGATTCAGCACATAACACCCGGTGAATACGGAAAAATGACTACTGGAGAGGAAAAGGGCGGTATATATATTGACGCATTAGGAAGAAAAAAGTCTCCAAGAGAGTCAGATGATACTTTCTATCAAGAGTTGATGGACAGAGCACAAGCGGGAGAGGACATCAAGTTCGGTATGCCATATGTTTTTCCCGATTCTCAGCCTGAAACATATCATGAAGGGAGACATAGAATGGCTGAACTCTTCGCTCGTGGTCACGGTGATACGCCCTTACCAGTCAAAGTCATGGAGTGAACTCACGGATGACCCCCTTCAACCAAGCGTGGCTTTTGCTGAAACAGACCCGTCAGAGCACATTAGGCGAGTTTCATCCCGATTTTCCCTCACCACATGGACCTGTAACCCAATATCATGGGACTACTGTTGGTCCTGCTGCGGCAATTGGAACTCAAGGATTACAGCCTAAATTACCATATGAAGCACAGATGAATATGCAGCAGACCGCAGCACAACTGCAAGGTAAGCCTGTGCAAGATTGGTATCCTCATGGCGTTTATGCAAGTAATGACCCACAAGGCGGAGCAGAGTATGCCAGATGGAGAAGTCAAGATAGAAATCAAGCACCTGCTATGTTCGGAATAAGAGGGGGAGGATTGGATATGAAAAGGTATCAAGGCATACCTTATTTTCCTAATGCGATACCAAGAGAACGACTGGTGCCGATTCCTCTAAATCAAAAGACAGTCTAAGTCCGTTTTATGGACTTCAGCATTTACGAAGTGGGACCGAGAGACGGATTACAAAGTAGCGACACTATTACATCTACTCATAAGAAAGTAGAACTCATCAAGAAGATAGCACAAGTGGGCATTGATAAGATTGAAGTCGGTGCTATGGTGAATCCTGATAAGGTTCCAAATATGGCTGATAGCGAAGTGGTTTTCAGTAGAGTGGCTTGGCTGCAGTCTCAATGCGAATTAGGAATGCTCGTTCCAAATAGAAAAGGTATAGAGAGAGCAATGGATATAGGAGTCACCCAATACAATGTCTTCTTTTCACCGTCTGATTACTTCAATACGAGAAATCACGGAAGAACCATGTCTCATATCTTCACGTCTTATTGCCATGCTCTTGCTGGTGTTCCGAAGGATAACATCAGAGTATATCTCTCCACTTCTTTTGGTTGTCCTATTGCAGGCGAGATTCCAAGAAACTTAATGGAGAAGGCGCTCGATTGGGCAGATACATTGGGCTCTACAATTGTTCTATGTGATACGGTCGGCAAGGCTAACCCTCCTCTTATCACCAAAACGATGGCTTGGACAGAAGAGTTAGACGCTAAGATTGCCCTTCATCTCCATCATGGTAAGAGAAGAGGCAGAATGAAGGATAATCTGAGTGCTGCTTTCGATTGTGGCGTGGAACAATTCGATTCTTCGATTGGAGGAATGGGTGGTTGCCCATTCATACCGGGGAGCGGTGGAAATCTCGCTACTGAAGAATTAGTGATGTGGGGAGA